CAATAGAAACAGCTACAGCTACAGTAGCACCAACCATAGGGTTATTACCCATTCCTAGCTTCTATTATTTTTTCTTAATTTATTATGTTATATTATGCTCTGGAATGCTGATAAATTAAGGCTTAACACGATATGGTGTGTGTTATTTTGTGTTATATTATGCTTATTAATGAATATTAATATTTTATTCTCGTGTAGACTTTTCGTAGACTTTTATTGTGTTATAGAAGTCTACATAGAAAATAAGCAGGAACAGTATTAACTATACCATTCCTGCTTTAATTACACAACATTTAATTCTTTTATATTATCAAGGTCAGACATATCCATGCCTTCATATTTTTGAGTAAATTCTTCAAGAGATTCTTTTCTTATTTTTAGGCTACCAAGTTTTAGTCCTGGTAATAATCCCTTTTTAATAAGGTCATATATCACATGTACATTCACCCCAAGTAATTGAGCTGCTTCTTTAACTGTGTATAATAATTTTTCTTTATTCTCCATACTTATGCCTTTCCTGAACTACCGAAGCCACCATTTCCTCTAATTGTATCACTGAGATTTTCTTTCACCTTAAATCCAAACTGTTCTACTGGCTGAATAATAATCTGTGCAATTCTATCACCTTCAGATACCGTTCTTACTTCATTGCTCTGATTATACAGTGCAACCATGATATTTCCTCGATAATCTGAATCGATCACCCCGACCTTATTGGCAGGAGCTAATCCCTGCTTGCAAGATAAACCACTTCTAGCATAAACAAGACCGACATATCCATTAGGTATTTCCATTACAATTCCTGTATCAATAAAAGCTGTTTCACCAGGAAGAATCTCTACCTTATTTTCTTCGTTATGTATTACTGCATATAAGTCTGCACCTGCTGCATATACACTACCATATGTAGGGATCTTTGCATTCTCATCTGTTTTCTTAATATTAATTATTTTCATACGCTTTTAAAATTCCTTTCTTTATAAGTTTTATAATCTCTGTATTGATATTCTCTGTTATTACCCTATTCACTTCACTATTTGTTTCATTGTAGTATGGGTAATATGTAGAGCCTTCCGATTGAATATCATAAGTAAAAATATTCTCTTCCATATTTACATAAAAATATGCATATATGGTTGTTTTATTGTTCCATTTATATACGGGAACATATAATCTATAATCACCATTTTCCTTATATCTAAATCCGTAATCAAGCAACTTATTTTTGGTTACAGGTTTATTCACTTTAATTCTTCTCATTTCACCCATCATTACATCTCCTTAATTTCATTTTTAAGATATTTGAGATATTCGTCCCATTTGTCAATCATGTAGATATATTCCTTACCTTTGACACATTTGAGTCTCATATCTGCTTTAATATTCTCCCACGGAGTCTTCTTTGTAACCAAAGTTTGTAAATAAGAATGTGTCATTCTACTTAGGGTTAAAAGCTTCTCAGGAGGAATTTTAGACACGATTTCTTTGTACTGTGTCAATTTATCATCTGGTATTTTAAAGTCTTTATTTCGGGGTAAATTCTTTGGTGAAAATGGGCTTATAGACGCACCACTTGTTCTTGGTTTTAGTAATGGAATAACCTTGTCTGAATTGACATATTTGAACTTAAATAGAATTTCAGAATCCGTTTCTTCAATACCAAATATAAAAGACGGATCAGATTGCTGAATTGTTTTAATAATATTGTGTCCTCTTATCAAAGAAGGAATATATGCTTGTAAAGTATTATGTCCATAATAGAATACCTTGTTACCATATTGACAAGATATATAACAATCAATATCTTCTAATGTACCATTGAGCTTACGATTAAAATCGTTTGTATCTTTATTTACAGGACATAAGATTCTATATTTTCCTTTAAACTTATCGTATAAATATCCTATAGTTGTTCACCTCTCTTATTAATATTCCTCATACTCTTGTTCATCACTTACTTTAGGTGCGTTCTTTTCTGCTTCTAAAACAGTATCTAAACACTCTTGTCTTGTTTTAAATATTGTTTTATCCAATTTATTGTAAGAAAATAGATAAGCATGTTTATCACGCTTATCTGTCCCAACGAAGTAATCATCTCTAACTGTCCTTACATATAGGTCACATACTTCATATATTCCTACTGGCTTAAGCATTCGAGCATAATAGACCATTTTACCTTTTTGAATATCTGTTTTGTTCATTATTCTTCCTTACCACCATTTTTTACAAATTCTAAGGCATTATAAATACCTGCTGCATATCCTTTAATACGATCAAACTGAAAAGGATTTTCTTTAACAGCTCTTTCCTCTACATCTTCGGCAAGCTTTAACTCTTTTTTTAATCTTTTTATAATTCTTTTATGGCTTTCAAGTGACTGTATTGCTGATTCAATAGCTTCAATATGTTCACCTGTAGTTCCCTGCATATAACATAAATCGCAGTTGTCACACTTCTTATTATTACAATCTTCATGAATACCCTTAACCTGTCTTTTCTGGCATTTAAGATATGCTTTTAATTTTTCTAACGCTTCTTTATTATTCATAATTATTCCTTACTTAAATTAATTACAATATAAAACCAATTTGTTCTGAGCGAGAGATTGCTTTATATCAATCACTCGTTGGTTTTTTGAACCTCTGAATTTTAATGATAGGTCTTTCTGCTCATCTATATATTCTCCATCAACGAGTACATCTACATTGGAAATTATCTCCCATCGTGTAAGCCACTCATCTGCATTTGCTGCAAATGGAGTATATTTATATTCATTATATTTGGAATTTAAAAGATCAAAATTATATCCTGTATACAACCAGATAGTTTTCTCAGGAAAAGAATTACGGATTAGTTTGATTAGAGATAAGATTTCATCGAGATTCTGTTCAGCTAAACACTCACCACCAAGGAAAGATATTCGCTTAATATATGATCTATCAATAAGTTTTATGAATTTGTCTTTTGTTTTTTCTGTCCATTCCTTACCGCCATTAAAGTCCCATGTATCAGAATTAAAACAACCAAAACAGTGAAATGGACAACCTTGAACGAAGAGGGAGACTCCAACTCCCTCTCCATTTGAAATATCAAGGTTACGCATACTTGAATATCTCATATTATTCCTCCTCAATGTCGTCAAGATGTGGTACTCTATCATGAATATCACCAAGTCTACCTTGATTCCATCCATTACGTGCCGTGCCTTTGTATCCACAAGTTCTACGAGTAATATCCATAGTTCTTACATCTCTATTACCACAATTAGGACACTCCCAAATCAACTTACCACCTTCATCAATAAGCTTGATTTCTTTGCTCCATCCACATTTCTGACAATAATCACTCTTGGTATTTAATTCAGCATACATATTATTGTTATAAATGAATTTTATCACTTCAAGTACAGCAGGAATATTATTCTCCATATTCGGACACTCGATATATGAAATACTTCCTCCTGGACTTAATCTTTGGAATTTAGCTTCAATACGAAGCTTCTCAAAGGCATCAATATGTATAAATACTGGGATATGATAAGAATTTGTGATGTATGTACGATCTGTAACTCCTTCAATAATGCCAAATCTCTCTTTAAGTTTTTTTGCAAACTTTTCCGTAGTCGCCTCCAATGGAGTTCCGTATAAGCTGTAATCAATATTTTCATCTATTTTCCATTGAGAGCATTTATCATTCAATGCTTGCATTACTTCAAGACCGAATTTTTCTCCAATACCTTCATCACAATGATAATGTCCAGTCATATACTTAACACATTCAGCAAGTCCTGCATAACCAAGGGATAAAGTTGAATAGCCACCAAAAAGTAGTTTATCAATAGGTTCACCCTTTTTAAGTCTTGCAAACGCTCCGTGTTGCCAAAGAATAGGAGCAACATCTGACTTTGTTCCACGTAATCTCTGATGTCTAATCTTTAATGCTTTATGACATAACTCTGTACGTTCATCAAATATACGCCAAAATTCATTGAAATCTCCACCTGATGATAATGCAATATCTGGTAATGATACAGTTACAACACCAGAATTGAAACGTCCATAAAATTTTGGTTTACCATTTTCATCATGCCATACTGTTAAAGCACTTCTACATCCCATTACAGGATAACAGTTACCATCTTTCATCTCTTTCATAATTTTTTCTGAGATATAATCAGGAGTTAATCTTTTCATAGAACATTTAGCTGCCATCTCAGTAAGATACCAATACTTATCTTCTTCATGAATATTGTCCTCCTGAAGAACATAAATAACTTTTGGAAATGCAGGTGTGATATAGACACCTTCTTCATTCTTTACACCAAGATAACTCTGACGAAGTTCCTCTTCGATTAACATTGCCAAATCATCTTTTTCTCTCTGATTATGTGCTTCATTGAGATACATAAATAATGTAATAAATGGAGCTTGCACTCCGTCCGCATATTTCTATGCAGAGTGGACTATCTCTTCTATTTCAGTCTTGCGCTTGGAAGATGTGCCTATCTCATCTTCTACTGGGCTACACTCATCACCCATAGTCTCTACATTTTCACTTTGCTTATAAAATATCTTCATTCCAACTAGATCCTTTAGTTTATTCTTATGATAAGGATTAAAACCAATATCATTTTTACTGTTTCTAATTATTTCTTTTAACATGTTATAATCGGGTTTATAATTATAATGTTCTTTTAGAAATTTTCTTAAAGATTTAAAGTTTTCAAATTCAAAATATTGTCCATCTATTTCCAAAATACATTCTTTGTATAAATATGATTGATTCTTCTTATGATTTTTATAATATTCTTTTAATCTACTACTTTGTTCTTCTCTTAATTGCTGATTCGACCAACTTCTTTTTATTTTTTCAGATTGCTTGTTGCGCTCAGATTCGTTAGAATATCTTTTTTTCATTCTAAGAGATGCTTTATTTCTAAATTCAGACGAATTACATCTTTTTCGGTTAATATTTGTCATCGTTTTCACAAATGCTTCTTTTTCATTTTCTGTTTTATTTGAAAATGTATCTCCACCATTTCCTCCGATTGCAATGTTATATAATAGCTTACCGAATTTATTTCGATAAAAATCTATATATTCAATTTCTTTGTTATTTAATTCGTCTTCATCATTTGCAATATATAATATTTCATTTTTGAAATTATCTATACCATATTTTGCTATTGCTTGTAACAATATTTTTCCACTTCCATAATATGATTTGTCATATATATCTGATTTATGTTTCCCGATGTACATTCTATTGTTTAATAAATTTGTTGTTAAATAAATATATCCATACATAAATACCTCCAATATGAGATATTTTTATATAACAAAGTGCTTAACACGGTATTGCCTTATCCTTGTTATAGGACTTAGGTTCTCTTACCACTTACTATTATTTCAGTTGACCGTTAGCCTGTTTTTAACAGACACCCTTTGGCAAGGTTCACAAGATTTTATAACAGCCATAGCATTAACCGTTAGTTGTCATGAGCGTTGTGATTTGATACTGAATTGTCTGAATACCTTTTTCAATCTCTTTTTTCAAGCGTTCTTCCGCAATTTTATTAATTACGTTCTCTAATTCTTTTCCTTCTAAAAAAGTATTAGCAATGTCACATAACTCATGTTCTACTTCTTTTCTGATTTTCTGTCTTGAAATATCTACGAATGGAGCAAGATGTGCTAAAGATATACTCTGTCCACCATACTGACTTGAAGCGACCTGTGCAATAATTTGCGTTGCAACTGTACATGCTGTGGAAAAACTATGTGGTTTTTCAATCAATGTTTCGCTAATTACTGTACCGTTTTGTAACATATCCTCAAGATTAATAAGACAGCAGTTGTTCATATACTGAATAAGATAATCAAGATCGTGTACATGAATCAATCCATCATCATGAGCTTGTACTATCTCAGGTGGTAGGATATACCTTCTTGATGCATCCTTACTTACAATTCCTGCTAAATAATCTCTCTGCGTTGTATTAAGTCTTGGGTTTTTATTAGAGTTTTCGTTATTCCAATAGTCACTTTCTCCACTCAACAATTCTGTGATTTCTGTATCAATTGTATTCTCGTTTTCTCTCTGAAACTCACGAATACTTCTATATCCCTCATATGCTTTTGCAGTAAGTCTCTGCTTCTTAGTAATCAATTTATCATAAACCATTGATTCAATATCAGAGATACTTACTTCGTCTTTATCCTTACAGTCTTCTTCAATCTCGTTTGCAATGTCTTCTGCAATCTTTTGTTTTACAATACCTGAACCATTTTTCATTGCTTTAAGAATTGCAGTTGAAATCTTAGACTTATCAAAATCAACTTCTGAACAATCTCTTTTAATTACCTTCAATATTTATTCCTCCTCAAATCCAATAACATTACCATCATTAATAACGACTCTTGTATTCTTACATTCAAACAATTCAATGCAATCACCAGTAGTAATATTATCCATGTTAATTTCTGTAGTCTCTCTTAACATAATTAATCCTCCAATTCTGCTTTATAAAGCTGGTATATCATATTCCAATCCCAACAATGTTTATCATTCCATTCCTTATTCCAAGGATAAATCTCGCCAAAACAAATCTTTGTATCAGCATTAGAAGTCTCAAGATTATGTGCAGAATCATCAATAAATAAGCCACCACTCATATCTATATGAGATTTATCATTATATTCTTTGAAATTAACTCCAATAAACTGACAAAACGGAAGGTGTTCTTTACACCATCTTTCCTTTGCTTTAAGATTAGGACTATAACCAGAAGAGACAATAATTATTTCATTATGTAATGCAAATTTTCTTAGTGTTTCATAAGCTTGTGGCATGAACTTTAACCTATTAAAGAATCGTTGCTGATTGAAATATGTATTTATATATTCTCTACTTGCACAATTCAATTCTTCAAAATTCCAAGTCTTAATCTGTTCTGGAAGGATATATTTGTAATCGCTATAATACCTAAAATCTTCATTATATAAATCACATATTGCAGCAATTGTATCTACAATAACTCCGTCAAAATCACAATAAAGTTTTATATGTTGTCACCCCAATCTAATAATATATTTGGACATTTATTATTCTTGTCCATTTTATAATTCTCTCTTAAAATTAATACATTATATGGAATATTCTTATAATACCTTACACATTCCATATAAGGACAAGTCCTATTACTGCAATAGATCTTGTCCTTCTGATTTTTCTCTGTTATTCTTTTCTTTGATTTCATCCAGCTCCTTACATATTAAGGCTGTCTCAAAAGCTGTTCTATTTTCGTTATGTACAATATAATCAACTTTCTTAGATATATGTCTAAAATCCTTTTTGTCAGCCTTATACCTTCTTTTAGATTCAGTTTTATCAACATCTCTATTCAGCATTCTTCGTTTAATTTCTCTATTGGACACTTTAATATAAATAATCGTTACATTCTCATTAATTTTACTCATTACCTTATCTAAAGCATCAGGTGTAAGAATAATAACAGAGTGTGGCTTACTATAATCTTCAAGTAAAGAACCATAATACCAAGCTCCTGAGACAGTTTCATATATTCTGTATTCCGCAAAACTGCCACAGTTAATCTTGGTTAAGAAATTCATCTTATTTAAAAAATGATATTCTCTTCCATCAATCTCTCCTGGTCTTGGTGGTCGTGTAGTACAGGTTATAATTTTGTTGTAACCCATCTTCGCTAATTCCTTAACCACCGTATCTTTACCAGAACAAGATTTACCTACCAATATAATCATATTATCTTTTCAAATCCTTTCATATCATTAACAAATCTTTTTACCACCAATGAATCATCACAATATAAACACACATTGATTGGTTCAAGTAGATTTAATGAGAATATCGCCATAATCGACTTGGCATTAACTTCATACCTATGTGACTTAATTGTTATTTCTTCATCATATTTTGTAACTATTTCAACAAAATTCTTAACTCGTTGAATAGTATCTAAAGTAATAACCGCTGTTGTCTCTAACATAATTACTCCTTAATCATAAATTCTTATATAAGCTATTTCACCTTCAAATCCATCTATCTTAGATACATCTCCTGTATTACCCCAACGATTTGAGATATTGGGAATGAGTGTGTTTGTATGTACTATAAACTCAACAATTGAACCATTTGCAACTGTATACTGGTTAAGAGAATCTGTATGTTCATCATCTTTAACATCAGCTAAGACACATGGAATAACTTCTCCGCTCTCTAAGACAATATCAAACTCAGTTCCTATATCAGTTGAGTAGAATGAACCTAAAGCACAAGCATATCTATTACCAATCATATATATTCCCGTGTTATAATCAAGAAGAAATGTTGATTTCATGGCATATTGCTTTGAGCTTTTATCCTTAATAGTTTCAGCATCCATATAAGATTTAAAGGGCTTATTATCTGGAACAGGATAATCTGTATACTTTTCCAAATATTCTTCAATTTCGCTCTCTAAACTCTCATATTCCCTAGCGATAACTTGTTCCATAGCTTCTTTTTCTTCTAACTCTTTTCGAGTCTTTTCTTTTTCAAGATTCTTCTTTAAATCAGTAAATACTCTTGAATATATGTACTGACCTTCCTGTGCTGCTTTAGCAGTTTGTATATTATTTTGTCCCCATAAGGGGACTATACAAGTTAAAGCTGAAGCAGTTAATAGCGATCCTGCTACTAATCTTCTTACCTTACTTATCTTTATCACCTGCTTTCTTAGTATGAGATTGATTAATCTCAATAGAATATTCTCTGATTACTGAATCATTTTTAAAAAATCTTCTTCTGAAATAATTGGGATATTAAGCGATTTTGCTTTCTGATTTTTAGACGATGTGGAATTTATATCATTATTAATAAGATAAGATGTTTTAGAACTTACAGAACCTACAACTGTGCCACCATGAACAACTATATCAGCTTTTAGTTCATCACGATTTTTATAATGATTAACTGAACCAGTTACAACAAATGTTTTACCTTGTAATGTTTTTGGAGTTTCATCTAAGACTATATTAGGCTTATCAAATTTAAACTCTTTTGTTAGTTCAAATATTTCTGAGCAATGTATATTGAAATACGAATTTAAAGAATTTATAAGGCTATCTCCTATACCTGATATACTTCTAAAATGTTCTGCACCATCAGTAATCATAATTTGCATAAAATTACCTATACTTGAAGTATTCTCTATTGTACAATTTTCAGCAATATCCTGACTTGCTGACTTACCGAGTAATGGAATTGATAAACTGTAAAGAAAACGATCAAGAGTTGTTTTACGAGATTTCTCAATAGAGCTAAGAAGTTTTTCAACAGATTTTTTACCAAATCCATCTATGGTTTTCATATCGTTTTCATGATTTGATAAATGATAAATATCCTTAATGGAATTTAACCAACCAAGATTAATAAATTTTTCTATCGTAGATTCTGAAAGATTTTCTATGTCCAACGCATTTCGACTTGCTGCATGAACAAGTCTACCTAAAAGTTTACCTTTACAATCTGGATTCTCACATATAAGTACCTCAGAGTCGTTCTCTTTAATAATTCTTGTAGGCTGACCGCAAATAGGACATTTGCTAGGAATATTAAAATTACCACTCTTGTCAATACTGTCATGCACTTTAGGAATAACCATATTAGAACGGTAGACTCTAATTCTATCTCCTATTCCAAGCATCATATCTTTAATATATGTAATGTTGTGAAGCGTTGCTCTTGTAGTAATTGCTCCATTTAAGTCAACTGGCTCGAAGATTGCCACAGGATTAACCAAACCCATCTTTGAAGTATTCCATTCAATATCTGTAAGAACAGTTTCAAATAATTCATCTTCATACTTATAAGCCTTAGAATGTCTAAAATATTTATCCGTTCTTCCCATAGATTCAGCAATTTTATAATCATCAACTGCCATAACAGCTCCATCATAAGGTATATTATGAAAATCAGCTTCATATCTTAAATCTTCAAGCATTTTGGAGAGATTTTCTTTGTCTGAAGAATTATTTGAATAACTCCACATTGGGACAATTTCAAATCCATTACTTTCTGCTCTTTTCAAATCAAAGAAAACTGACTTATGCTCAAATCCTTTGATAACTCTCCAAGCCACAAATCTCATATTTCTACTTGCAGCTTCTTTGCTATCAAGCAACTGTAATGAACCAGATACGAGATTCCTTGGATGTTTATACTTCTTATCTTCTGGAAGTTTATCATTAATCTCTCTGAAAGTGTCCCATCCGATAATTGTTTCTCCATCAATGATAAGTTCGTCTTTATATGGAATTTCCTTTGGTACATTCTTCATTGTCAAAACATTCTGAAGGCATTCTGTACCTGCTACTCCGTCACCTCTAGTTTCTGCACCAATTAATTCTCCATTAATATAATGAAGTGAGGTGGTTAAACCATCACACTTTACAGATAAAAAGCCATTTTTATCTCCAAGAAACTCAATTAATTCATCAACAGATTTTGTTTTATCAAGAGAAAGCATTAAATGATTATGCTTTACTTCTTTTAGTTCATCGGCAACTAGATAACCGACATTATGTGTTGGACTATTAGATAATACAATACCCGTTTCTTCTTCCCATTGTTTGAGTTCTTCTATTTTCTTATCAAATTCATAATCACTCATAATTGGTTGTCCAGTATTGTAGTAAGCCTCTGATGCTCTGTTAAGTTCTCTAACTCTGGCTGCGATATCAAATTTATCCATTCATATCCTCCTATTTCTTTTTATACCATCTTTTATATAATCTTTGTCCACATTTATCACAATAGTTTTGTCGAGGTACACAATTATCAACCACATAATTACAAATAGGACAATAGCATTTATCGTATCCAAGCAATTTTCTCATTGGTTTATTTTTCTTTTTTAATTCTTTGTATTCTTCATACTCTTCGCCTGAAATAATATAAAATGCCATAACTTCACTCCTCATACATAATTAATTCTTTCGCATATGGAAGTGACTCTACCCATTTAATAAAGGCTTCCGACCATTCTGTGAGTTTATGGTTTCTACGCTGAAAATACATATTACGAATATTCTCATAATTCATTGTAACTGTTCTTGTCTGTAGCCAGCTCTCAGGAAGCCATCTAATAAGTTCCTTCCAATATCTTTTATCTTTTGTCTCAAGATATTTCTGACGAATATTCTCTAATAAATAAATAATATCTTCTTCAAATGTGGAAATATTGTCTAGCTCATCATCATCCTTTGGATTATCAGCAAGAGATAAATTCCTGTCATAATCATCAATCTCAAAACAATCTAATGTAATTGGAGTTGTAGCAAGCTTGTGCATTGTGCTTGTAGAATTAGCTGCTGTTCCTACCTTATATGTATCAAATTCTTTCCACCAATAAAGAGGTGCTGTTATATCCACTGATACAAAAATCTGTCGCATGAACTTTCTATGCTCAGATCCTGCTTTAATAAGTGTCTGTGCGAGTTTCATATCGTTTTTACCAATAATATAATCATCACTTCTTTTATACTCACTGCAACGTGAATCTACTGTACATCCATTACAGAAAAATTCTTCGTTACAGCCATAGTAACTATCGCTTTTAGACCAAGAATTCATAGGATTTCTCATTCCACGGAGACTATGTTCAAATCCCCAAGCTTCTGTATTCTCAAACTTCATTCTTTTTCTTCCTCCTTTTGAATTAACCATTTACATTCTGTTTGCTCGCTTTTTTCTTGACTTGGTAAAGACATATAATTACATATACACCCATCACACTTACATATACCACCTATACTTGCATCATAGAATGGACATTCGTTTGAAAAATAAGGCATTTCATCTATCAAAAATTTCATTATTATTTCTCCTTAAATGACCAACAGTAATCAACGAATCTATTAAAATTCAACATTACCTGATCATGTATATCAATCTTAACTTCAGCTTCTTCTTTATTTCTACCAACCCAAGGTAATATAACTATTTCATATTCACATTTTGACCAAAACCAATACATGAGTTCTTTTCTTAGCTTTTCCTTGAATTCCATCTTATCAATTTTACTATGAATTAATTTCTGAACCTCTTCATTGAGCCTATAATGTCTAAATATGTTGTATGTAATAATTTCATTTCTGTTGAAGTCATGAAAATATACATTCCATTCCATGTATTCACCTACTTCCTTAATAACTTCTTAGTATTATCCACTTTAACCAATTGGGCATACTGGAATTCATTAAATACAATTGTTAATACTCCGCAAATTCCAATACCTGAACTACTACTATTTCTGTTTGAACTCATTTTTACCTCCTTAATTTTCACAAGAAACTGTCGATTATTTTGTTTCGTATTTAGCTTTTAATCTTTCTAATTCTGCAAGTTCTTTTTGTTTAATTTCTTCTTCTTTTCTTATTCTCTCTTTTTCTTTGAATGGTGCTACGAATTTATCATTCATTAATTCAATATTCTTTTCGTAAATTTTCCCATCTCCATAAGAACGAAGTTCAGCTAAATAATCTTGAGCAATTTTTTCTGCTAATCTCCTATCATCATGATCAATATTGACAATAAAGCATACCCAGTTATTTTTAAGTAACGTACCTTGTCTTACGGTACCTTGTCTTACGCTATTACATCTTAAATCATTATCAATATAGCAATTATACCTTTCAGGTTCTTCTCTCATAACCCATCTGTTTTCATCATCTTTACAATCAAATAAAACTTCATGACAGTATTTTAATGATACTTTTGATAAATCTTTTTCATCAGTTAAATCTTTTAATGGCTTTACATAGTCACCATCCCCACATAAACAGCAATATTTTTCTGCATCTTGACGATTGTTGAAATATCCGACTACATACCAGTCACTATAACAACCACCAAATACTCCATAAACCATATTTGTACCTCTCTTTCATATAAAGGACAGACATAAAATCCGTCTTTCCTTGGCTTTTTGAGTCTCTAAAACGCCCTATTTATGGGCATTCCAAGACCTCAATTTTCTTAAATATGAAAATACTGTTCATTGTTTCAATGAATACTGCACTTGCTGTACTGATTATTGATACAACGCTACTTGTTCGCAAACACATATTGCTATAATCTGAACCATCAGCATTTTTAAGATAATTTATAATCATTGGTTTTCCAAGTTTAACTTTATCCAAATCTAGCTCTACAGTTCTTCCAATTCTCATCGGATATCTGCCATCGGTTCTGTCTTGACCTCTTTCACCCTTTGTTCCTGAATGAGTTATTTTTGTTATTTTATATTCCATGTAATTCCTTCCCACTGCATTATTCTCTTAAAATACTAACTTTGGATGAGCTGTATCATACAAACACTGCTGTAAGTGAGTCTGTTTCTTACTTACGCCCTCTTTACTGATAGCCATTCTCAAAGCACCAGTTTGAGCAACCAAATCACATTTTTTCTTTGCTCTTGTAATTCCTGTATATAATAATTCTCTTGTTAAAAGGGAATATGATGAAAAATCAATGCCGAAAATAACATGATCGAACTGAGAACCTTGAGACTTGTGGACTGTAATCGCATAACCAAGTTCAATACTATTAACTTGTGTACCTTCTACGTATACCTCTCCAATACCCATAAATGAAATAAGCACTGCTTTATCTTCTGGAAATACCTTTTTAATAATACCAAGATTACCATTAAAGATAGGTGGATTGGTTTTGTATGTATTCTGTGTATTGATAACTTTGTCTCCTTCTCGAAGAATTGTTACTTTGCCCTGTGATACAACCTCAATCTGTTCTTTATTGTCGTCTTCTGGATTATATAAATCTTGAATCGTATTATTGATGTTATAAGTGCAAGCATCACCTTGTTTTTTTACGGGAACAAGTATCTGAGTTTCCATAACATTGAAGTTCTCTGTGTTCATTGCTTCTGAAAATCTCTGCATTATTTTATAGAAAGTATTACTCTTATCTGAATAACAATCTAATGATAAATCCTGCAATTCTCCTCTTGTCTCTGTGCCAACCCAGTCTTTTTCTACAATCTGTATTCCTTTACGAATACGCCTTGCTTCTGTAACAATGGCTGATGCTGCTGCTTGTCTATGTACTTGACTAAGATATACCGTAGGAATCTCAGGAGAATTGATCATATCAAACGCAATGTTGCCACACCCAATTGACTCTAACTGTCCCATATCTCCAAGACAGATAAGCTTTGCACCTGAAGGGATTGCTCTTAAAAGATAATAAAAAAGATAGGCATCAACCATTGAAATCTCATCTACGATTACAATGTCAACATCCAATGGATTTTCATCATGATATGTAAAACCATTCTTGCCCCCATCATCAGTACAAGGATATTTAAGCAATCTATGAATTGTATATCCTTCTTCTCCTGTGATTTCAGCCATTCGAGAACTTGCACGACCAGATAAAGCACACTGTACATATACATAATCTTTTAACGCTTCAAGAAAAGCAGACACGGATGAACTCTTACCTGTTCCAGCTTCACCATGAATAACAACTACATTGTTTTCAAGTGCTTCTTTTACACCCATTCGCTGTTCTTCTGTAAACTGCCAACCATTCTTATGCTCGACATGCTTGATTGTATCTTCCCAATCGCCATATGTAATCTCTGATTTTGCATCTCTTAATCGGATTAATTCTTTGGCAATTTTATCTTCAATATTGTAGAATTTTCTAAGACCAATCTGTGTCTTATCTTCATTCCACCACAGCTCATCACCCATATCATGAATTGCTTCTGTAATATTCATATCAGGAACATCTTCACCAAGTTCATCAATAATTGCCCCCATTAACTCATCAGGTGTAATCCATGAACAACCATTCTGACCAGAATCTTCAAGGTATTTGTAAATAAAAGCACTAATACGTTGAGAACAAAATTCTTCCATTCCACTATCAAGTGCTATTTTATCTGCCGTTTTCCAACCGATTCCTTTTACTTCGTTACATAAGATATATGGATTATTTTTAACCTTTTCAACAACTAAATCAGGTGAATTATATCGTTCCATTAGTCTATTCACCATATTGTTTGTAAGGTTATACTGTTCCAACTCTGAGAAGATTTTTGCTAAATGGATATTTCTATTAAATCTTTCAATCCATCGTGCAGCCGTGTCTAGTCCACAACCTCTGACCTTTACCAAATCTTCTGCTTTGTTATTCTTCAAAGAATCAAATGGATCATCCAATGCATCATACATATTTTCAATCTGAAGTGGCGTGAACAAAGTGGACAAAAATTTCTTCTGTCCAACTTTGTCATTCTCATTAAAGGTAATGGCACTATAGATTGATATGATATTGTATTGTCCTCCCCATTTAGGATCTTCTACATAATCTGCCACTAATACATACGGATTACCTTCAACCAACTGTGGCATTGTACCTTTGATTATGATTTGATTGAATTTATCGGTCTTAGGTTTGCCCTCTTTGACCTTATCTACTGAGACAACAGCAATTCCAAATTCATTTTTATAAAATCGTATTGTCTCTACACTACATATAATTTTTATTCTATTTTCTGATGTCATTAATCCTCACTTTCCTTTTAATCAACTTTTGTTCTTTCAGATTGAAGTAACAATGTACCATCTAAATGTATCTCTTGAACTTTATTTACCGTGTGCTGGTAAATTGTGTCTTTATAAATCATTGGTCTGAAACTATCATCCCTTCTGATTCCTGCCACAACAATCTTTGAACCTCTACTTAACCAGCTTCTTTCAAGTACAGTCTTCTTATCACTATTCGGATCAAGCTTTGCTGAAATTTGTTTATTATAAAATGCATAGTGACCTTTATTAAACTTCACATGTACTGCACCATACTTTGTAAGAAGTGTAACCATACAATGCAAATTATCAGCATTGATAACTGTTCCTGCTATTCTTGAAATCTTAAATTTAGGCATTTTCTTTGGTGAACCATCAATATAGCGAGTGTAATAATCGTAAGGTTCTGGTTCTTCTGGTAAATCGAAGAAATTAACTATGCCATATAGTTCTTCATTAATATTCTCCAATTCATGCTCACCATCATAGTAACTTAATGCTTGCATAGACCAAGAAGGTAATGTACCATCAGCATATTGATTCCAAACAGTTTTAAATAAAGCTTCATTATAGAGATTCAATGTATCAGTATTGTCAAACCAATCCTTTAATGGCTGAATATATTTATCAACCTCTTTAGTAAACAATTTTTCTGATACGATATAATATTCTCCTTTTATTTTAACTACTGAGTCTTCTGTGAAATGTTCCTTGAAGAAAGGCTGAGAATTGTTGTCGAGAATATAATAACCATCATGATATCCTCTTTTTGGTACTTTCTTTCCTTCATCTATATGCTTTTCATACAATCCTTCATCATCTAAAACATATTTTTTGAAATTAACCATACGTTTTGCTAAATCTAATGATTCAGGAATAATACCCAATTCTGTCATTTTTGCGAACTGTTGCATTGTAATTTTGTCACTTGGAGTAAAAGCATAGTTTTTTAAATACCAACGCATTGTTTCTTTTCTATCTGATGAGTGCAATTCTGTAAAGCAACCAGCTTTAATTAATTGAATCATTTTTGACTTGGTAATAAGCTTTGTATCAAGCATTTTACGAGCGAAATCTTCCATAGAATTAAATGGTCTGTTCTGAATAATTGCTTGTACAATATCATCGCCTATACCATTGATACCCTTTAATCCAAAAATGATACGATTGTTCTCAACATCTGCTTTAAAACCAAAGTCTGCTGAGTTGATAAGTGGAAGTTCTACTTTAACATTCTCTTTTTGAACAGCCGCTATTGCTATAGCCATCTTTCCATAATTGGTAGAATCACCTGCATTTTCATCTACTGCACCAGAATCTACAATTAAATTCGCTGTCTGCCAGTAAATCGGGCTGTATTTATAACACAAATTCAGCTCTTGAAGACCTATAATCGAGTAGGCTAGTGTATGACTTTTATTGAATCCATACCCTCGCTGGGTACAAATAAGCACATTCCACACATAGTTCGTTAAATTCTTTGATAAATTCTTCTCTTTCGCATTAACAAAGAACTCTTCTTGTAATTGCAAGAACTCTTTTGGTTTCTTCTTTGCAACCGCTTTTCTTAACCTATCACCCCAAGCTAGTGAGAAACCACCAATCTTCGGATGCATTGTTAAAAGTACCAAATACTCCTGGGCTTCACAGATACCAAATGATACTCCAATAATATCTTTCAGAATATCTTGTTCTTCTTGTGTCAGACCATATTCAGTCATTTCATCGTACCAATACTGGATATTTTCTCTAAAACGAGCATATTTCTGTAATGGTGTTTCAGCACCTTTTTCCTGTGCCATAAGTCGCAATACTGAGTTAATGGTTGCTAATTCATCGACAGAAGCAGGTTTTGCTAATGCAACCGCCTGTACACCACTCTCTTTCTCCATCTGAAAGAATGACATTACTTTGTGATTCCAAAGCATTTCCCACATATCTTTAGCATTACGTTCCAAAGTATATACGCCAATATATTTTTCATAAGTAGCTTTCAATGAACCTTGCCACTCTATTACATTATTCTCCAAAAGCAGTTCCAACTCTGCTTGCATTTTATCCAAAGCATCAATACAAAGCAGATCGACCTTAATAAGAGAACAATCTTCACACATATGTAAATCAAACTGAGTAATAACATCACCTGAATTTGTTTTCATAAGTGCTGTTGTATCTGTAAATGGTCTATCAACTAAGATAATTCCACCTGCATGTGAACCTACACCATTGACAAGTCCTTCTATCTTCTGTGCAGCTTCCCATAATTCAGGATATTTATTCATTTCTGTAACAAATTCTTGTACAGGTGGATTATCATCATCACCATAATACATTTGTGATAAAGTTCTTAATTGACCTCTATCGGCTACAATCAATGAACTAATATACTGAGCTATATCATTATCAATCTTCAAACCACGAGCTGCTGTTAAAATAGCACTTCTACTCTTTTCAGTTGATAGTGTCATAACCTTGCTAACTCTATCTTCTCCATATGTATCTTTCATAGCCTGAATAACTGCTTCACGCTTTGAACCACATATATCAATATCAATATCCAAAACAGAAGCACGTTCTGGATTCAAGAATCTCCAAGGATACGTCTTTGTTTTTTCTCTTAACGGATTAATCTGTGTGATACCAAGAATATTTAATAGACAGAAACCTACACCAGAACCTCGACCAGCCCCTACTAATGTACCTGCACTCCAAGCAATTTGTACATCAATAGCAATCTGAAGAAGATATTTAGACCAACGAACCTTCATTTTTTCGGATGAATCCTTTATATAATGAAGACATTCGTTTATTTTTTCATAAGCTTCATCTGTTTGATAATAAGGATCTGTGTCAATATAAGCAACAATATCTCTTACTAAATGCCTATCACAATCGTATTCAGAATGATAAAACTCACTTAATAAAGGGATTTGATTCTTAAACTTTTCATATAACTCTTTGTTTGGCTCAGAAGTATTTAATGGAATGTACGGAATATCGAGATCTTTTGTGAGTTTGTAATACTCTGCTTTTCCATATATAAGCATTGTATTGTCTAATCCCTTTTGAACTACATCGTGACCATAGTATTCGTCCATATACTCATGAATTTCATCTTCACTCATAATATAAGTAGTAGAATAAAAATCATCCACCTCTCTGTCGCCCTCTTGAGATTCCAAAAAGATTTTATGTATCTGTCTATCTTCTTTTTTAAGATAATGAGCATCCGTTGTAATGATATATGGTGTACCTGTCTCTTCTGATAACTGAATTAACTTATGATTGACATAGATTTGCTCCATCATATGAGAAGGTTGCAACTCTAAAAAGAAGTATCCATCACCAAATATCTCATTCATATATGCAATCCAATCTTTACAAGATTGCCATATTTTTTCATATTCCTTTGGATTTGCTCTTTCTAAATCCTGAAATTGTAAAAGTCTATGTGGTAAAGCTCCTCCAAGACAAGCCGAGCTTCCGATAATATCTCCTTTATAGTTTGCCATCATTTCTTCAAGATCACTATAATAGGTAGGAACTCGCATCATGACATGCATAAAAGAGTTCTTAGTCCAAGCTTTTGTGCTTAATTCTCTAATGCCTTGATGCCCATGAGCATTTAATGCTACTAAAATAAAATGAGGATATCTATTATTAAATTTATTCTCGGCAGTTACATCTTCTGTACACAAATATATCTCATTACCAAGAACAACTTTAAAATTCTCCCATCCTTCTAAATCCTTGTGACTATCATAGTATTTAAGTGCATCTAAAGAGGAAGTGATAGACTCATGTTCCGTAAAGCAAATGCCAGCATGACCTAATGAGTGAGCATACTCAATCATTTCAGGCACTTTATTTATAGAATCTCGAAGTCTTAAATTACTTCCCTCTGCACTATGGTTATGTACTCCAAAAAAACTCACTCAAATCCTCCTCTTATAACTGTTTTAATAAACTTCTGACTGGTTCTCTTCCATAATTCTCTTTCAACCAATCAATGTATCCTTTATCCTTTTGTGCTACTTCCACAAGATGTTCATCCTTATACTTACCAAAATTCAACACATAAGTATCTAAAGGTGGTAACTCAGGTTTCTTCCACTCATCAAACTCAATGTCTAACGGCTTTCGTGAAGCAAGATAATCAGCCAAATGAACAATCTCCTGATATTTATTTGATGGTTTTGGAAGCACAATTCCAGCATCTTTTGGTTTGTTTGAGGTTGTCCATTGCCCCATATGAGATTCAATCGCATTGGCAATCAGTTCAATTTCTTTATCTGAAATAACTGCATCTTCTTTGTGCTTTCTAACCGCTTCTGCCATTAACAACGGATGATCAAATACTGTAAACACTTCCTTTACATCATCACTTGCACCTGATTTTCTGCCATCATGCACTAAACCAGCACATCTTAATAAATCTCTTTCTCTGTCAGTGAATTTGTTCTGATACTGCTCAAGACTGAAAAACCAATTAAGGAATCGTACAACTGCAATACTGTGTCTCATCAATCCACCATCGCCTAATGCATATGCAGGATGGTACTTACCTGTAGACGAGGCAGGCACTTCCCACCAATACAAAGGAAGTTCTGACACCAAGAGTTTACAGAAATCTTTAATATCTTCATTTTCAAACGAGTCATAAATAGGCTCAATCATTTTCAACTTTTCTTCTGTCATTAAAATACCAACTTTCTTCTCTTCTCTGTACTATTATTCTCCAAAGCATTCCACTTTTTATTGACTTCAAATGTCTTTTGAGTTGGTGTCCACTTTGAATAATATTCACATTCATTTTTATAAATAGTTGCTTCTGGATTTGTTGTGCAGAAATTGCACCAATGACATAATGGCGTGGGCTTCGGAATAAACAGATTTTTATTCTCACTTGCTTCAATATCACCAAACACTTTATCAAGTGCTTTAATTAAACGCTTTTCCCATCCTTTTGTAAGAGCATATTGTTCATCGTCTATAAGGATGAATCTATACTGCGATTCAATAGGCAATTCACCAAATTCATTTAAAATTGCCAAGGCATAAATTCCAAACTGTAATGAAGTTGCCAATTTACTCTGATCATATATTTTCTTGGAAGTCTTATAATCAACCGTTCTATACTGACCATCCTTTACATCAATTCGGTCAATAAAACCTTTTAGAATAACTTTGTTGTCCCATACAAATTCAAAAAGTTTTTCAAAATATGTAGGCTGCCAAGTAGTATCTTCCATTTCTTCGTGTAACACTTTATCAAATAGTTTTATTTTTTCTTCATATGAAGCACCACTCGCATTATCAGCTTCATGCCATACTTCAAAATATTTTCTTCTTAGCTGTGCTACACCTAATAATTCTTCTTTTGTTTTTTCGTCTGTTTCGGTCACGCCATTCTGTAGAATATTATTTAACTTGTCATAATCTACTGCTTGACCAGAAGCAATCATCCTGCCCTTCTGTTCCAAAACATAATGACACAGACTACCCAACTCAAGTGCAATTGAAGTATCCTGTGAATACTTCTTATCTATATATTTAAACTTATACTGAAGAGGACAATTTTTAAAAACTTCGATTTTACTATATGAAAATATAGGTAAACCTTTGTCCTTATCAGTTACAGGTCTTATTTTATCTTTTAATTCTTGCAATTACTTCTCCTTCTTTGATTCTTTCAACACTCTATTAACTTCATCCATTGTGATAACAATCTTCTCATCTAATAATTCCAACAATGTTTCTTTCCCCATATCTGTAGGACTGGCTTTATAAGGCAATCTATTCTCACTGTCTAACAACAAACAAACTTTGCAATATGGCACTAATCCTGCTACTTTTTTTACAAGTTTGTTGTAATAAATCTCTGCCTCAAAAGAATGTGCATCCTGGTATTCTCTATCAAAAGCCACAATCACTTCTTCACATTTGAGATATTGCAACAATAATTTTTGCTGAGTGATAGTGATATTACTTCCACATGTTGCTACTGCAAATGAATCTTCTCTAAAGTATGAATAATTTTGCATACAACCTTTTTCTGACTCAAGTAGCATTGCTTTTCGTATTGATTTAATTTTGTTTTGGGTAACATTGATTCCATATAGATTTGAACCTAATTGATGACTAAGAAACTTCCCACTTATTTGAAGCGGAACATACTTTCCTACTCTTTCGATATCAGATTCATCGAGATAACGACCTCTAATTCCAACCAACCGATTGTCTTTGTCTCGATGTGGAATTACGATTTGGTTGGTCAGTCCATAATAACCAATCTCATATCTGCTCAACGCTTCACGAGAAATGTTGTCATTTAACCAATCTTCATGAGGTGCATAATAGAATGTGTCTAAGATATTTTCACTAATTTCAGATAATATAGGTACTTCACGTCTATTCTTTTTTACTGACTTCAAACGATTAATCCATTCAAAATCATTGATACGATTTTTTTCTTTCTCAATCTCATCAGCACTTGTAACAGCCAACTTTCCTGTAAGTTGCCCAATAAAATGTAACGCTTTATACCATGTAACTGTCTTTCCTTTAACTCTATTGGCTCTAATTACTAATTCAACAACATTAAAACTGTCTGAACATTTAGAATAACAATGAAAAGTTCTTCCTTTGTATCCTTTATCTTCATTCGGTTCGTGATAATAATATAACTTCCATGAATCTGATCCGTGACATACTGACTGGAATATTAAATCACCATTACTATCTGTTTTCGGATAACCAGAGCCAAAATAAGTAACAATTTTTATTATATCTTCCTTAGTAAGTGAGTTAAGAATTGCATCCTTATCTAAATACATACCCTCACCTCACTTACCAGTTTCCCCAACTCTTCTTATCGGTTGGTTCTTCTTCCTGTTCTTCATCAATCGGATTATCAGGTACTTGAGATAACAATACGGAATGTTCCTTAATCTTCTCCTCTACCTGCTCAATCTTTGTAAAGTCCATATCAATTAACTCGAAATCATAATTCGTTACAAACAAACATTGTTCCGTCATAGTACCTAAATCAATTTTTGTCCAAATAATGATTCGTGTTAATCTTCCTCGTCTGACTTTGTATACCCAATGACACATATTAGGTACAGGCATATTAACCATTTTGTGCAACACTGATTCAATTTTCTTTTTTTCAGCTTTAGTGGGAGCCATTGAGATAACACCCATATCCAGTTTATTCGCTAATGCCTTTGAACCAGCTAACAAGTTCTGATCCTTATACTGTGCATTTTGTGCTTCACCATTTAACTGAGAAGCCGTGTAAATAAACACATCTAACTGTTGAGCGATTGTCTTTAATTCGGTTGCAAATACCAATAATAACTGATGCTCTTTCAATCCCATTCCAGATTTACTATTTACTTCTGCCATTAAACGTAATGAGGTATGAATATAGTCAAAGAAAAAATATCTAACAGAAAACTCTCTATTATATTTCTTTATTTGATTCTTAATATCTTCAATGGAAAAATCAGGAATGTGTACGATATATAATGGACTAGATTCGATATAAGAAATGGCTTGTTGAACTCTTTCTAATTCTCCTTGCTCATATGTACCATATAGAATATGTTCCTCATTTACTTTACTAACGGCTGCAATTAATAATGTCTGTATTTCATCTACTGGCATCTCAGTTGAGAAAATAGTAGTCGGCTCACAATTTCCTGTATACACATACTGCTTTGATACAACATCATAAAAATACGGAACTGCAATTTTACAAGCATCACCAGCAGCCATACGAGTTTTACCGCCACCTTGAGGGCACGATCTCATAAATAAACATCCTAATCTCGCACCTCTTGATACAGTGTTCAATCCCTCGTTATTCAAAGCTAAACCAACATCAGGAACTTCCATCAATTCATTTACCAAATCTGTCATGCCGTCACCAGCTTGAACATCTGTACTTAGTGTATTGGTACAATATTTCATATTGGGATTAATAACAAATGTTGCTTCAACCATTTCAATAATGTCTTGCTCAGTATAATTGTCAAACTTAATTTGTTCAGCTTCCATCTTTGAGGTATCTGCAATGGTACTGTCAAAAATAAATCTTGTATCAAGACCTTTTTGCTCATAATATCTAAGCAATGCGTATTTTCTTAATCTGTGATAATAATAATCATAGTTCTCAATGGTAGCCATATCTCTTGCATTTGAAAGATATTCTATACCTTGATTCTCCTGAAAAATTGAATACTGTTCTTTGTAATTGCTTAGATATGAATCTATACTAAACTCATCAATTGTGGTACAACCTTGCATATGTAGATTGTAAATTGCAACAAATAGCAATTCATAGAAGTTCTCTGTATTAAAATCAGTTCTATCTAATGGTCTATCAATATCATCTATTAAGGAAGAATCTTGTATTAAACAACCAATCGTATTCAAATATGCTCTTTTATCTACAAGTCCTTCATGTGCCATTATTTCACCTCTTTCCCAATTGACTGAATATCAATCTGTTTTATTTTTCTCCTTTTAGGTTGAACGATAATGGTCTTTTCTTTGTACATATTTGAAATATCCATACTTTCATTATGTTCTTCCAATTTATCAACCGACTCATAATACTGCATTGCTTCTGTGTGATAATATGGAACAATTCCAATTACATCACCAGTTAAATCCTTTTCAATGATTTCATGCAGATAAACCAGAGTCTTATACATGCTTTCATATGTAAATCCATAACGCTTGATATAATCTTCTGTTAAGGCATATACTTTTGTACTTAATTCTTCTCCTTCGATGAGACTTCTTAAATACTTATAATATTGTTGCTTTTTTGTATATTCCTCTTCGGATAATGCTTCTTTTAATTCGGCTTGAGGTCTAGCCTTTCTACCAACTTTTTTCTTTGTAGCAACCTTATCTATCTGTTCAGTTTTGTCTTTCTGCAATGTCTTGATTGCAATATTAAAACATTTTTTATGAGCATAGCGTCCCTTGTATGGAACGCCATCCTCATCTACAATTGGCTCATTGCATATTACGCATTTTCTTCGAGCTGCCATGTATCAACCTCTTATAAGTTATTCTCCTCAATGAAACTCTCAATATCATAAATGATTGCTTCAATAAGCTGTTCCTGACCTTTCTTCAGATCACTAGCCTTCTTGCCTTCGCCTAACTGATTTGCAACGATTGTCTGTAAATCCTCAAGATATCCATTATCAGCAAGCTTTTCTCCAAGTTTCTGTAGCTCGTCCATGAGGTCATCATATGATTTAACATCAACTGTTCTCTGTGCTTTCTGCTCCTCATATGTAACTGCTGTGATTCCTTCTTCTCTCTCCTGAATCTCAATAGCCTTAATAATTACATCTTCAAGAGCTTCAGCAGTGAACTCCTCAATATAAGTAGTAGGAAGATAATCAAAACGAGAACGAGCAAAAAACTCATCTGTCTGTGCTAAGAAACCAGAAGACTTAACAACCTTACCGTCTTTATCAACACCGTTAGAACGAACATAAACACATAAGTCTGTATTATTGATGATAGGTGCTAACGCTCTCTTATCAGCCTTTGGTGAAATGTATCCATCCTTCTCCTGTGCATGTGCAATAAAGTAACAGCAATATCCAGCACCAAGTAATTTGTTAATCTGCTTCCAGAACTCAGTCTCATACTCTTTCCAAAGTCCATATCCACCGTTTCCTTCTCCGATTGAAGGAGCTTTATACTTCTGGCAAATAAATTCCTGACAGTAATTTGCAGCCGCTTCAATCTCATCAAAGATAATTGTTGAATACATTTCTCTTGCCTTCTCTACTGTTGCAGGATCTGTAAGCTGCTTGTTAATCTTAATAAAGTCAGACCACTTCGTAATAGGACAATATGGAACACCAGGAATGGCATTAAGACCTGCCTCGAATGGAAGATAGAATGGCTTCTTCATACGAGTTGCCTGTTTAGTCTTTCCTAAGTTATTTCCACCATAGACAAGAATAACCTTACCCTCTAAACCTTTTGCTACTGTGCTGACCTGTGGATTAAAAATATCTAATTCGTTCATGTAATTCTCCTTTATTTTTAAAAATATTTTCTTAATAAAAATGGTACATGTTTCAAACTATTTCATTCGTACCTACAACAAAGTTAGATTAGAAACCTAAACTTCTACCGTGTGCTGCGCCACTTGGCTTTGCAGTAGATGCCTTTGCACCACTCTGAGCTTTAGCTTTTGCTTCTTCAAGACGATTTGCTCTTTCCTGAATTGCAGCTTTAATTGTATCAGCAACATATGGAACTTCTGGTGTGATACCCTCTTCATAAGGCTCAGAAGCACCAGTAATAATAAGATCGCTCTTGTAATCTACTTTTACCTTTCTTCTTGGCTTACCAATCTTAACTGGAATCTCTGTAACAGTCTCAATTCTGTTATTAATAATGTCTCCATAGAACTCTACTGTCTGTCCTACTTCAAAACCAGAATCAACCGCCTGTGCTACTTCACCCTCTGCTACAAGATCAATTGGCTCAATTCCGTTATATGTAGGCATCCAGCCACTCACCGCAAGTCTTCCTGTTTCTACTCCCTCGTTATCAAGTTCAGGACTAATATCCGAAATAAATACCTCTACTGCGAACTCTGCATGTGGCTCAAACTCTTCATCAGCCTTTAATCTATTAAAGAAATTGCTCTTGTAAGATACAATCCTCTCACCGTTCTTGCCTGTAAATGGGCTAATATCACCAGTGACTCTAACCTTTGTAGCCTCTTCCTCACCAACTTCTGCAATAGATTTGTACTCATTCATTACTGTCTGAATACCTGCATAAGTCTTATTGTCAGTACCAGTCTTAGTCTTCTCATTTACATTGACGTTGTACTTAACGAAATTAACATCAGAAGTCTTAACTGTAATATGACCTGTTACCTTATTCTTTCCATCCTCTGTTATAATCTTCAGATCCTTCTCACTAACCACACCTACTGCTGTTGCCTTTGCATTTGCCTGTCTTAAATTTGTTTCCTTTGTTGTTGTCTCTGCCATTTAAAAATGTCCTCCTTAAAATTAAAAAATTTATGTAAATATTGTTAATAAAACAATCTATCTAAACGCCCAAATGGACGGAACACAGAAAATAAATTTATGTAAAATCTATCTTCAACAGTGATTTTTGAGCGTAAAAACCCAAGGGTATGCTGTTCTTCCACCCATACAAATGCTTTCCGCATTTATTTATTCTCTTATTTGTCACGGATTATATATATTATTCGTGACATTTTGTTTTGGAATTTTTGAACTGAATCGTTCAAGACTGATTACTAAGCAGTAATCTTTACTTTGATAAGTCTATATGTCTGATCAGTGTTTGGATATTTTTCTCTATCCACTTTACTGATAAACATTTCATATGGTCTAATCCATACCCTTTTATCTTTTAAACTCTGATATACAACCATCTTTTCTTCTGTTTCTGTATTAGTTCCAATGGCAACAATCTTATAGAAACCACCTTTGAAATGTTGTACTGTGTCTCCTGGTTGAAAATCTCTATCATATATGAATAAATCATCTACACCATTTGATTGCATATGTCCTAATATCTCAACATTCATTGTGATAAATTCACCATGTTTTAAAAGTTCGTCCTTTTCAATCAGTGCCATCTTATCAACTAAGTAACCATCCTCTTTTTCTTCACAAATAACTATCTGACCTGACTTCCAATTATTTGCAAAGTCTTCACTGAATTTAAATTGTGACACATTTTCACCTCCTCAAAATTGCCAATGAAACAGTGATTTACAATCAACTTAATTCATCATGTAATTTCCCACATTTCTTGCATCTGAAAATGTGTTTTACTGTACTATGTTCGTCAATAATTTCATGAGCTATTTCAACATAATCATGTGACTCACATGGACAGATAAGATTCTCTAAATAAGATATTCTCTGTCTATATTTCAGTTTTTCGACTTCATATTTTGTTCTGTTAATCCACATAAGATTCTCCTATATGTTTATTCTCTATTTGATTTTCATTTTTATTGGAAATTGTGATTCGAATGAATCATAGATTATAGAACAATTCTATATGCAAGTTTCTTTGTAACAATACCTGATTGATGTAAAACTATACAAGATAGATGAATGTCATCATATATCAAGTCTGTCATTGTGCAATTCTGTAAGATACTGTAACCACGCATAGCCTTTGACTTAAAATAAACAGCTTCACCATTGTATTCTTCAAATGCTTTGCAATATGTATCCCAATCTTCAACTTCAACAATTCGTGACTGATGATCTCTTATGATATTATCATTATCAATACTCAAATTTGTCTCAATTACTTGAATCACATTCTCACCTCTTCTCTTATTCAGTTTTTAATTTTTATTGGAAATTGTTTGGTTGATTAACCAATAAGATAAAGCATTCCGATTATATAATGTAATGTCTGGTCAGTAGTATATGTAATCTTATTCCATCTTGCTTTCAACGGATCAATAATCAGATGTGAAATAAAGATTACTGCCAACTGCCATGTCCAACCGAATACTATTAAGAATGGGACACAATACAATGCACAATGTACAAATAAATGATACCAATTCTTTCCTTTTGTTTGTGCAATAAAATCACATTGTAATACATAATCACCAATTAAATGACATAACACAATCAATACAATTGTGTGTAAATTTAAATTCACCATACTCACATTTTCCACCCCCTAACTATATATTCTCTGTTTTATGATTCATTTAGTTTCTGGTTACATATCGTCCATATTTTGTCTTCAAATATAATATAGCTTTATCTAAATCATAATCCATTCTTTCCAAACACCTTTTACAATCCATTGTTCCAGCCATTGTAATTTTTCTCATTTTCTTCACTAATTCTGCTTTTTCTTCTCTAGTCATAACTATATTCTCCAATCTGCACCAAGAAATGTCAGTTTCCTTCAGCTCTATTTCTTCACTGTTACATTAAAAACCGATCTTAAAATGCAGGTAATCAGCCAAATACCTGTCGCAATAGACCATTTAAATGTCAATCCAAAACACATTGTAATAAGCTTAATAATTCCACATGTAACAATCCAACTAAGTCCATAACAGAATGCTAAAATTGTAATGACAATAACTGCTGTTACACCACCTTTTGCAAATTTTTCTTTTAAATTACTCATATGTATATTCTCCTTTTTCATTTACTTTTTGAAACATCTTCTAAAACAGGCTTCTCATTGATAATCTCATGTAAAAAGACAAAAACAAGACCATCATGGAAGTCAACTTCATACTTATCATATACATCAGTATCAATAGGTAAATGAACATCAATTTCATTCTCAAATCCAATACCTTCAACTTTATATTCGCCTTTGATATTCAGATAAGTTTCCTTAGTTCTATTAACAAACTCTGTCTCATATTTAATTTTCTCTTTTGGAATGCCAGTCGCATTATAAACAAAAATCTTATCTGTTCCTACCTGTGTAACTCTATAAGCTGCTGTGTGATTACCAAACATACACATATACTCCTTCTTAAAAATTTCTTCGTTTAAATCATCAATAAACATACTTGAATTTCTTAATCCTCTGCTTAACATATTTCTCTGCCAACCAGTCGAAATATAAATTGAACGATTTTTACTTTCGGTGACATCACTCTTGTTAATATCTACTGTAAATATTCGCTCTTTAACATTATTAAATTCTTCAATTTTGTGTCTAGTAGAATCAATTCTTACCATTAAATATGGCATAATCAAAGAATTAACAATATCTCTTTCAATTTCATTTTCAATTATTACACCATTAAATCTGTGTCCTCTAACGGAATCGTTTACAGGTAATACTTCAATACAATTACCATTATTCCAATAACAACCTAGCTTCCATGCATAATTTCTTAATTGGGTATTACCTAGATCTAACAATAAGTTTGAAATACATTTCATTACAATATCACGTTGTTCTTTTGTTCTTACAAATACTCCACATTTATATCTTGTATATTGATTACAGAACTCAATCTGCTTTTCTAATGCTTGTACTAAATTCGTATGTATCAATCCTCCTTATATATATTCTCCAAATACTTTTTCCTTTCTACTTCAACAGCTTCTTTAAAATCAAAATCGTCAATTCCGTCATTATATGATTTATAATTTTCGTAACTGTAAATCAGATTTTCCGCTTTTACTGCTCTATCTCTGTAATTCTCAGCATCTTTTTTCAACTTGCGGATACCACTATTGAGTCTTTTGATTTCATCTAAATCAGAAGCATTATAATATTTGACCATTTTATAATACATAGAACGAACCATACTCTCCTTTAACATTTCTGATTGTTCTTGCGATATTTCCTGCTTTTTACATTTTCGATAACTTCCAAGAGACGATCCTAAAATTCCAATATGCTTTGGTGTATTTTCTAGTATGTAGTCTTTGTGTTCATTCCACAACTCTTTTCCAACTACCAAATAATTGTAATAACCATACCAAGACTTCTTTGCATCAGATTTAAAATCCTGAATAGTGACTTTTATCTCATAACATTTAATAATTCCTTTTGAATCCATTGTCATGAAGTCAACTATTTCATTTCCATGACCATTGTTATAAAAACCAATTGTTATTTCCTCACAACCATATATTCTCTTAATTCGTGTATCTTTTTGTAATGCAGCTTCAATATCTAACGTCTCTTGGCGTTTTGCCAAACAGTCTCACCTCCGATATATAATTTTTCATTTATTATCCTTGGAAACTATCAATATATCCGTCATATATATGCCCATAACTTTTTGGAATAAATGTATCTTTTCTTTTTTCTCCACCAAAATCATCTTCAAATATATAATGTTGATATCCCAAATGTTCCATTTTTTCTATGTCATCTTGATAAACATTTATAAATCCAAGATATTTTCCATGACCACAGCAACACCCAGTTGTTCTAATCCCTTTATTCCATAAACTCTCTATTTCATCTGCTAAACATTCATCAACCAGAATATTAGTTTTGTATTTTTTACTGTCATAATTATACGTAATAAAATTTTTATGTGGATATATAATTCTTTTCTTACAATTATATATCATTATATATTCTCTCCTTCCACTTCAATGAAATCGAAATTTACTGCGACTTTTATAGAGATCTCTTTGGACAATTACTCATTTTTCCAATGTTTTGCATAGCCCAAGACTCCTTTTCTGCAAGTTCCTTATATTTATTTTCATCATAATTATGTTTTTCAATAGCAATTGCAGTAATAATTACTTCATCTTCTGTTTTGTCCACACCTGAAATAACAATTTCTTCAAATCTTTCTTTTTCAGTAGGTGTTAATCTATCATAAATATCTTTTGCTTTAATTCCCACTTTTACTCCGTATGCCATATTTACTCCTTCCAACTTATACAGTAATACGATTCATTATATTGATTGCCAGTCTCGACTTTATAACCAAGTTCCTCTAATTTCTTTCGTGTTTCAGGCTTCAAAGAACCATTTTCGCTGATTGAAAATTTACCATCTGCAATTGCATCTCTAATCAATTTTGATAACTCTGCTAATTGCTGTGTAGTGCAGCTATCAATTGCATTGTTTGTCATTTTATTTGCTTCTAACGCAGACGGAATAACATTTTTTGGTGGCTGAACTTCTGGCATAGGAATGTTAGCGTCTGTTAAAGGTAAAGATGTAATTGTATCTTTACATACATTCTTTTCATCGCATAGAATACACGCATAATGCATTCTACTTTCTTTTGGATATTTACAACTCATTTATTTCACCTCCCAAGGAAACCGATATTTACTCATTTTTTGATTCAAATTCTTCAAATGCTTTATAAAACTCACTACCTTTTATCTCTTCAAAGCCATTTTCACAAGGAGTTAATGAATTATAGCGATTAGTGCTCATACGCAAGTATTGTTTTCCATTGTATTTAAAACTTGTTCTTGAGTAGCCACCCATTTCGGTTTCTTCGAAGTAGTCTCCACACCTCAAAGGATAAATATTAATAACTATCTCCTTTTTAATACATTCATCTTGAAATTGCTTTAATATTTTGCAGCCTTTTTTAAACTTTCTCATACTTTGACCTTCAAACATTTTAGGCTTGTTTAATTGATTACCAAATTTTTCACTATTTTCCTGCACATCATCGATATACAATTCAATATTACTTTTTTGTGTTTCATTAAACGCAACATTAACATTACCACCTCCACGCATATAATAATGATTTCCACTTATTCCTATGCGATTGAAAAAATCTTTGATAAATTCTCTTCTGTTTTTTTCTATTACTTCATCACGATGTAACCCTTTTAAAAAATCTTCATTTGTTACAATATAAAATTTCTCCATTTTTTACCTCCATATTTCCAAAAGAACGAATCTTTCTTATTAAATTATTCTCTTATTGGCTCAACCCTATATCGTTTATTCCAATCTTCTCTCTTCTTCAATAATGGAATCCAAGGACAGTGTAGGTTTTCAGATTCAGTTCCTATCAAGTCATCTTGATCGCAACCAAGATATTCTCTATGACCACAGTTAGGACAAGCTACTTCATATTCAGGAACTTTATATTTAAAACTACAATAGTTAGGAAATATCATTCGAACATTCCAATCATCCTTTGATTCAACTTCATATACACAGTTGCAGCATCTACATACAAACTGAATATTTTTACCAAAATAATTACCTGCTATAATTTTCATAATGCATCCTCTTATTTATTCTCTCAATCCATCCAACACTCTCATCAAAACATGTCTTGTAAGATTCTTAACATCGCCACTGTAAAATCCACATTCTATGTCACAAGCCTTTAGAACTTCATCAAGTGTTTTATTCTTCTCTTCACTCAACAATCTCTTACAATTATCATATTGGACAGCATTTGTCTCATAAGCATTTCTAAGATTACTTTCTAAACAGCGAATAATATCAATCAGTTCGTCTTTTGTCATAGATTTTAATGTGCTGTCTGAATATGTTTTTCTTCCATCACCTATTGACATGTTCCACCTGCTTAAACAATCTAACTGGAAATTCGTCTATATCGCCATCTTTATAAGCCTGTTCTTCACCAACCCAAACAATTTCAATTTTATTAGGATTAAAATTTGATCTACCAATAAAATAAGCCTTCTTACCTTTTTTATAAAATGTTGTATCCTCAATTAATTCAATAATATCTCCTCTTTTCATTCTTTTCCTCCGATTTTCATAATACTGTTTTATTAATTAGCTGTCCTATATAATTATTCTCCTATAACTATTTAAAACATCATTTATCTTATCAACTAATATTGTTGGATCACTTGACATACGACATACAAATTCATCATTACAATAAACTTCATATACATCATCATATTCTGGTCTTCCCCAACAATCACATCCATTTACAACTTCAGTTTTCTCTATACGAAATATATTAATCACCTCCCAAGAAAGAAAAATTTCTTTCTATGATTCAAACTGATAATCTTTGTTACTTACAAATTTGTCAATTTTTCCATCTTTGAAAAATACAAATTCTGCATAAAAATCATCTGTATTTTCTGACATTGCACATGAAACATACTCGTCAGATTCTTCATCATATTTTTCAAACCATCTCTCAACGCCATCATCAACTGTTGTATTTTTAAAAACAAAATATGGAAATTCATTTTCGTCAATTGACAAAATATCATTTGCTATTTCGGTAAATCTTTCAATAATATGTTCTCTTTTTAAAACTGGGATATTATCTTCTTCTGATATATCATAAGTATCATTTTGTTTTAAGAATTGCATAATAGAATTTGAAATAATCTGTTTATCAGATGTATGAAAAATCTGTTGATTTGACATCTCCCAACAAACCCTATCAGGTGTGTTATCACACTCATTAATGGATTTGTTAGTTCTTGTCCATACATCATTTCCGTCCATTCCAATAATTCCCTTTTTAAAACCAAATGGTGTTTGAATGTAATCATGAATATATTTATCTGGTAAGACGCACCAAATTATAGGAGAAAACCACCATGAGTTTTTATATTCAAATATTTCTTCTCCTGTATAATCTTTTCTTATTCCATAAATACTACTACTGCTCATTTATTCTCTCCTTTAAATCAAAATCCACCTCGAAGACCACTCCAATCAGTATTACATCTGCTAAATTCTTCATGCTCTGCTTTCGTAATAACCTCGTTCACGAAGTTCTTTTTCAAAATATTCTACAAATGCCCAATTACAATCTATACCATCTCCATCCGTAGAACATTCATTTCCACATTCTTCACAAATGTTACAATCATATCCATAAGGATAATTTTTATTAACTATCGGAGATGTTCTGACAATATCTGCAATTAGCCACAAAATATCATTACGCCAAGGAGTTGTATCAAGAATAAAATATTTTGGATTTTCTATATTATCTTGCTTCAACACCTTATTTAGAATTGATAATTTGTACTCTAAATTTTCTTTTTCTTTTAATAATTGTTTCTTTGTCATTATATCCTCTAACCTCACTTGAAGGAAAAATCCTAATTTAAAATCTCCTTTATATGTAATATTTTTATATTTTGAGGTTCTAAAAGCCTTATTTTTCAAGGCTTTCGTAACCTCTCAATTTGTTATTCTCTACTTTTTATTCATATTCTTTACAAATTCACGATACTTCCTTGTATATTCGTAAGAATCTCCAAAAATATTATTAACAGCCTTATAAAGTTTCGGTTCATACTTTTGAATTACTTCTAATTCGTATTCAAAATCTCTACCAAATGGGCAACCTGCACAACCAGTTCTTTTCAGTCCATATTCTGTATAACACTTGCTGTGCTCAATGTCATAAGAATTTTCATAGTCTATTTTGTCTGAGTCTTTATACCAAAATAAAGGTCTATAATTATCACAACCAGAATCATTTTCATCAAAACAACTTTTATATGCAGTTGCTCTTGCTCCACCTTCGGCTTTTCTTACACCTACAATATTTAGGTCAAATGGTATTTTTCCATCGCCATATACACCTTCTCTTAAAAGCTTATGTGAGACATCTTTCTTCGCATATTGACAGCATTTGTTAGAAATTTTAAATGTTGGTGGGTTTTCAATCATAAATTCTTTTAGCCATTTATTATGAGTGATATTAAATTGACTACCATTACCTTTTATTCCACACCACCATTCCAATGCAGATTTGCACTTCGGATACTTCTTATATAGCGTATCAAAATCCTCGTCTTCCCATTGGAAGTTATGTTTTTGTAATCTTTGGATAAATTCACTGACTTGCTTAGATAGAAATGGTTGTCCATATCGTTTACACGATAGTGGAATTGGCTTAATTGCTTTATATGAATCAATTGTTATATCATATTTATTTTCTAAATATTTGAGATGCTCTTTTGTTGCAGAATATTCTAATCCAGTATCAAACCAGACATACTTCACTTTATTGCTTTTATCACATCTATAAACAATATCCAACATATCATCACTATCTGATCCACCTGAAATAGAACATAGTATATATAAATATTTGTGGCTGTTAATTTTTGACCACGCTCTTATTAAATTGTCTCCTATTATTGAGTTTACAGGACAATCCTGTAATAATTCTTCAATTGTATTAGCTTTCTGTACCAATATGTACTTTCCTCACTGAAATTAATTTCATTTCAATGAGGTAAAGCCATACTTAGTGAGTGTCTTTTTACGTCACTATCACATTACTTTTTCGATTCATATAAACCAATGATCCGTTTTATGAATCATTGTGACAACCTTTGCTAATCAAAGGCATTAAATACATATGGTGAAAAGCTAACCAAGTGGCAGCACAGCCTCGCAGATTCGTTCAATACTGTTGACTTCGCATTTTGTCATTTTATGATTTGGATTATCTTTGTTATAATCCTGAATAAACATATCTATCCAAAAATCTACATACTCATCATCTGACTCCGAATCCATTACAGTATATCTATCAACTGTCTTGTAATTTCCTTTTTCTGTCACATAAGATAGATTTATCTTATAAACTGGTAGGGTAATTTTTGTTTTTAAGAAATTTTTAGGATGAATACTTTTTAATTTTTGTTTCAAATCTTCATCAAAAATTTCAAATGTATCAATTCCAGTCCTCAATGAGCAATTTTCAAAAAAATCACTTGGATGCACTACTTTTCACCACCTTTCTAATATTTTATTCTCTTATTTGTTGGGATTCACATAGCCGAATGGCTTAGATATGATTAAAAATTTCCAAAAGAAAGATTGGATTCTTGTGTTTTTAACCTTTAATGTTTAAACAAAATGATTAATATCCAATTTTTTTACTTTGTAAATTGCTTTTAAACGAAATAAATATGATGGATTCCTGCTCAGAAAATCTTTCACTTCATCTTCTGTATTAAAATCATATTTTACATTGTCCCAACTATCAGGATCGGCAGATTCTCCTAACCCATTATATTTATGTCCAATTACAATATAATTCTTATAATCATCCATGTTTTCACCTCCAAGATATTATTCTCCAAACTCACAAGTGTCACATGTTGGAAAATACTTATCATGGTCTATACAGCATTGTAGTCTGTTATCGTCTTCATCAGTTTCTTCATTAAATTTAATATAAAATGGAGTACAATCACAGACCAACATTGATGCGATTGACATTCCGTAAATAATGGCAGATTTACACTCTTGATTATCCTTGAATATTGAACAATTGACCATCTTGTTAAATTCTTCAGAACCAATGAAATTCAATACTGTTTTCTGTAATTCGATTGAATCAATTAGCTTTTTATAATCATCCATTTGATACCTCTTTTCTAAATCCAATGATATGTTGCTTTCATGTGAAGTTATCTATAATTCATTCTTCTCTCAACTTCTTTGTCATTTTCTTCATCATTGAAATATTTATAAGCAAGTGTCATAGGATAATCGGAATTCTTTGCCCTGTCGTACATCATAAATTCGCACCAATTTGGTTCTTTGTATCCATCTTTACTGTCATTACACCAACTTGGATTTTCAAATAAACCGTCAAAAACACTCTTCCAAGAATATTTTTCCCTCTGAATATTTCTATCTTTGATAACAGTTGACTTATCATATCCTTTGATTTCTACAAGAACATCTTCACAGCCTACTCTTTTGCAAAGTCTCACAAACCATTTCATAAATTCTCTATAAGTCTGTTCAAATTCTCTGTCTCTTAAAGCTGCATTTACAACAAGGATATATTCATCTTGTGTTTGTAACCATCCTCTGCTACGACTCTTATATCCGTATCTATCTACTAAATTATTTGTCACTTCGCCAAATTCATCACATGAACACGAACTGTTATAACCATTTTTCTGAACGATGTATACATCCATATCGCCCTCAGAACCTGTCACTCTAGGCAAATGATTTAGCACTGTTTCAAGAATATATCTCTTCTCAGGCTGTGTTCTACCCATAGGACGAACTGTTATTGTACCATTGATATAAGTCCAACTAGACATTTTTACCTCCTTGCTTCAACATTCTCTACTCGATGGTCAATTTCATGTTGTTTCCATGATTTCTCCAATTACTTTCCTGCTTTTCCTCTTTGATTAGTGGAAACTTCAAATCAACCTTTCTAACAATATCTGTCAACTTTTTATTGCCTTTTAAGACTGAAATAGAATGACTTCTTCGATATGTATTAATTTCCAAAACTCTTTCTAAAATTTTTTCATCTGATTCATAATCACCATTATATACATAAGCAAAACAGTACCCTTCTTTTATATCAGTATTGCCATAATCAAAATCTTCGAAAATTACTTTTTTCTTACCAAGATATAAATACATTTCCCCTTGAGTTGATTTGTAAATTCCACCCACTTCTAATTTACTTAACGGAATTGTTTTTAAATTTGCTTTTCGCTCTCGCTCTTCTGCTTCTTTCTGAAGAAATATATTTATTTTATCTCTAATTTCCAACTCCTTTTTTGTTGGATTTTCAATCAAATATGTATTGCTTGTACAACTTTTATTGATATACTCTTCACTATATCCTAAATAAACAACTGAGCTACCTTGAAAAACTCCTATATGCATTCCTGGTGAATTTCTACCTATTGCCATTCCAATACACATATCACCATCTTTAATCTCTCTACCTAAAATATCTTTCAAATTTTCACCTCCATATTACAACCAAGAAACTGAATTTACTGTCACTTGCTAATTAACATATTTTTTAATTCTTGTTCTCTATCAAAAACTAACTGACTATATCCTTTAAACCCAAGATCCTTTTCCAATTGTTCTATAATTGGATTTTCTACTACTTCGTAAATATGTTCTATTTCGAATGCTTCTAGTTCATCTTTGTAAACAATTCCATTTGCTAATGGAAATAAATCCACATAAAACCTTTTTCTCCAAAATGTTTTATATCCTATAAAATCTTCAATGTATCCACTTCGTTTAATCAATTCAGAAAACACATTATCTTTATTTTTAAATTCTTCTACTCTATTTTCAGGCACTTCCCCATATAAATAGACATATCTACCACCAACACTATCTGCATATTTCCATATTCCGTTTATTTTTAAATGTAAATATATTTTATGTATATAAACTGCTTTCATATTAATTAATTTACTTTCTATTAACCCATTCTTTAAACTCTTTGAAATCTTCCTTTGTAAACACAATATCAGAATAATAAAAATCTTTATTCCTGATAATCGCCCAAATTTTCTTCAACTTCTCAAAAAACGGTCTTTGCTGAGTATAAAAATTACCATTTGTATATGTTAAGAAGGCATAATCTCCATCTTTATAATCATAAATCTTAAAGTGGATACCTTCATCACATCCACATTCACAGTTTACGATTAACTCATCATCTTTGAAATTCTTAAATACTGCCATAATAATCTCCTTTACTTACCATTACAAAGTCCGACCTTGTAATCGTCTTTCACATCAATAGTAACTTCTCTCTGAAATTTTCCTTCCTTATCATACAGAGATAGATAATATCTATTACCACGTTGTTCTAATAGAACATCTTCATTTTCGAATAACTGAACTCGTTTCTGTTTCTGTACCATTCTAATCTTCTCCTTTCCATTCGTCCAACTCATAGGAGTCATTTATCTGGTCATCCAACTTTCTAACCTGTTTTCTCAGCTCATGTTCTTCCTTTTTACTATCTGTTCTCTGACACTTTTTCCATAATTCCTCACGCTGCTTAGTTAGTTCATCATACTTATCAGATACATCAATCTCCTCTATAACAGAAATCTCAATCTTTTCGCCACAATGAGGACAAAACTGAATTGGATAATTGTCTGTCTGTTCCCATTCATCTTCATAAGATGTGATGACTTCTGTATGTGAAGTGCAGAATCTTGGAATGTGTCTTTCGTCATCCCAACAATCATCACTATGAACTAAATCTTCACCTGTAAATACAATAGCTTTATCATTTTGAATTTCATCACAGCAATGCGTAAATGGTTTATACTTGTATGAATGAGTATCATTGAATTTTAATTTGATTAATTCTATCTTCATATCTTTATTCTCCTAATTTTCTGCCACACCAAGGACAATACGTAATATATTCTTTTTGATGAACAAATCCATCATCATACTCATCCCATTCAGATGTTTCTATATCCAAATAATATTCATTAGTTAATGGATCTACATATATTCGATTGTCTGGTGAGTCATAATCACAACGATTGCACATACACTTACCTCGCTTTATCACATTCGTTAAAATCTAAAAGCATCTTATATTTATATTCTCCAAATCTTTCTTTCCAACGCTGCTTTGCTTTATCAGTATCCCAATCAAAAGGCATCATATGATAATTGATGAGGAAACATGTATCTAAAACAACATCAGAATCAACATGATACATAGCTGTCATATATTGGTATGAACCATAACAATGATGCTGATAATAATGAGCTATTCCATTTTCATCAAATGTTTGTGTGCTTAATTTGCCTAAATCATGATACAAAGCACCTATTCTGAATCTTGCAGGATAAGAATATTTTGTACAAAATAATCTTGATGCATATTTACAGTGTTCAAATAAATCCATTGTATGATGTGGGTTTTTCTGATCAAATCCTCTCATATCTGGGATATCATTTGGTTCGTAATTATTTAATAAATTGTGAATAATAATCTCATCGAATCCTTCCTCATAGAACGGAATCTGGAATTTTCTAATCTGCTTATCCAACACAAAGTCAGGTACAGGGTGTTCTCTATGTAAATTATCTTCTTTACACCATTCAAATGGCTTTGGAATAATTACACATACTTTTCTGACATTTAAACCATTTACTTTCATCATAATTGCTCTGCGAGATTTCATAGTCAGATTAGTTGCATCAGCAATTACATTCTTTTTATTCTCTAAATTCTTGCGTATTCTATTGTGAAAAATTTTAAACACTTCTTCATTATGTTCTTGATCTTCGTAATTACCAGTTAATTCTTCACGAATTGCATCTGATGATATAATTATTGTATTTGGATTCTCATTGGCAATCTGAGTGGCAATGGTTGATTTGCCACTACCACTCAAGCCACACATGATATACAATGTAGGTTTATTCATTTAAAGTCTCCTCGAATAACTCTTCAGCTTCTTCCATATCAGGCACATCAGATGTGTCTTTAGCAATTCCCTCAATTACCTTAAATTCAAACACCTTATCCTTATAAGCTGTGAATGTTGCTCTGTTATCAATACGAATAACTACCCCTTCCGCAACATGTGTCTTGCCAATTTCATCTGCTGGCATACCATCAAGATATTTATTTACTCTTTCTTTCAAATCTTCTGGTGTAGTAAAAATAAACTTCTCTAAATCAGGTACATGCTTAACACCCAACTTGTCACACCATACTTCTACAGTCTCCCAAGGCACTTCAATAACTGTTCCATCTGCTGTTGTCATTGTCATTCGATATACATACATCTCATTTTCACCTGGTTCACAGCCATATGAGAATGTCGTAGTGTCGCCAAACTTCTTTATAAATTCTTTTTCCTTAACTCCCTTATTAGATACTGAACCCATAATTGGTGTTGTTTCATTTACATATCCGACAATTTCATAGAAAATTTCAGCACCTTCAGGAAGCTTGTCTTTTAATAAATCGTGGTACTTCTTTCTAAATCCATTATCAGAATAATATCCATCATTCTTTGTCATATCCTTTAATACAACTCTTCTACTACCAGATACAACAGAAACTTCTCTTGTAACCTTTGGCTGCATATGTAAAAACTTTCTCAGCTTACTATTCTTCTTTGTAACCTTAACAGTCTTCATAGTACGAGCTGATGTTCCGTGGAGCTTACGAGTAATATAAATCGTGTCACCTGGCTTAAATGCTGACATATTATATGCAAGCTGTGCAGTATCTTTATGCTCTTCAAAAAATGGGTATGATACTGTTTCTTTCTGAAACTTGTTCTTCTTATTTGAACCATTTCCATTACCTCTTGAACGATTCTTTCCTCTTGGAATATATTTCTGACAAATCTCATGACCACCAAGGACTGTAATCTGATCACCATCTTTTAATTTTGAAATATCTGTATACTTAGAAAGCGTCTCAACAGGTAATATAAGTCCTTCTGACTTCTCACCTCTAAGTCTAATAGCGGTTACATTTCTCTTCTCAGCATCCATATAACCACCAATGTTGTTTCCATTCTCATCTTTCTTTCTTACAAGGTTGTTGTCTGTTGCATACTCAAGTGATAACTGACCGTCAGATGGGAAGAAGACTACTTTCTGTCCTTCCTGATAACTCAAATCTACAATTACATTCTGTCCAAATACTTCTACACACTGTAATCTATCAGCGTTACTATGTTTTCTTAATCCTTTTAATGTTGTGATATAAGCACAATACATAAGTTCCTCTTACCTTAGTAAGTAGTGCGCACTTTATCCTATAGGAACTTTTCTATTTTCCTTTCTTCTTTAATCTTCTAATTTGTTGCCTTTTGCTTCATTACAAAGCTTACACATTGTTTGATAGTTACTAATATCATCAATACCACCTTTTGAGCGTGGTATAATATGATCTTTTGTCATTAAAATTTCATCACCATTATCATCAACTGCATACAAATTCAGATGATATGTTGATTGGTCTGCGAATTTTTCTTTTGCAAAATACTTTCCTTCAATTCCACAAATCACACATTTACAACCTTTAGTGAAAAAAGTCTGGTATCTCTGACTGTTGCTTTTAATCAAATCTCCATCAAAATCAACTTTTGCAAGTTGTCTATCTTTCTCAAACAAAACATTTTTAACCTTATCGTATACCTCATCTATGGAATATATGGATTTTCTGATGAGATTGTCATGTTTTGGTTTAAACTCATGTAATCTAATATCTTTATTTGAAATAAAAACATTTTCTGCATTTTCCTTGCTTAATAAGTCAACCAAGTCTCTTACTGTGTGAATTTTATTGGAAATAGAAATAGTATTACCATTCCATTTAATTCCTGTAATCTCTGTATCAAGAATAGGCGACAATGGATTGTTATTCTTCGGAAATTCTGTATCTAAGAAATCCTCAATTGTCTTATATTTACTTTTTAATCTTTTTCCATTTATGAAATAATTAAATTTCAAACCCTTAAATTGCTGTTTCTTACTCATAAAACATATCTCCTTATAATTTATTGTCACCTATATATTCTCTCTTATTTCAGCTCAATTTCACCGAATTTTAATGTATCATCTTCAAACATTTTGTTACCCTGATATTTACCAACAAGACAAGCTTTAAATGAACTTACAGCACCAGTTGCTGCCGATATAAATTTTAATTCCTGTTCAATTGGCTTAACTAATGCATCAAGTGTCTCTTTATTTGCAAATATATAAGGCTCATGCCCCTCTCTGTATACAAATTCTGCAATTTTCGTATTTAACTTATCCACATTTATCTTATCTACTATTGAAAATGTTTCCATTTATTGTTCTCCTTTCCTAAAGAAATGCTTCTTTATTGAGATTGTTTATTACTGGCTTTTTTCAAAAAATTTTCCATATCATCAACATCTTTATCAGTAAGCTTTTTTAGTTTTTCATAACATTTTTCTGTCATCATAAGTGTATTATTCACTAGCAGTATTTTCGTGTTATCTGGTACAATTTTCATGCCGTATCTTTTCAACCACTTCTTATTAATACGTTTTTTCTTATGGGTTCTTCTTTGAACATCTTTAGTGATATGCTCAGTTATGAGGATTTTATAACCTAAACCTTCGATTGTTTGTATGTTCATTTATTCCTCCATCTGATCTACAATACTCTGTAACTTGTCAATATATATCTGAGCGTCCCTTTTATGTCTAAGCTGTTTAATATTAGCAGGTACAAAAGCTAACTTTGCTTCACCAAAAACATCATTATTTGAATAAACTTTCATAAACTGGCACATAGTTTCAGCATCAATCCAATCTAAATCTGGCTGAAAACAAATCACATCACCCTTCTGTGGATGCAGTTTTCTAACCTTAATAAGTGTTTGTTTAAATAATTTCTTTCTCTGTCTCTTGTTCATATTGTTATTCTCCAATTTTCTATATACTCAATTATCCAACTGTCGTATTTATTTTCTTTAATCAACTGCTGATATAAATTTATCCATCCTTGTGCAGACAGAAGACCTTCGTACTTCCAAACGCATTCTTTCCAATGTCTGTGTACAAAATGACTTCTTGTTTTTAACTCAATGCATTTCACACATTTATCGTATAATTTCTTGGAATACCAATTCGATCTACTTCTATTCCAGCCCTCTATAAATGCTTCAGTCGGATCATACCTACTTCTCATATTAGTAAGAGTTCTGTCGTATAACTCAGTTTTTGCATTGTATAAACAATGAAGTAAAAAGTAGATATCTTCATAATTATTTTTAAACTCCCATTCTTCAATATTTAAATCCCAATATATTTTTCTCACCTACTTTCATGACCAAAGTAAACGTGGTTTTACTTTGCTTTTCAACCTCTGAAAGCCTTGATTTTAGGGCATTTCAGAGGTTGAGATTTTTAATAATTTGTGATTAATACCTCACAATCTGCACTCTTATCCTTTTTCTGGTAATTACAGTTACTATAATCATGCTTTAAATAATGAACTATGTATTTATCTTTCCATTTATCAAGTAATGGATTGTCATATTTGAGATTATTACTTAATGCAAACTTAACGCCTTTATCATTCAAAGCATCAAGAGTCTCTAGTAATTTATTCTCCATTTCTTCTGTCCAGCCACCGTTTTCATTGTATGTAGCAACAGAATTAAAATATGGTGGATCTGCATAAACAAAATCACCTTCCGTAAAATCAGAAAAATCAAATCTCTCAAATGGAATATTTAAGAAACTACAATCTATTTCATTCAGTTGCTTATGAAAATCTATAAATTTTTGTCTAAGAGTGGGATTAAAACTGGATCTGTCTTTACCAAAAGGCATGTTATATTCACCTTTGGAATTGAATCTGATTTGATTATTGAACGCATAACATAAAAGCGTATAGAATTTAATTGGATCTTTAATACCTGTGTTATATTCTTTTCTAAACAGTAAATATCCTTCTTTGTTTTCTTTCGTTAATCCATACTTACTAATATATGAATCAATCTTATATAATACTTCTTCAATATTTGAACCTTGTAAATATCTTAGAAAACCAACTACCTGCTCACATATATCATTGTAGATAATATGATCAGCTTTTACATTAATACCAACATTAAAACCTCCACCAAATAAATCTACAAAAGTATTTATCTTATCTGGAAACATTGGTACAATAATTGGTAGTAACTTATACTTGCCTCCGACATAATTTAGAGGCGATTTAATATATGTATTTTTCAAATTTGTTCACCATAGTAGCTGCGCAGCTTTACTCACATGTGAACATTTATCCTTTCTTTAATTGTAATTACATTGTTATATTCTCTTGTTTGTCCTGAATATTGTATAATTTTCGTGATAAGCCAAGAAACCAAAATTTCTTGTTATTTTTTGTCCAAATAAACTATATTATCTACATTATAGTGAAACCCACCTATCTCTCCATTAAACCTACCTTTGACATACCACGCATAAGGACTGATACCTTCATTCATTTTCTCTGCAAGTTCATCAGCTTTTCTTTGATGTTCATCAGCTTCATTTTGCATAGATATTTTTTGAGAATCCCATATAAGATTTGGAATTGTATCTACACACTTTCTATACATCTCAGACTCTTTTATATATTCTCTTATCACTTTTGTCATTTTGGGAATATTGTCTTTTAATATTGGTTCATTGCTAAGTCCATATGGATATAGGATTAAAACACTTCTGTCTATACATTCCATAGATATTAATTCTTGTACACAAGACTTTGGTTCTATCAAATTATCACCTCCCAGATATTTATTCTCTTATTTCAAATAACTTTTCTACTGCTTTAACTCGCTTTGTATTGTCAATCGTTCTTTTGACTTCCTGTTGCCAAATACATTCCCATTCTGAAGGAGCTTCATGCTCACTGACTAAGACAATATTCCTCTCACTCATCTTCTCAGCCCAATTCCAAAATCTGTCATAATCAAAGTTCTTACTTGATCCATATTGTTTCGTACCCTTATATGGAATATCGCAATAAAATAAGCAGTCAACTTTATCAGAATATAACTCTTCATAATCTCCACATTGGAATTGAATATCTTCTAACCTTGGAATTTGTTCAATTAAATTTTCTTTTGCCTCTTTATAATAATTTCTTATTATGATATGGTCTGTTGTTTTACTCTTTGAATAATTTGTTTTTGCAAATCCACCATCATAAAATCTGCCATTATAACTTCCAAGAAAGCCGATAGCACCGATATACCAATCAGGATATGTATTTAATCCTTTATTAAAACATTCCCTTACTTCTGAATAATGTTCCCTTGTTAATTCATCTGGAAATTCAGTAATTTCTTGTACATTCTTCAGCAATGCAATCAAATATTTTTGATTATCTGATGCGATTTTTGTATCACACTGAACTTTGTCGATTACATTACAACCACCGCAAAATGGCTCTATGTATGTTTTGATATTATAATCTCGCAATCTTTCTTGAATAATCGGTAAAATGTTATCAACTATTCGAGACTTTGAACCCATATATTTCATAAATTACTTGGAGTAAGGAATTCCTTCTTGTGTACACGAACCTCGTCTCCTTTCATTATTTTTATTCTCTTAATCGGTTAATATGAAATGTATATACTGACCAATATGTTCCTTTAGCTCTGTTTTTAAATCGTGACCACCAATCACAAGTTCATCAATATTAAATCCTGTGATTGTCCATTCAGAATATCCAGTATAATGTCCTTGTGTTAGTAGATTTCCTGTAAGTATATAACTGTCAAAGTTCATCTGTGCTTCTTCTAAAGTACATTTTTCATCAGAGAACCAACAGCGTAAATTTGCATTTGGAATCGTGGTGATTTTCTCACCAAGTCCTCTGTTTAGTTTTGTATAATTGAAATAATCCATAATAGATTCTGCTATTGATTCATAATAATCATCAATTTCTTCAGCTAATCCTAAATTGCCTTCGCTATTACGTCCTCTCCAACCTTGTAATATTAATTCCATTTCGTTCACCTCTCTGTATTATTCTCTTAATAGATCTCTGTCCATTCGCTAATTTCTACTTTGTTATCAGGATAGCCAGATAAGCTCCATTCATTGTCGTTATATACTACTTTCCACATAGCATTTTCTCCATGTGGATTACCTTTAATTTTGCCATAATACAATCCTGAACATGGTGGTAATTCTTCCTCTGTTTTTCTCCAAATTGGCTTCTCATATACTTTGTTAATGTCATCTACTGCTTTTGCTAAATCTGTCGCAATTGTATTGAAATATCCTTTTTGTAAATCAATTATTTTTTCTAAATAATCTTTAGTAATATTGTTCATTTCAAGTATGTAAGTATGATTAATTTTAAAATCAATTCCAAGTCCAATCATTGCTCCAACACAAAGTCCTAATAATCCAATTAATACTGTTAAACAAATATACATATCTTACCTCTCTTTCTTATCATCCAATGAAACTTCGGTTTACTGTGGTTTATAAAATTTCATCTAAAGCACATTCGATTTCATCAATAACTTCCTGCTTAGTGACTTCATAATCTTCCATCATTTCATCAATAGGTAAGTGATTTCTAAGTACAATATAAAGATATTCCGCAATACCAGTAACATCATATCCTTCTACAGTTGAACCTTCCGCTAATGGCTGAATAAAACCATTTCTGATATGATGAGCTAACTTATCTGCACCAATAATCACTTTATTCCCCTTTGGAATAATCACTTTTTCTCCTGATAATGCTTTTTCAATTTCTACTTCTTCTGTTGAGGTCAAAATCTGACCAATCTTATAATCTGCCATAATTTATTCTCCTTTACTATATCCAGTCTCTTCAAGAAACTTATCAAATTCCTCTTTTGTCATATTGTTTGGATAATACATATCCACCACCATATCAAACGGCTTCAGATAATTATTCAATACATCTTCAGCATCTTCTTTTGCTTCCTGCATTTTCATATTGATATAATCTTCTCGTGTCATATTCCATGCTGTAGGACAATCCGTGACACTCGAAAATCTACAATATAATCCATTTGGCTGCTTTGATATAAATCCTGCCATATTATTCTCCTAATCCATATCTTCTTAACCATTCTTTTTTATTTAATGTAGTTACACCACGTTTCTTTTGTTCTTTCCATACCTTGGTAGCATATTCTTTTGTCATTCCTGGCACTGGACAATGCATTACAGATTTTGAAATTGTATATGGTTTTCCTATAGAAGCCATCTTCAATAAATCTAATAAATCAGTCATAAATATGTCCTCCTAATTCATTCCAATGAAATCTATGTTTCTTGGTAAAAATATTACTATATATAGTATCTATATTTTACACAAACACTATATATAGTATTTTATTTACGCCTGATACACAAAACTTGGCATTAACTGTAATTTAAACAGATTTTTCTCATGCATTGAATCAATCTTAGCTTTTACTTCCTCACTTGGCTCAATTCCATCTCTGATATATGCATCTAATTCAGCATAAGTAAATCCAAGATTATCCTCATCTGTCTTTCCGCAAAGACCATCGGTAGGTGTTTTATCAACTAATTCAGATGGAAGACATAACTCACGACCAATAGCCTTAACCTCTGTTACTGTAAGCTGAGATAACGGACTGAAATCACCAGCAGCGTCACCATATCTTGTGGCGTAACCCACCCAATCTTCTGAAAGATTACACGTATTTGCAACTCGACCATTTACTGTCTGTGATACTGCATAAAGCGTAGTCATACGAATACGAGCAGGGAGATTTGTAGAAGTCTGTTTTGACCAACGATCTCCCAACTGTGGTTTAATCTCATGCTTTAAAGTGCGAACTGTATTGCCTATATTTACAACACAACTGTCGATTCCAAGATGGTCTACAAGCATTCGAGAATAATCAATATCTGGCTGTTCTCCCTGTGGCATTAATACACCAAAAACTCTATCCTTACCAAGAGCTTCTACACATAATGCTGCCACAACACTTGAATCCTTACCACCAGAGATACCAACGACTGCCATACAGTCCTTACCATTCTTCTCAAAGAAATCCTTAATCCACTGAACGCAATCATTAGTCGCTTTCTTTACATCAAAATTACTCATGTCTAATCTCCTCTCTAACTCTCATAAGAATTTTTCCTAAATTATTTTCTCCAACACCATTCACAGTTCCCCAAATTTTATCACCCCAAGTATTACCTTCTTCGAGATGCTGATTATCAGTCTCAAGTAACTTTGCTTTGAGCTTTAAATTTTGAGTAAATTTCGCTTTTACAATTTCGTACATAACGTTGTACTTCACATCTTCCCAATCAGATCGAAGCTGAACTCTTCTGCCAAGTTTCTTTGCAGATGATGGATCTAAATTCGTGAAACATTCTCTATCTGAAAAAGTTTTTGCTGATTGAAAAGCGGCTTCATTATTCAAATATGTAAGTCCTTCATATGTAACAGGAGAAGAATAAAAGTTGCTTAAAAAATAATATTTACCTCTAAATTCATTTATCATCCTTTGTCAAGCCTCCATAATTCAACATTGCAATCATAAAAAATATCCTCTATCATTTGATGTACTTCCTCCCAATTTGCACCGCCACGAACACAGCCAATTTTATATGGCATTGCAATACTCATATTTTCCAAACCCGCATATGATCTCAAATTTTCAAAACATTTTCTTAAAGCGTTAATATCTGTATACTGTTTTCCGTCATAGCCATATGATTTTTGTGCAAATAAATTTGCATATATTCTTGCGTCAATATTAGACTGAAAATATCTAACAGAACCCAATAATTGTTCAGGTGTATTAATCGAACAAAAACTATGATAATCTTTATATACTTGCGCATCATAATCACGGATCGCTTTTGCAACACCAGAATTAAAAGCACCTTTGCAATTAACCTGGTGCGCAATAATATCAGTGTTCGAAGTGAGCAAGTCTCCATCAATAATTTTAATCATTACTTACCTCCGTACATTCTGTTTCTGATATCCGCAAATGTATCTTCTCTTACTAACTCTCCATCTTTAAATACGGTAGTAAGTAAACTGTTATCACTCATTTCAAGTAACTGATCTTGACACTTTAATTCACCGTTATCATCGTATACTCTACAACATCCTTTATGAGATTTCTTTAAGTGACTCGTATCTGTCTTAGGATCTTTGAAAATCATTAACTTCTTACCATCAATTACTCCATATGTAGCTTTCATTGCAATACCAAAAGTATCTCTTGTAACAACAATCATCTTGCCATTTTCAACGATTGCAGTGAAGCAAAAAGCTCCTACACCATAAGCAATATTATTAGCTGCGAAACCACGCTTTTCTAATTCTTTCCAAATAGTTTCTACATTAGAAAGTGTGCAGCCATCACCATAAATAATACCGATATGCGGATTTAATACCTTATAACCTTTACCATTTACAGAACCACCAAAAATCTCCCATAACCTTTCAACTGTCTTAACTGAAATCTCTACAATATCACCACTATCAGGACGAACCAAGAGCTTTCCATTATGATTCATAATCTCTTCTTTACACTGTGGAAGAATATTATTTACCATATTCCAATAATCATAAGTATCTGAAACCATACTAAATGATGTATTTGGATATAACTCTGTTAAAAGTCTCTTAACGAACGTAATCTCATCTCCATCAATTGAGAAATTAGCCCCCATTACAGAATGCTCAGTTGAGACAGCACCGATTCCAATACCATTGTTCTTACAATCGGCATTGTAATATCTATCAATATAATTAATTGCTGGAATTGTAGATGTCTTATTAAATGAAAGCAACCATGATGCTGAACATCTTGTAGCTTCATCCATACAAGACATTCCTCTCATGCCAAAATCTGCACAAGCCATATTTCCAGGCAACCCGTCTGTTGTCTTGTTATACCAATAATCTGCAATCTCACGATACATATGACCGATAGTTGCATGACAACAAGGCTTCCATAATTCTACCTGAAGAATACATTCGATCCACTGAACAAGCCAAGCAAATTTATCATCCGTATTTGTAATCTCAATACAAGGAACACCCATAGGAACAAGTGTACCTTCTGGTAATGCTCTAATCTCAAGTGGTAAATATCTTAATCTGTGAAGCTCTACAATTTTATCTAAATCATAGTTGTCTCTACCAATCTGTACGTCCATCGAATCTGTATAAAGAGTTAGCATCTCATCTTCCGATAAATCGAAGAAATTTTTCTGAAAATATCCCATTAAATATTCTTTGATAAATGCCTGTAATCCAAAGAAAACCATTTCATTCTGATTCTCTAACATTGATTTTCTAGGCACCCAATACGACACCAATTTAGTCAAACCATTTGGGTACATGCGATCATGACACTGTTTATAAGTATCTGATAATAATAAAGCCATTGTGTTATCCATAATTTTAAACCTCCATAACTGTAATTTTTTCATGACTACCATTAAATAAACTGTTTGTCGTAAATAATCTGTTCACTGTATTATTCTCCAAAGACTTGATCAACGTTCCTTTTTCTTTATCAAGAATTGAATTCTCTGTATGTGTTGCATACGCATAAATCTCAGTTACACCATGTTTCTTTAATTCTTCTGCGCTATAATAAAGTGAACCGCCATATGCGATAATATCATCAATCATTAACACAGCTTTATCCTTCAAATCAATACCATTTGTTCTAATGTCTAATCCAAGGATTTTACCAGTCTTCCAATCTCTCTTCTTTTCACCATAACAATACGGTAACTCAGGGAATAAATCTGAATATCTCTTAGCTGCACCTGCATCTGGGAAATAAAGTACAAGATTTCTCATACCAATCTTTGAAATAGCTTTATCAACATACTCTTTTGGATTTACACAATTATTGAGTAATGCAGTAGAAACATCGCTATGAGCATCTAAAACATAAACTGATGAAAATCCTAACCAATTGATAAAATCGCAAAAATACTTCAATGTGAATACTTCATCATCATTTTTTACTCTATCCATTCGTGCATTAGGAATATATGGAAGAGACAAATAATAATCCACATTAGTAAAAAATCTTTCAAGATGTTTCTTTACTAACATCAGATAAAATATCTCATCGTTACTCTCATAAATCCATTCAATCCAAATACAAGGAGAGCCATCATAAGAGTCTTCCTCAATGTTGTTTATATCAATATTTACTCTTGGTGTTCCATCTGGAAACTTGTTGATTGTTACAATTTCGCCATTAATTTTAATCATATTCTACTCTCCAATCACTTCGATCTGACACATCTTCATAGTTGCTAATGCAGCATTGTGAGTATCAGGTGTGACACCTGCACAACAGCTTGCATCTACTGTAATATCTGCATTAGGGAACATTGCCTTTAAGATTAAAGCATTTGACACTACACAAATGTCTGTACAGAGTCCAACAAGTTCTATATCGTCTTCAAAAATTAAATCATTCCAATGCGTCCATCCAAATGTAGGCTTATCAACATAATAACAATTCTCTACTTCTAATCCGTCTGCAATTTTCCAACCATGAGTACCATAGATACAATGTTCTACTGGAAGTTTCTTTCCTTCTGGTGTATTGAGATAATTTGTATCATGTGTATCTCTAGTGAAGATGATTTTATCTCCACGATCCTTATACTCCTTAATTTTCTTTGCTACATTCAATACAATTGCCTGTGCTTCCTTTGTACCAAGTGAACCATCAATAAAATCATTCTGCATATCAATTACAATTAGTGTTTTACTCATTTTGTTACCTCTTTTCTTTATTTTTATATGTATTTATTCTCTGAAAACTCAGAAGAAATTCCGCATTCCTGCGAACTTTATATTATGTTATTCTCTGTTAAAATTTCATAAAACTGAAAATGTGTGCGATTACAGGTACAGTCCAACCATCTCCAAGTACATCAGCAGCATCTTTTTCAGATATATTTTTGACATATTCTTCTGGCACACCTTGCAATCTTGCTCTTTCATCTTTCCACAAATATCTTGCTTCATCAAAATCATGCCCATTATAATCTTCATAGATTTTTGCAGAAGATTTTCTTCCATCTAATATTCTCTTTGTAACCTCTAAACAGTTATCAAAATACTCTTTCGATGGGAACACCATTGTTCCAAACGACTTATAATAGAATCTGTGAAACCTCTTAATTGGTGTCCAAAAACAGCCGTTGTAATATCCGTGAGAATCATTCTTGCAAAGGCATTTTGCTTTCTCGTTTGGTACATATCCATCATTGAGTACACTTTGTAAAGTAACTCCTTTATCTTCTGGAACTGTCACTCCTGGAATATTAGTCCAATAATATCTATCTCTAAGCTGCCCTACTACAAGAGAAGAATTGATTCTGATAGGTTTTACTCCCATCATTTCACTAATAACGGCTTCATCTTCAGGTTTCATCACTACATTTTCCATAAGGAAATATTTTGGATTTACTTCTTTCAATACTCTATTACACTCATAAAACAGACCTGAACGTTCTGGATCTTCAAGACCAATCTTCCTCTCTTTAATCATCGCTCTTGAAAAACTCTGACAAGGACTACCAAACATTACAATATCAATATTCGTTTCAAAATCTCCGACTTCTGTATGTAATACGCCATCTTTATATGTAATCTTATTCACATCTCCAATGTGAATTGTCTCAGGATAGTTGTCTCTTGTTACCTTAATTGCCACGTCCTTAATCTCTGATGCAAAATATTTACCAACATTAAATCCTGCTTTCTCTAATGCAATGTGTCCACATGACATACCATCACATAAGCTCAATACGTTTAACTCACAATAATTATTTTTTTCTTTATTCTCTGTCAAAATTCTTTAATCTACAGAGATTGCGCAATCATTTATCCTAGAATTTACTGTTAAATCCTTTCGTTTACATATTATTTTGTTGTAAAATCCTACGGAATTAACACGTCTGCTAAAACCATAGGAAAAAAATATTTCTTGTTACTTTTATTTGGAAAATTTGGCTGAATCGCCAAGATAGAAATTTCTATATTTGATTATTCTTTACATACTTTCTAATAAAACTGTTTCCAATTCGATAGAACCCCAATTATTATTTGGTTTAATATAAGCGATTGATAAAACAGAACACTCATAACCAGGAGAATCAAATGCGTCTGTAACATCCAACTTAAAAGAAATGTTCTTCTTAGTTAATTCCTGCTTTAACTCGTCCACGACATCATAATAATTTTCTTCATCTTCTCTGTAACGATGATAATATTCATGTTCTTCATCAAAATACTTGTCCAAAATTTCTTCTATAATATCCATCCATTTCACCTCACTTTAATATTTAATCCAACCATCTGTAATACCAGTCATCCAATAAATAAGATCTTCTCTATCATTTTTTAATCTTCCATCTATTACACGAGTTAAGATTTCATTGAGCCAGTAGCCAACTTCTTTCCCACTTTTAATGAGCATTGTATCCATTACATCCTTACCATTAACTGCTAAATCCTTTAGAGAAAAACATTCATCATCCTGTAAGACTTCTTCTAAAATATATTCGATGTTATCCATCTTCTGTAATCTTGTTTCCTGATTAATGTCTGCTTGTGCTTTAATATCAGCTCTACGAACATTTAATAACCTTCTGAACTGTTCTTCTCCAATTTTATTAAGCCATCTCTTGACATATTTCTTTCCAACCTCAAAAGTAGCATCATGATAATAAACTAATTCAACAACTTTCTCTCTTGTGTCATTATCAAATCTTAATCGCTTCATTATTTTATCAGTCATATCAGCACCGACTCTTCCATGACCTTTAAAATGTCTAATACTATCCTCGTCATCTTGATAACAATGTGGCTTTCCTATATCATGAAAGAATACAGCCAATCTTGTTACTAAATTATCGGATTCACAATATTCTATTGCATGTACGGTATGATTCCATACATCATACAAGTGATATGGATTATTCTGTTGAAAACCAAACATATCTTTAATTTCAGGAATGAACAACGAGAATACTTCGTGATATAAGACCATTTGTACACAGAAATCACTCGATGCAGCAATTTTACAGAACTCACTATTGATCCTTTCAATAGATATATTCTCCAAATTCTTATACATTTTAGAAATATGCCAATCTGTATCAGGTTCAAGGACAAATCCCAACTGTGAGGCAAACCGAATAGCACGTAAAATTCTTAAAGCATCTTCTGAAAATCTATCCTCTGCTCTACCAACACATCTGATTTTATAATGCTCAATATCTTCCATGCCATTAAACGGATCTACAAGACCAACTTCATCATTGTATGCCATCGCATTGATTGTAAAATCTCTACGCTTTAAATCTTCTTTAAGACTTCGTGTAAATGTTGCGCTATCAGGTCTACGACTATCTGAGTAATTACCATCAATTCTGTAAGTTGTACATTCATATCCTTCACCGTCAATTACAATGGTAATAGTTCCATGTTGCAAACCAGTTTCAATAATTCTCTTGTCCTTGAATACTTCCATCATTTCATCTGGTGTGGCAGAAGTTGTAATGTCATAATCGTGAATTGGTCTGCCAAGAATACTATCTCTAACACATCCTCCGACTAAGAAAGCTTCATATCCATTATTTTGTAAACTATGAATAATTTCATTTGCACCAGATGGAATTTCAATTTTTAGATTAGATTTCACCTTTTACCACCCTTTCATTTACACTAGCAACAAATTCATTGATAGCCTTATAATTAGGATTATCAGGAAGACTTGTGTTTTTCTTCGCATAATCCAATCTCTTTTCATAATCATTTACCATTTCAAAGAATTCTGGGATTGGCTGATCGTTGCTATCCAAATACTTACCATTACGAATGTCCATAAGCAAATCATGCTCATCTTCTCTATATGTGATTATTCTCTCTTTTTCAAGAATATCTAAGCACATCATATAAAGTCGAATGAGATGCATTGAATGTTTTGCAATCTTACCATGCTCAATTGCTTTCTCATTTCTTTTACCAATCTTGCCATACTGACGAACTGTGTTCTGAAGTTCATTCCACATAGAACAATAATCTCTTAATGGGTAATGATGTAATTTTACATCCATAAATATCTCTGTGTCATAACCTTCCTGCACAGCTTTATCAATATATAATTTCATAGAATCATCTTCATATGGTGTATATTTCTTTGTGAAGTCAGTCTGCATAAATTCAAGAGTCTTTAGAATATGTTTCTCTAATTCAGACTGCGACATCTGATGTGCAGCTTTCTGATTTAATCTGTATAACTGCTGATTAGCATAACCGCCAAACGAATGGCAAGCTCTCTTTGATAAAAATAAATGTGCATTATCAATTAACTCCTGACCAATAGGTGATACATAAAAGTAATGTTCAGGCTTATTTCCAAGCATTTCTATTGTATTAGGATTGGTGTTACTCAATAATGCAACCAATTTATTAAATGCATAAATCGTGGTATCTGTTTCATTGTTTACAAATTGCTCAAAATTCTCATTAGTGAGAATCTGCATTTTACTATTCAATGCACAACCACGAATATCTAAATCACTACCTTCATTATTTGTTCCATATGCATGACTTCCACCAAGAGTTAAGATAATGATATTGTTACCCAAATTCTTATCTGTTCTCAGGAAGTCATACTCTTTTGATTTTAATTTGTCCTTAATCTGTTCAATTATCACTGTCTTAGCCTCCAAAATTCCGCAAGAAATGTGCGATTCATTCTAATGTAAAATATATACCATATATAGTATATATTACTCGTTTCTAATACTATATATGGTATATCCATAACAATTACTCACTTAATTCTGCAAGTGCCTTATCCAGCTCCTCATCAGACATATTTTCAAGTGCCGCATCCTGTCTCTTAGCCTTGATTTCAAGCAATCTCTGTCTCATCTCAGCATCTTTCTTAGCGTCTTCTCTCTTCTTTTTCTCATCCAACTTCACACTAACAATATACTTGACAATTTCAATCTTGTTAGAAATCTCCTCATCTTCCTTTGATTTGGTATTCAGAAGACTTTCTTCCTCTGACTTCTTTGCTTCCGCATTGAGTGTCTTAAATACTGAGTCCAAATTTGTGAGAGATAACGCCCACAAATCAATTACGTTAATCATTCCTCTGAATGGGAACTGATAGTTTGCTCTTGTTGCATTGATAAATAATTCGTTGTTTGTCATAATAATAATCTCCTTTTCTAATTAAAACTTAATCTTCATTACACGCTCTGTTGCACCCTTAACCTTAACAACTAAATCTGCTCTCTTTGTCATAGAGAATCCAATTCCTGAAAGCTGATCATCAGTATCTTCTACATGACACTTAGCACCTAAAGCCTCAAATACTCTCTTGTGCTTTTCAAGGTCACTCTTTAAGAACTCATTGTAATAGCCATTAGGACTTTCGTTGTTTACACAATCCTTCAGGAAGAAGAATAAATGTCTGTGACCAATTCCGTCCTGCTCGTCAAAATAGTTTGGACTATAACTGATTACTGATACAGGAACGAACTGATTTGTATTTACACCCCAAATCTCACGGCTTGAAATAGATGAATTTCCTGCTAATTTTTCCTTAATTGAGAAGTTTCCATTCTCATCGAGTGTTACTTCTGCAACCTGAACCTTTTCATCAGTTCTCATTGACTTATCGTAATCAAACTTGTAAATTTCTCCATTAAATTCAATCTCAGCTCTAAATCCATGCCTTACGCTTCCTGAATACTGGTGTACAAAGAACTTATAAACACCTGGTTTCATTCTTGACAGGTCTTCCCAAGTAATATTCTCTACTGCAACCTTTCCATCTGGATGAACAATATCAACATCTAACTGACCACCCATTCTTGAAACACTTGGCTTTCTACAATTTCTAAAGAAAATTTCATTCTTATCTGGCTCAATACAATGTGCATCAAGATCGTAATTATCATGACCATCTTCGTTCCACATGATAGAAAATCTAAGAACACCATCAACATTGCCACCAGCCGCTTTAACATTCTGTTTCATATCAGAGTCGGTAATATTTCCTGAATAAGCCCAAGATAATCCATTATTCCACTTAAACATTGTCTTAGCATCTGGATTAACTGGTGCAATCATAGAAACAAAGTTCTTCTCATGTTTATTCTCTACAAAAGCTTCAATCTCCTTTGCAGTTGGAAGTACTTTGTCAATAAAATCCTGTGCTGAAATTTCTTCAACTTTTGAGAACTTCTTAGGGTTTACAGCAACATCCTTCTCCATCTGACCGAAAATATCATCTGCACCAATCATTCTTCTTGCAGCACTCTTATTTGAGAACAATACATTATTTACAGTAATATCATTCAGATTAGCAAATCTTCTCTGTAATGAATCCATATATCCAAGTTCTGTAATGGTCTTCTTTGCGTCCTCAAGCATCTTCTTTGTAAAAATAGCCTTTGGACGCTTATAATTACTTGGAGCGACAATCTGCTCATACTTCTTAACTGCTGTGTCAAGATCCATATCCTCACTTACATTGATAAGAAGTGTTCCAATGGAATGATTTCTAATTCTACCGATAGCCATACCTGCTGTTACCGACTTCTCCCAAGCATATAAATCCTTTTCAGTATCAGAAGTCAGCTTATCATATTCCTTCTTATACTTCTTGAACTCTGTAAGCACACCTTTCCACTCTTCACCCTTGTAAAGTGTATTTGAATTGATAAGTTCAAGAATTGTATCAAGTGCATCCATAGTAATTTCATCAAGAGAACGCTTAAATACGTTTCTTGTATCTCTGAACTGTCCCTTAACTTCCTCATTTGAACGGCTACTTCTATTTACGAACTTGCTTGGAAGCTCTAAGAAGAAGTGATCCCACTGATGAGACTTTCCATTGATTTCCTCAAAGTTAAAATCTGTACCAATCTTAGGGAACTTAGTTGTATAAATATCTGTAACTGTATGAGCTTTTACGAAAGTATCAAGTGCATCACATACTGGCTGATATGTTGTATCACCAAGATTCAGTTCCCAAATCGTATGAATCTGGTTATCATTGATAGTGACAGCAGAACCAATATTCTTAATAAACTGTCTACAACAACTACAATCATGTTCTCTACGCTCTCTGAAAATCTCATTTGTACCAGCAGGGAAGCTATCAAGATATGTATTCCATAATTCATCCTTATCTACATTTACCTCAAATAAATGTGTTGCCTCTTTCTGCATTTCATCGAAGTGCTTCTGTAAAGCCTTCTTAAACATCATAAATCCATCCATGTTTTGTACCTCTTCTTTCTTATATTTATTTTTTTGTTAATTGTTTCTACTGTTATATTCTCCGTTTATAATCCAAAGGAAACGAAGTTTTACTGTGGTTTCTGTTCTTTGTCTATAAAATATGTATTTCCATATTCATTGACTTTCTCTGTCAAATTCATTCTTGCGTAATCAAGAACGTCCGATGCGAAATTTGCCATACATGAATAACATAGATAATGTTTAGTTTTTCCTACACTCATTTCTACTAACCCAACTTCTATTCTTCCGCAAATCTCACATGACTTATTTCTAATACATTGACTCATATAATACCTCTTCTAATTTACCAAATTCCATTTACTGTCTTATCAATAGCTTCCCTCGTATAATGTTGTCTTTACTGTTGGTGACTTCACATGCCATCCTTGTGTGAGAACATCACCCTTGATTCCTCCCGACATACTGTACTGTACAGCAATATACCCAGCAGGCACTCTAACTGTTGACATTGCCAAAAGAATTACTGCAACCACCATTACAACTGCTGTAACAACTCCACCTATCACTTTTTTCATAACTTCTTTGTCTCCTTTTCTGATTTGTTATTTTTTTCTATTTCATCTGTCGAAAAAACTTTATTCATTTTATTGGTTACAGAATTACCAATTTTATTGAATAAAGGTGACAGTAGAAACCATAAAATTATTAATCCTATTAGAACTAATATAAAAAATACTGGCATTTTATTATTCCCCTCCTTACTTACTGTCCCATTCCATTTCTAATAGCTCATCATAGGTCGCAGCATTCTGAGATAACTCTTTCTCTTCCAATCGTTTTTCTCCGCTGATTAATAAATCAATAAGTCCTAAAACTTGGTTATATGCCATTAACTGTCCTTTCATTATTAATTCATTATCTTGAGAATGGCGTACTTTCAAACTATCTTCTCCTACCGCAATACAATCATTAATCAATTTTTTTAAATTACTTAAATTGTTCATTTTAACACCTCGCTATATTATCTACATCATTCACAAGAACATCTCCATCCTTAATTACCCACATACACTGATAATCTTTCTCAGCACAGAGCTTGGTAAAATCAGCATATGACTGATATTTATCTGGCTTTGCCATAGCTCTGTAACATTGTTCTCTGTTTTGACAAGTCGAGCTTGTACACATAGTTATATCAGGCATTTACGATTTCCTCCTTTACTCTATTTGCTAAGTAATCATCAAAGCTACGCTTCATATATGTATAATTAATTTTCTGAGAAGGACTAAAATTAGTTCTGTCTTTATAATTTTGAATCCACTCTTCAAACTCTTCATCTTTATCTTTATTTGCTGCATATATCATAAGTGCAATTAAAGCAACATAACAATTTTTGTATAAAGGTGATGTAATACTAATTTCATACTTATCGAAACAATCATCTACACAATTTGCATATAACTCAACATCTTCAGTTGTTAATTCTGAACTGATATTTTCTTTAACAAACGATAATATTTCATCATCACAACCCGTCTTTAGCTCAGATTTATTATCATTTGTTACCTTATTATCAGAAGACTCTATATTATTCTCTGTTTCAGTTATGTTTTCACTAACTTCTGAATGTGTTTCTCCCTTATTATATGTAGCTTCATTCTTATCTTCTGTTACATCTGTTATATGTAAATATTCCTTCATGAGTTTTTCAAGCATGTCAAGTTTTGTCTTAACGACTTTCTTATCTTTAGTTCTCTTCTTTTTATCATATTCATTGAAACTTATGTCATAACCATCAATTCTCTTATCACCTAAAATCTCATTAAATTCTTTCAAGAAATTGATGAACATACAATCTTCAAAATTATATTTTGTGAATTTCTCAAATAATGCTGTCCATAAATATGTATTTTTCTTACTAAAGAGATTTTTATACTTATCATCTCCTAAGATGTTATATAATCTAGTTGCTAAAGCATTTATTTTTTCAAACTCTTCTTCACTTGCATTATCTTCAATATACATACCCATTGTTTTAACTACTGATTGCCATTCATCAAGATGGTAAATAATCATATCTGTTTCACAAAGTATTTTTTCATATAATCCATTAGTGAATTCCTTGTCAGAATATTCAATACAATCCTTATAGAATCTGTTGTTAGATATTATTTTCTTTATATTTTTTGCATATGTAGGAATATATGTAAGTGCTCTTTGAGCTGCTTTCATATTTTCGTGTTCGTTATATATACGAATTCTTCTGGATATATCTTCTTTAGTTGAATCAGGATGAACTGCTAATCCTATCTGGTACTCATCAAATTTCATCTTTAACTCTTCTGGCAACTGACTATAAGTTTTATTTTTTATATCACATACTTCCCACTCTTTTATAAAATTATCATTACCATCAAGTTTATAATTTCCATTTTTATCCTTAACTTTAACTTGATAAGCAATTTCACTGTCAGTAATATCTTTGCTAACAGCTTTATTACCATATCTAAACATAGATAATGCAGTTGTTCTCTGTAAGCCATCTTCAACATAACTTTCTGAATAATTTGACGTTTCTCCTAAAATTAAAGGTGGAATATATTCTCCTATAAGAACAGATACAACAAGTTCATTAAACATTCTATCTGTATAACAGCCCATTGCTCTTTGAGTATCTGCGTCACCCTTTACATCACCTTCTTTAAACTTGTCTAAATATGACTTCAATGTAAGTGTTTGTGGTCTAACTGGTTTTACTGGCATTAACATATATTTTTCTCCCTTCTTTAACTACATTAATATGGCAACATTTTTATAAGATCGTAACCCTGACAAACAATCATTGTATTCATTTGCGGTTATATGTAATATTTTCAATATCTCATCTTTTGTATATTGTTGAGATAATAGCCTCGCCACTCTTTCCTGTTTTCGTGGTAATTGCTGTAAATATAACTCAACCTTGTCAGTATATTCTTCTGTAAATATCTCTTTCTCTACATTCTCTCTTGAAGGTAAATTATCTTTAATATTTTTTACCTCGTCTGTATTCATATCTAATGAAATATTCATAATAATTTGTGGTTTACCCTCATCATCAAGAATTAATTTTCCATTTTCATCCCTTAAGAGATTCTGACGCTTTAGTCTATATTTATTATCTCGCATCCAAGTACTTGTTTTTCTTGCAATATTACCCGTCAGAAAAGTTTCAAATCGAGATTTATTTTGATCAAATGAGACTACTGCTTCCATAAGACAATCCATTGCCACCTCATATAAATCATCGTATTCACTGACTTCAACTTTTCCATGCCAAATCTTATGACATATTCTTTTCAATTTTTTGTTTTCGTTGTCTGAATAATCATTAATAATTTTCATCATTTCAGGATTATTGTTAATAACCCTCATCATCTCTTCATTAATCATTTCTTCTACCCGCCTTTTGAATTTCTTTATTCATATATTCCCCGAAAGACAATTCAGAATTCATAACTTTAATATGTTTAGTTTCTCTTTTACATTTTGGACACTTACAATATCTATCATGTCGATTTCTTTCTCCTGGTTGAAAACTCATAGTCTCTACCATAGGAATTAAACAGTTTCTACATATCACCATAATTAATCCTCCAATATATCATTAGCCATTTTCCAATATTCCGTTCTACCTTTATAATCATCGCTAGTAACCTTACTGAGTTCTAATTTTATCTTTTCAATGTTATATCCTTTAGATATTGCATCTTGCATAACTTGAACATACCTTATACACTGCTTTATTCTCTTATGTTTATCTCGAATATCATCAAGTAAATATCCTATCTTTGCTACCTTATGAGCTTGTGGCTTCTTACCATTATGTATCTTCTTATATTTTTCCAAAGCATGATTAATATCACTTTCTGCACTATCACACTTTGACAATTCTGTATTTAATAAATTCTTATATGTAATCAGTTGGTTGTCGTCCCAACCTGCTAATCCTAAAATGGAATTAGCTTCTGAATTAATCTTATCTAATAAGGCATAGTCAAAATTACTTTCATCTCCTATATAAACATTTGCGTTTCCTCTATAATAAAGAGATTTATCAGACTTCTGCCCCGTATCCACATCAATAAGATTATATTTCTTAATCCATGAATACTTCTTTCTGCTGTTCTGTACTAATGACCTCGCCTGTTTGTAAGTAAATTCCTTTGCCATAGAACTTGAAGTTGTTATCATATACTCACCTGACTTCATAGGATTCTCCATGACATAATTCTTTCCATCTGTTAAAATAAACAAAAAATCACTCCTCTCTGATTTTTGACGCACTTTAATAAGCCTTGGGATAACCAAAGAAAAATTAAAATGCTATTAAATTGTTAAAATTTGGAAAAATTCTGCGAATGCATTGATTTTTATATAATTGATATGTATAATTTAAATGCGTACTAGTCTTTTTCCCCCAAGAAATAGATTTTGTATGTTGCTTGACTAGAAAGTTGGTAGCTGGCTAGTCAAGCTTTTTTATTTATTTCCTTTTCCATTATATTACTCCGAACATACATTTGTGTCAATATAAAATCGAACAAATATTCGAGTAAATCATCTCAACAAAATATCATGCATAATTCCTCTTTTAATTATATTTTGTATATCTTGTTCTGTATTGAATAGCTGCATATGAGGGATATACTCATCTTCATTCATGATTATTGTTTTTGATTTTCTAACTAATAAGCACCCATCATCAGGTGTTGCAATTTTCTTTGAAGAAGTATTATTATCAAAATCCATTGTAAGTATTACTACATTCTTAGGATTTTTCCCTTCAGCTTTCAGCTTTTGTAATCTTTCAATTGCTTCGTCAATTGAGGTATAATCATAAGTTTCCGTTTTCATACAATTTTTCTCCTCTCTTACATCATAGCCAAACTTATTTTCATTGCTTCCATAACACGAATACTATCTTTTTCAGATAATTCACCAATTTTAAATTTCAACCTATCTTTATCAATTGTAGTAATTTGCTCAAGAGCTACAACAGAATCATATTTTAATTTATTAACTTCATCTTTATGTAACTCGACATGCGTTGGCAATTCTCTTTTAGACTTCGTAGTTATAATTGCAATAATTGTGGTAGGGCTAAATTTATTTCCAATGTTATTCTGAAGAATAACTACTGGTCTTCTACCACTCTGTTCAGAGCCTTTAGAATCATATTTGGTTATATCAGCGAAATATATTTCACCACGTTTAATTTCCATTATGTTAGCCCTCCTTTCTTTGTTTGTTCCTTTGATATTTTGTATTATATACTTCACTATATATATTGTCAAGTATTATTACAAATATTTTTTATATTTATTTTTTCTTTTATATATGGTATTCTATATATAAATAAACTTAGTGAGGTATTTTATATATGAAATTAAACATTAAAAATCGAATGAAAGAACTTAATATTACTCGTTATGAGCTGGCACAAAAAATCGGAGTAACATACCCTACTATTGATAAAATTTATAAAGGTGAATCTACTTCAATTAAACTTGATATTTTAGAATCAATCTGTAAAGAATTAAACTGTTCACCAATTGAAATACTTGATACAGATGATGCTCAAATGAAACGATTACTGACTTACACAAATGAAATTAATAAATTAAATAATAAGGACGATACACATTAATCTGTATCGTCCTTTACATATTACATCTTAGATAACACATTTTTCATTCCCACTGCACCATTTGCATAATTTTTGACAGTTGTTTTTACACTACTATGCCCAAGCTGCTGTTGTACGAATGCAAGATTTCCACTTTGGTTCATTATAGTAGCATAATAATGACGCATCATATGCGGTGTAATACCATTACCATAATTCTCAAATATCTGCTTAATATTTTTCTCTGTTGTACGTGTACCGTTTTTATTAATAAAAACTGCTTCTGTATCAATAATATTATCCAATGTCAACCTATATTCTAACCACTCTCTCAATGCTTTTAAGGCTGATCCGCTAAGATATACGGTTCTATTTTGTATTTCTCTGTACACACCTTTGCCAAGAATAGTAATGTATGGCATTTCTTCCTTCAAATGTAAATCAGATAAATCTAAGCCAGCAAGCTCTGACTCTCTTATACCAGTACCTCTTAATACACGAAAAATAGCAATATTCCTATTTCTTACTGGAATATCCTTTTTCCACATTATCTTCTCTTCCATGTCATTAAGCTGCTTTTCTGTTGGAAGTTTTTTAGTTAAATTGTTTCCAGATGGAATTCCTTTATATGTTACATCTTTGAAGAATTTATCTTTAATTTCAGTCCCCTTTACTCTACTCATATAATCCCAAAAACTGCTTATAATATGTTTCCTAGTTTCTAATGTTGTAGGTGACATTCCATTCTGTTCTTTAGTCTTTAAATATAATGTAATGTCTTCTGCCATAATATCGGTAAAATCCGATGGCTCAATATCTGAAATTCTATCCTTGTTAATAATTTTGTCTTCAATAAACCAATTGAGCAAATCTACAATAACTCCAAGATAATTCAACGCACCTGCCTTACTCTCTATTTTAACAGTGAAATATTTTTTCATATATATAGGAAGATTTAATTCATCCAACTTCCTATTAAGCTTTTCAGTATTTTTGTTTTGTACTTCTATCTTATAACACATAATTATCAACCTACCTTTCTAAAATCTTCTGTATAATAATTCTCTCTTTTTATCTTTGCAGCCTCAAAAATTTCTTCATACGAATCACAAAACCTAACCTCAATACATTTTGTAATTTCGCCACAAGTCAAACAATATAGGTCTTTAACATGTTTTCGTTCTCTTTGTCTCTGTCTCTGGATTCCTCTAGCCAACATATTTTCATTCATACATTTCATACATATGAATCTTGATTGTCGTTTTGGATTTCCATTTTTATATCTACTCATTTTTCTCACCATCCTCTAAAATTGTTAGTATATTACACTGAGCTACAATCCCATACCCTTCCTGAATTACTTCCCGATTCTGTAAATCTTTTGGAATGTCATATAACATCCCTTTCCACAGTTCCTTTCTTAATGGATCTGTTGTGTCTTTCGTTTCTGATGTTTCAATCGTAATTGGTACATTTTCGTTATTTTCTATAAAATCTCTAATTGTTGTCATAATATCACCTCATTTTCTGTAATAAAAAAGAAGCAGTTAATTTCTGCTTCTAACACTTATTTCTATATTTGATTCACCTTTAATAAGAAAGCAATTTTTCTTTTGGTTTAGTTACCTTCTAACTAAATTACCAAATAAGTTCATTACCTGTTCTCTTGTATATATTTCTTTATTATAAGTGACTCTTGTATCAAAATGATACTCTTTTAATTTTGCTTCATCTAATTTCAATACACCATAAGCAATCATATCGTTTAATTCATCTATTTTGATAAAACACCCATTAGAATTGCTTTCAGATACATTAAAATCTGAAGGATACATTCTATCCATAATTATCACTCCTTAAAATTACAAAAAGAAATCGTCATTTACACGGGTTTATATTTTTGACGATTTACTTTCTGCCTTTCTTCAATAATAAGATTCAAAACAATTGTTAGTCTCCTCTTTTTATTTGAGGAATCAGCCTCTCCGTATATCTTAGTAAGTTTACCTTCATATTCTTGTTGTAAACTACATAATTCGCTTTCATATTCTATCAATTCTTTTAGTGTCATATTTGTCACTATATCACCTCTTCCAATTTTCCAACAAATTCTTAGTACCCATTACACATGCAATAATACTTAACATCAGGTTCTCCACTAACATGGCGATACCCCATTTCTTTTATTAGCCTTAAACCTGAATTATACTGCTTATCATTTGTATAGTTATCTTTTCTTGCCAATTCATTTATAATTGATTCCATTTGAATTCTCCATTATTTACAGTGAAATTTTACCACTTCTATAATCTTCTATTTTAGTAGTTCTTTGCGTTCCATCTTTTGTATTTTTTATCTGCCATAGCACATATACTTGCTAATGTGTCGGTTACTATACTCTGTAAACCTTCCATTTAGTCAACCAATGATAAAATATCATTTCTATCAAAGCCAATCAATTCATCAGATTCTATAATATCAGCCAATATATTAACAATTTCTTTTTGTGCTTCAGAATCCCATTCCATAAGTTCCTCTTTTATTATCTTTGCACCATTTGATTTTGCAATATAATAATCTTCCAGTGTAGCAAAGAAAAATTCATATTGACTATCAAATGGTGGCATTTTACTATTCTTCATATCGTTTAAATATTTTAATGTTTTTTTATTTTCCATCTACATTACCTCATTTCATCAATTCTTCAATTAAATCTAATACTTCACATACAAAATTTCTGCCCACATTGAGAACAATATGTATTTGTAGAATATACATTACTACCACAAATACTACACCGATGTACAATTTTTGATTTTCCCAATAAGCCAAATTCTCTTTCATTAGTTGTGGGGATTCTCTTTTGCTTTCTTACACATTCTTCTATAGTATCTATATTAGCCATTAAATCTTTAATATCACCAACAGTTATAACTCCATTTTCATTACTATATGCAATTTTAAATTGTTGTATGGAGATCAATGTCGCATTTATTTCTTCTTCATACATTTATATCACCTCAATCTCCTATTAGCCAATCTTTTCCATCACAAGATTTGTGTTCTTGGACAATTTCATCAGTTAATTTTATATTTTCAAAAAATCCACTACCAATTGCTGCACAACCATATGAACAATATTTATCTGTAAACCCAGTTCTTACAACAATAATTGAATTTTCAAGTAATGACTTGCCACATGTAGAACATTCCATATATCTTACCATTTATATCACCTCTTCCAATCTTCCCAATAAATCATTCATTCATTGGCTTTTTAATTACAATTTTTCTTCCACAAATCGGACAATAACCAATATTTATCCTTTTGCTAAAAGCATCTTCTGCGAAATCATATCCACAACAAAGTGTTACTCCGTCAATCATTATTGTTCCATTCTGCCAAATTGCTAATGTTTTCTTTTTGTCATCTAAAATTTTTCTTGTCACATCTTCATCGAAATTAGTAACCTTTAATACTTCTTCCACACAGTCTGTAGGATAAGAAGAATAACCTACTGCGAATTTTTCTATTTGACTTTTTGTCATATCATTACCTCCAAACTAAAGAAATCATCATTCATCATATTGTGGGCGATAGGGATTGAACCTATTCTTACTTTTGTCAGCCTGATTACTGATTTACGAGACTTGAACTCGTTTGCTATCGTCGTAGCAGCCCCTATATTAGCTACCCACATAATAAAAACAATCTTTTACAACACTTTAAATTTACACATCGCAAATTCAAAAATTGTTCCTTCAGATAATTTACCGGGATTATCCCAATTTCTAAATCTGCATAATATTGGCTGCCATATTCCCACATTTTCTTCTACTCTATAAATACGTCCAAGTGTAAAATTTCCATTATCACTTGAATTATCAATGCATTTGCACTGCATATATAATCATCTCCATTCATTCATCTTGTTACTAAACTTTTAATATCTTGCCAAAGCAAACATTCTGCATTTTTGTTCCATCTGACATAGTTGTTGTGGAAAGCTGTGCTATCTGTCCGTGATTACCAACCTCTTCATCAGGAAAAGATTTGTTAATCAAATCAATTAACTCTCTTTTCGTTAATGCCGTATGTACTACTGTTTCAATTACATTTCTATTTTCCATTTATATTACCTCTTCTAATCTTCCTAATAAATCATTTTTCACTTCGATTATTGCATTCAACCTTGATTCAGTTGCACTAACCTCGCAAGCTTCTACATTGTAAGTCATTTGCTTTTCTAGGTCAGATTCAAGTCTGCCAATTTCTGTATCAAGCTCATTAATATATTCTTTTATCTTTTCTCTCATATCTGGCTGATTTTCATACTGATATAGTTTTTGTAGTGGTTCTTGCATTTTTTGATTAGAATCTAAATCAGCTTCAGCATATACAAACATACACTGATTTTTTATAAATGGCATATCCCAATTTAATTTCTGTATTAATTTACTAATTGCCTTTCACCTCAATTCCAAATATCTCACAAAAATCTTTGTCCTTAATAACATCAGCTATCTTAAAATATCTTCTTGCAATCTCATTAAACATATCCCTTTCACAAATTGCTTCCGCTGCTTTAGGATGATTGCTTTCTATAAAAGACTTATATTCTATTACTAAATCAGAAAATAACTCTTTTTTATTTTCTCTTTTACAACTAACTCTAATATAACTATCATAGCATTCTTTTAATTTGTCATTTGGAATACCTATAAATAAATTTCTTCTTAACATAATATTCTCCATTTCTATACCAAAAGAAAGTTAAATTTACTTGCCTCTATGTTCTATGAACCATCTATTTGCTATTGTATGAGTCAATTCAATTTGAAGCATTAATACAGTATTTGCTCCGAAATCTTTTTCATATTCTTTTTTAATTTTCCCCAATTCGTTATCATCTGGAAAACCAGATATTTTTTCTGCTTCAAGAAATTGTCCGTATAATACAGATAATTCTTCATCCGATTTTGTTTCAAATATATTCACATGCATAATGATCATTCTCCCTTCTTAACTTGAAACCTAGAGTTCATTTGTCTTTTTCAACTGCATCACTAACTCTAACTCTGCAATTTCCGTTTTCAGTTTCTTCATGTATAATAATGCATTAATGGCATTGTCTTCATAATTTGATTGTTCAATGTTTTTCATATCAATTCTGAAATATTCTTGTTGATTTTCCAAGTCTCGCTTCTTTGCAGCTAATCGCTGTTCCAATACGTCATTCATATTATTCATTCCTTTTCATTCATAAGTAAACTTAGATTTCTTAGGCTACTAATGGCAAAATTCCATATCCATCATCAATAATTTCAATAGCCTCTTCTAGCGAATCCGTTTCGTAACAATCCCAATTTGATAATCCATCATAATCGTCTAAAAGGATAACTGCTTTACATATATCTTTTGCTTTAAACCTCTTTAAATAATTATGACATTTATTTTTCATTTCAAATTGTAAATCATTTTCCTTAAAGTCAGGTAATTTCTTAGAATATAGTTCATGAAGTTTATCCATAACATCATAGATACTGATTTTATTACGTTCTACAAGATATTTACCGTCTTCTCTATCATATTCTTTATTATATCCCTTGTTAATTCTGCTAATCCAAAAGTCATTTGTATCCATACAAACATATACACCTTCAAATTTGTCATTGTCTGTTGGGTAACAGTCAATTTCTTCTGCTTTCTGCATCTCTTCTACGAGATTACTTGCATTATAATATTTTGCAAATTCCATTAAATCATTCTCCTTTCCATTCCACAAAAAAACTTGGATTCTTGTCACTTTAATATTCTCTGTTTTAATAAGTAATGGTGCTATAATTTATACAGCACCATTATCTTCTAAAAATTTTCTATACATATTTTCAATTCTATTTAAATCATCTTTGTGCAAATCACCGATTTTGAATATAAAGCTATCTTTTGTAAGTAGCGTTACTTTTGATACTCTCGCAGTTGAAGCCAATCTCAAACTCGCTTCTTCCCAATAGATAATAGGAATATCATAGGGATCTTCTTTTCTTACCTTATGCTTTGTTATCTTGACAGATAATACACCAAGTAAATTCTCATCAAGCACCACAACAGGTCTATTCAGTATTCTACTTGGATCTTCTTCTAATGGAAATTCAACAAACCATACTTCTCCTTTGTTCATTATTCAATACCTCTTTCTTTTTTCATTTGCTCAAACATATCATCCCATTCTGATTCAGTTGCCCAATCATCAACAGAAGATATTGTCGCTTTTCCTTCTTTATTATAATTTGTATTTTTCATTGCTAACTGATATGATTTCAAGTCATATATTCCCGTATTCATATCAGGATGAAATGGTAAAGCCTGTTCTCTTACGGCTTGTTTAGCAGCCATTGTAAAGAAAGTAGTCATATCCATTCCAAGATTAGACATAAGCTCCTGTAATTGTGCTTTCAGTGTTTCATCAATTCTCATTGTTACATTTGTATTTGCCATATATATCACTCCTTTCTTTAATATTATTATATTCTTCACTTGCATCACTGTCAATACATCGTTATAACATTGCACATAAAAACTATTGTTTACTCGTTTCCATTTATTAAAGATCACAAAATATGTTTATATATACAATATTATTATTTATTCCTACATTAATTCTTCTCTATATCCTATTGGTGTAAATTTAGTATCATACTTTTTGTCAAAATTTCTTAGATAATCAAGAATATCTTCATTAAATTGATGCATAACTTCCATTGTTTTTTCTTCCGCTTCTTCCCTGCTCATTTCACTATATTCATAAGTCGAATCATTTTCTGTGTCGTCAACAAAACTATATGTATATTTAATGGGTTCAAGTCCTACTTTCTTTAAATATTCATTTATATTTATTCCAGCATATGATGCTTCTTCTGCTAACATTTTACAGATTATATCTGCTGGCTCTGACTCTGAGATAAAAACCCTTTCACAATAACAGTGAATGTAATGTCTATCATCGCAAAGTTTACTTATTGCTTCTGCCTGTTCTTTGGTTGCACCATTATCAATTGCTATTTGTTCATTTTTTTTATGATGTTCGGTTGCCCACCTTGCTTTACCTTCATATGCTTCTTTGGAATAATAAGCCATTATATTTCCTCCTGTACTTGACATTTTCTTATTACTATATTATATTTTAATTAATTTCTACTTTTGTAGATTGAAGTGATTTGTTAAAAGTTTTATACAAATTACATGGCGAGGTTTTAAATACCTCGCCTCTTTTTATATTATTTCACTCAATAACTCAATCACTTCATCCAGCTTATCGCTTGCCTCTTCCATATTGTCAATTGCATCTTCAGAATACATTCCTCTTAAACTACCCTGTAATCCTTCTGGCATGTTATCAAATGCGTCCTGTTCTTCGTTTAATATAGAAGACAACTCACTTGAAACTTTCTTCAAATCGGTTTTAATCAAATCAATTTGAGTTTTGAGTTGCCTTATCTTTTCTCTTCTCTGTTTATTCATTACCTATCACCCCATAATGCATGGACTACATCATAATCACTTGGAAGACAAGAATAAGTTGGTGGTACTGTGAACATTGAATAATATTCATCTTTCGTAATCTCTATCCCCATATCTCCCTTCGCTGTTACATTGTATTCATACTCTTTTGCATCGGGTTTAACATAGAATTTTCTGTAATGAGTTATACCATTCACCTTATAATCCATCATGCAAGCAATCACTTTACCTGTACTTAATTCTGTTGCTACCTCTCTTTTAAATCGAGGCTGATATATATTTGCTATTAATACTTTATGATCCTTCGCCCATTGAATTTCCCTATCTTGGTAATCAGCTTTCAACTGTTCAGATGGACACACATAATCGGTATATATTTTTCCACTGTTTACTCCTGTTTCCGTCCTGTGATAGATTCCTTTATTGTCAGTATATCCACCGTTTATAATTTTTTCTCCGTTAATGTATTCTCTCATGCTATTATCACAATAATGATGATTTCCATTACTGTCATAAGAACTTGTATATTTCTTCATTGCTGCATTATCATAAGCGTTCTTTGCAGCAGCTCCACCAAATAATCCTAAAGACATTAATAATCCTAACATACTTTCACACTCCTTACATATTCTTATATCTTTCTTCTCTCTTCTTGGCTTCTGACTTACTTAAAAATCTGTTTGGAATTGTGAATACAACAATCCAAGCTATAATTACACTAATTAACTCTATCATAATATTTACCTCCGTTTTTACCTTTCCACTGTTACTATATTAATTATATCATACTAACCTGAATCTTGCACTGTATATCCATGTATTGAAATGATGCATATAAACAAGTCTTAATCCATACTCAAATCCTTCAATGATATCTGAAGCATATAAAAACCCTTTAGAATATCCTTTATAGTTATTATTTGGTTTAATCGTAATATAATCACCTCTCTTATGCACTTCATGTCCTCTTTTAGACATTTCCTTCTTAAATTCTTTGTAATTAAACATAGTAATTATCATTCCTTTCCATAAAAATAAGAGATTGAATATTCCAACCTCTTACATATTCTCCAAGTAAATTTCCGATTCATTGGTTATTCGATTTCTTCGTGTATCATAAGAGAATATCCATCCCATAATTCTACATCAATAACCTTTGACAATTCTTTATACAATTCGGGATGATTTATCTCAATATTTTGAATAGCTGCTATAACTGGTTCGTTTCTATCACCCTTAATTGCAATTTTATTTATTGCATTTACCTTACTTGCCTTCATATTGTTTACCTCTCTTCCCAGTAAATCATCGTTTCATCAGTCTATAATGTCGAAAATTTTTTATAACTATTGATTCTTTCTAATTCTCTATATAGAGAGCCGTCTGTTACATAGATGTCTTCTGTGTCGTCTACCCATTTTCCATCTTTTGCTGTGCTAATTCTGACTAAATTAGAATAATCTCTGTCTTTTGACGCATCGTATTCCTCGTCTTTGTACACATGAAGAACTAAATCATTATTCTTGCCAAACCCAAACACTTCTAATTTTTCATTTGCAGATAGGTCATTGCAATAATCAATAATTGTATCAATACTTGGTCTATTTAATTGATATACGGTCATATTATTTTCTCCATTCTACTTATAATAGCTTATTTTTCATAAACGCCAATGCAAAGCTCTTTGTCAGAATATCCAATATCCTGAAATTCCAAATATCCATCAATCATTTCCCATGGATAAGGATAACTTCTACCTATAAGCTCTTTTTCAGGAATTTCTTTCATAATTCTGATGTCAAGTTTATAATCGTCATCTAAGTCGTTTAAAATTTTTCGTAATTCTCCAACAGTTTTAATCATCTCTACCTCCGTTCTTCCATTGAAACTCTTGTTTCTTCCTAATCCCAATTAACAAATTGTTCAATCTCTTCTTTTTCAATTCCAATTCCGTCTAAAAGAAGCAATAATGCATTCACTGTATCTTCTTTATCCATCGACTGAAGCCAAATCCAGTCAAGAATATTGCAAATCATCTTTCTTCCATCATTATCAATTGTAAAATTATCCAAAATATACTGCCAAAATTTTTCTTTCATATAATCACTCTCCAATCTTAAAATGAAATTGCTATTTCATATTAAAATAATTTAAAGGAAGATCAATTTCCTTTTCATAAAACTCAAATTGACTTCCATTTATTTTTCCAGTATTTACAAGTTTTATGCTTTCCGTATCATCTAACCAATGACCTGCATATAATGAATAATAATTATCATCATTAGGTATAGTAAAACAAACATCTACTTGATCTTCCCAGTCAAGAGGAATCTCCTGAATTTCTGCATTTTGTGGAATATTTACTAAATCCATTAGTTTCCGTGCCAAATCACTTTTATTAAGACTTCTACAATCTGTAGAAGTTGTAGTACATATTTCATGTATAATTTCCATAAAATTAACATTAATCATCTCGTATTTTTTCATTTTCATCACTCCAATCTATGCTTCATAATCAAATTCGCTTAATCCACCACTTGCAAATACATATTCTGCTACATCTGGAACAAATATCATAAGATTATCAGGATATTTTCTTTCATCCTTAATTGCAAAATATCCTATTTCTTTTACATCATCATTTTCAAAGTAATAACCCAAAATCATTTCTATTAAATTTTTCATTGATGTTTTTGACTCGTATTCCTGTTCTCTGATCCATGCAGCTATATAATCGTAATCGCACCATTTTTCTTTTGGATATGTGCTATAATCTTTTTCCTCTGTCCATTCACCTGTCCACTGATCTACCATACTTATACCTCCTTGTAATCTTCCAATAGTTCATTTAAGTTGTCTTTTCTCCACCGATGAAGTTTTCCATCGCCAGTGTAATTCCTAACAACTCCAACCTTACGACCTGCAACTTTCTGATCGTGCTGTATATACTGACGAACAGAATTGTGATGATGCCCGTCACTATGTACCTCAATGTATTTCTGCTTGTTTCGTTTATTTTGATATGTTTTTACTCTCATTTTAATATCCCTCCAATCGTTTCCACTCACCATCAATCCGTTTCCATGCAGTAGGATTTAAGCTATATAATTCTCTTTGAAATAACTCATCATATCTTTTGTCCATCTGCTCTTTAGTATTGAACATTTCTTCGTGGTCTAAATTGCCTTTATTTTCACCAGACAGCTTATATATTCGCAGTTTATACATTTCAATCACTCTCCTCGTCTTCATCTTTAAAGAAAATCTCAAACGAAATATTATTCTCTTCTAATTTACTACCAATCCAATCTGCCATTGTTTCGCTATAAGCATCCTCATCCGTCCAATAAGTTTCTTCTGCTTCCCTTATAATTTTTTCTGCCTTTGAAAAATTTTCGTATATATTAATTACAATCATAAAATCAATCCATGTATTCAAATCTGAATAGACATGAAATCCGCTTGTAGGTTGTACCATTTCAATCACTCTCCCTTCAAATTAGGACACAAGCCAAGACCACCATCAATCTCAGGTAATCTTCTATATGCATCTCTGTGAATACAATCTTCCTTCATGCATCTGTGACAACAACATTTCTTATATTCCTCATAACTCATTTTGTAATTTGTCTCTTTAAATCTCTCTTCTGTCATCATATTAATCACTCCTTTAAACAATCCTTATCAACAACTGCAAACAATTTAATTTCCTCACCAACTTCGCTTTCATCAAGATCCAAATCTTTAAGTAACTCTGCAAATGACTCATATGTAAAATCTTCTTTATACAAGCACACATCATGTACTGTTGGAGTACACCATAGATATAATCGAATAAATTCAATTAACTCTGTCCATTCGCATTCCTGGCAAATCCGTCTTGCACATCTTACTAATGATTGAACAAAATCCTGCGTCATTAATCCGTTGCCTTCGAGCTTCTTAATCTGCTCGTCAGTAATTTTCTTTACATTACTCATTCCTTTATCCATGATATAGGAAATAACTGCATTTCCCATTCGTGAATCAAACTCTTTTTCAATAATTCTACCTATTTTTGTTTCATAATATTTCATAAAATCAACCTCTCTTCCAATCAAATATTTTTTACCTTGTGATAATAATAGGATGTTGTCATAACACCAATCTTACAAGAACAGCATTTTAAATATTCAATAGCTTGTTCAAAAGTATCGAATGGAATTATCTGTTCATCACCACATTCATCTACATAAACAGCTAACCATTCATTATGTCTATATCCATATTCAATCATCACATATCCTCACTTTCTATTCTGTCTAACATATCCTCATTAATCTTCCCAATAATTCCAAGTTGTTTGCACATATCCAGTAATTTCATTAGTTTTGTATGTGCTTTATCTGTTTTCTCTGGCGTATCAAATACTGTATCATCGAATCCAATCATTTTATAAATATTTTCCAACATAATTTTGTACCTCCTAATAATCTTCATCAATACATTCATCTGCTTCACTATAATATTGACCGTCATATCCATTTTCCATTAATTTTTCCCAACAATTATTACACACTAATCTGAATGTAATTCCATGACAGTCTCTTGTGAAATTCATATCATTTCTTTCTACTTCCTTATTACATACTGGACAAATTCTAATATCTTTTTCTTCCATAATTATTGTCTCCTATTCATTGTAAACAGTTCTTTCATTTGGAATTAAAAAAAGCAGATAACATTCTCTGCTATCTGCTTAATTATTCTCTCTATTAAGTTGTATTCATTGCTTAATTTGCATCTTCCTTATAGAACGGACAATTATCTTCTCCGTTTGTATAATACTTATCCGTTTCATCCTCTGTCATATTGTTATACTGACTACATTCAGAAGTGCCTGTTGAATTATCATACAAAAAATGTTTACAGCTATTACAATTTTTCATTATGCAGCCTCCGTTCTAATTCCTCAATAGTTTCTTTGAGTGTACTATATTCTCCATTAGTTCCCTTAGATTGTACCATATTATCTGTTGTCAGTAAATTATCTTCAATAGCATAATGAAGAAATCTTCCATTAAGTAATACCTTACAAGGTTTCAACACATGTGCATATCCCTTGGAGTTTATAAACCAATACAAATTATACTGTTCATTTTTGTATATTTGATTTACATAATAACTTGTTACAGTTCCTTTTATTTTTTCCAGGGTTAATAACGCTGCACCTTTATATGGACATAACATTTATATCACTCCTTCTAAAAACATATTTTCATTTGTTTTTGTTCTGTCTTATTCGGTGTTCGCACTAACTTATTTCCATCTTTTTCTTTTACAAATAGCAGATTTTCTTTTGCCATATCATCAATAACTTTCATAATATGGTTGATTGTCTGACCGCTTCCATAATTCCGACCATCATTCAAACCAACTCTCCATAATCTGAATTGATTTGCAAGACCTTTACACACATCAAAAGCGTAAAAATATTTAGTTTTCCTTGTAGTAACGCATGTTTCAAATAATGATTTGCGTATTTCTTTGTCTCTGCTTTTCAGATATTCCTCGTATTCGTCATCAGTTATATCATAAACGGTTTCATGTAAATCAACCCATCTTAATGAAAATGTTTTTGCTTTTTCTATAGCTTCTGCGACTGACTTAATCTCATTTTTTAATACTTCGCCACTATAATTCTGTGGATGTATATACAGATGTGATTTACCTTTTGTATATGTAGCGCATACTCCATTAAATCCTGGTTCATTACATTTCCAGCCAAGACTTGTAAATAATCTATCAATTTCCTTTCCAATAGTTTCTCTTTCATCTGCTTCCCAACCACCATTCATGCCATCATATGTTGGTGTATCAATGTTAAAATATACATTTGAATATTCATTTCCATAATCTTCATCAGGATTCCAGTTATTTGTAAGTGCGTGATCTTCTCCATATTCATAGCCTAATCCATACTGATGATATTTTATACTCATAGTCATTTCCTCCTTACTGCATAGCATATTCGTATCCATGTTTTAATAATGTTTCTGTTATTTTTCGCTTAATCCAAGGCTGTAAATATCTCCATTGTGTATATGGCTTTCCATAATTGAATCGTACATAATCTGGATAACCTAATCCATTTTCAGGCGTTTCAACTTCTACATACTCACTGTAAATTCCGAAACATCCTACACCTTTTAAAAGATAGAATTTATATTCTTCTCCGTTGTATTTTCGTACAAACAATAATGTCTTTTCCATATCAATCAACCTCCGTTCTATATTTCATAATCGCTTACTGGTTCTGTATAACCACTATCCAATTTAATTTCCGTTGTTTCATAGTCATCATAAACACTCTTTTGTGTTCCTCTTGCATGAATAATCTTTGCAAGCTGCATAATTACATATCTGCGTTCACAACCATGCTCATCATAAACTTTATGTGGATAATATAATGCTCTACCATTGCAAACTGTAAAATCATCAAACTCTTTTCCATAGAACTGTTCACAATCACTAGCATGTAAATTCCGTAATGCGTGTTCTCTAATGTACTGTTTCTCTTCATCTGTTAATTTATCTGTGTTATCTAACAATGAGAAATCAAACAAGATATTTCTCTTGCCAGTCTCAAATGAATCGACATATTCTAAGTTGTTTTCCTTTGCTGTCTTTTTAGCTGTCTTGTATAATTTATATTCTTTAATTTTCATTTTCGTTTACCTCCGCTTTATATTTCTCAAACACTTCTTCGCATCTCGCTTTGTCACTGCTCCAAAATACTAAATGCCAGGAATAAACCCATTCTCCATTTTCAAAATATTTATATTTCTCTTGGATTTCCCATCGCTTATTCCAATGACTTCCAATTCCTTCAACCATTCTGTATTTCCGTAACTGCACCATTTCATTCACTCCTTCCATTACAAAAGGCAGACACAAATTATTGTGTCTGCCTTAATATATTCTCTATTTCTAATCAATCTCATCACACTCTAAACTATCAACATCCCAATCAAGTTCATCAATCGGCTTATCCCACAATCCATTATCATCCGCAATATAGTTCATAATCTTTGCAAAACTACTTGCTTTTACCTTTTCCATTTCCTCTGTAAATTTATAAGTCGGCTGCATAGCATCATCGGTTTCATAAATATACACATCAATTATATTGTCACTGTTTACAAATGCTTTGATAAAACCCATCTCATTTTTATGGAAAATGAGAAACTCACATAATCTGTTATTACAATTCCAATCAAAAGGTGTGCTGTCATTACCATTCATATAATGAATAGCTCCGTTTGTATAAAGCATTTCATCTGTTACATTAGGGCACATATTTCGTGCAACCTTAAAAATTCTTTCGATTTCTCTTTTAAATTCATATCCATTCATATTATTTTTCCTCCTTTGGAGTAATTAAGCTCATAAGATTCTCTCTAATATAGCCACAGAAAGCATCAATACTTCCATTTCCAATAGTCCAACAACTGTCACCATCATAGTTCCAATGAATAATTACTTCATGCCCTGCTGTGATATTAGGTAAATCAACATCTTCCTTTCTCGCATACGAACTATTTGAAAGAGCTTTAAGATATACATATCTTCTGATATTCTCAATATCTCTTTCTGTTTCTGCATTGAAAATCTCTACCAGATATTCTTCAGAACATTCATCATAAATATCATATTCGGAAGCTCCATTTTTCTTATTATCAAGTCTCTTTAACTCTTTACTAATTGCAAACAGTGCTGATTCTTCATATTTTTTACATTCTTCTTCGTTACTAAATACAGTTCCATCCTCTGCAATGTATTCAATTTTTACCAATTTTTCAATTGTTTCCGTTTTTCTTACTTCGTTTACCTTCATAATTTTAGTCTCCTTTTATTATACTATATATTGTATTTGCTCGTTTCATGTACCACTATATCTTGCAATTATTTTACCAAGAAATTACAATTTACTTTGCTTTATGGTTGTTGATAAATCCAATTTCCATGTCTTACCTTATCACTATTTTTACTCCAAAAGCCTAATTTAACCATACCTCTAACGCTCCCTGTTTTATGTATGCATGGGCAGTTGCTTGTAAATCTTTTACCAGTTGCGTTTTCATACTTTCTTGGACTACTGTAATATGCCATATAAGCACGCTCCTATCTGCTCCATTGACCAACTTTATTTCCGTTTATATCAATGATGCTTCCGCTTGTTGCACCATCTTCAAGTTCTCTACAAATACCTTCAAGTAATCTTTTGCATTCTATAGCTTCATCAAATTCACTTGGTTCACCTGTGTATGGATCACAAAACGCTGCATTGCCTGTTTTAATTTCAATTTTCAACATAATTCTCGCTCCCTTCCAATCCGAGTACATAGCGATCTCTGTACCCATTCCAAAAATATGATTTTAAATCTGCAAGAGTTTTTGTACCATTTTTTAGTTCCTCATAATCTGCCTTTAACATATCTGAGGTGTAATTTTTATAGCAACAAATACATGAATGAAATTCTTTTCCATTTTGTGCATACCATCCCTTGTTTAATGGAAATGTTTTCTTTGCGATTGTACGGAAAATAATTACCAATCCGTTATAGTCTGGCAGCTTGTGTTTATCGCTTAAATCTCTAAGCTCAATTTCTATTCCGTCTGGTGTAACGGCTTTATCTATGACCTGCATAATTCTCTATCTCTCCACTTTCTAATCTCAATACTAAATCAAGCACTTTATCTCTATACTTAATCATCTGTACTGCTTTTCTAAGTGTTTCCTTTTCACCAAATTCTTCAGGTATAATATCAATCCCATACTCTACAAGTTGTTTTTCTGCCTCATACATTAAATCTTTTGCATTAGCTTCTGGAATATAATCTTTACCTCTTGAATCTGCAATTCCAGCTTTTACATATTCTGGACAACATAAATCAATAAACCGTGGTAACTCTTTTTCTAAATCCATCATATATGTTAAATCAGGATCAAGAATACGTTTAGGTTTACCGTCTCCCCCTCTCTTTTCCATCATTTCTGCAATATCTTCTGTCTCATAAAACTCATTCTCTGCAAGAACTTTTCTCTGAATCTCTTCTGCATTTGCCTTAATGGTTTCATATAATGCTTTCGCATTAAAGTAATTGCTTTTCATTTTGCCAAGCAATACTTTGTCATACTGAATCTGTGGTAACATAATCATTTCCTCCTTACTTTTAACATTTTTTCTCTATACTCATGTATCTGTTCCAACGTCAACCACTCAGGCTTTTCATCATCAGCAAACGAATTCCATAACTTTTCCATTTCATCACAGTGTTCCTCCACCGATTTGAAATACAAATGACCTTCATATCCGTTTCCGTTGCCCAAGAAATATTCGCAATCTGTTTTATATCTATCAAGCATCATATAATCAAATTCTCTTGGATGTCTTACGAATGGCTCGTCACATTCAATTTCTTCTGCAACTCTTGTATTTGGTTCGCCACATATTTCCCCCCATTCTTTTTTGTAAGCACCTGTATAGAGATCAAGTCCGTTACGACCATTATTTTCATCAAAATACAACTTTCCATTTTCGTCCTCATAACAAGGAACTTCCATATATCCACCGAATCCTACAAATTTTACTTTCATACTAATCAACCTGCCTTTCTAATCATCAATCAAATGCTCAACATCTGCCTTTTCTGTTAATGGAATAGGCGTATCAAGCGTTCCCATACAGTAATCGTAGTCCCACCAGTCTTCATCATATCCTGCTTGTAACGCTTCAATAATGTGATTAGCAAGAAGGTAATTTCCTTCATCTATCTTTAACTTTGCGAACTCTTTTAACCTGTCAAGTGTTGTAATCTCGTCTAACTCTTCATTAAGTTGACTCATTACATCGCTAAATGATTTCTCTTCAAATTCTGCCCTTGTCATACTAATCACACCTCTCTAATCTCTTTTAACATGTTTGCTTTGCACATCATCAAGTTCTCTTTCATATCCTCAATTCGTATATCCATAAACTCTTTGAGTGCCTTATTAAATTGTTTTTCTGTGATGTCATGACCATAATTTGCAATCACAACATCCATAACTTCTCTATACGAAAAGCCATTAAATAATGTGTCGTTCTCATGTATCGGTAAACTATAAGTAAACTCTTTTCCATTCCGTGAATCCGTTTCAGGATCATATAACCATCTGCTCATATTAAACCTCCTCTATAATTCCGTTTTCTGCATTGTTCCAATAGTATTTCTTTCCGTTCTCTACATTCTCAAAAATTACTGAATATGAAAATGTTTCAAATGGTGTGAATACTTCACCATCACAAGTTGCTGGTGACTTCTCTGTATTCCAATCAATACCAAGCTTTCCATTTACTTCTTTCACTGTAAACACAGTTCCATAATTCCGTGTTTTAATCTCTCTGTCGCATGTGTCGTACATATGTACTTTTACTTTGTCATTTACTTTTAACATTTTGCATTCCTCCTTGTAATAAAATAGGCAGCTAGGTTTTTATTCTCCTAACTGCCTTTACTGTTACTATAAATTTATTGCGTTTCCATCTTCGTTATATTTAATCGGTGCAATGTGAACTACATACCCGATTTCTTTTTCTTTATCATAAATTTCCATTGTACCACCTGCACAAAATTCAAATGAGAATCGCTTATCATCCGATTCAAGTAATTTAATCAAATGAACAGTGAGTTCGTTTAAGTTCCGTGCGTCCTCTTTTGAATTTTCAATACTTATCATTTCTCTTCACTCCTTTTCATAAATCTCTAATCTATGTAACAGATCAAACATTGCTACATATCTACCAAGATTCCGTTCTTTAAGTTTATCATTGTCATTCTGTATCGCATTATCGTAATCTCTGTTTACTTTATCAAACTCATCCGCAATAATCTCAAGGATTTCATCCTTTGTCTTTTTACATGTATATTTTGTCATTTCTCTTCACTCCTTCCCAAGCAAATCTTAGTTTCAATGCCATCTATAAATTTCTTTGTTTCCATTTACAGTGTCAGCAACCAATATGTAATCACCTGTTGCGTAATGTTCTCCTGTATACATTGTACGAATAGTATCGTTTATGTATTTTCTAAATGAAAAAGATTTTGCAAGCACCTTTTTATCACAATCCCTTACAATCGCATATGAAAACAAACCTCTCTTTTCCACATGTGAAATACTGGTTTCTCCAAATACTCTAATGTTTGATTTTTTCATTTTTGATTCCTCCAATCTTCTAAAGAAATGCGAATTTCAAATACTCATCGTTCCATCCAAATAATCATTTAAGCCTTCAAAATAATCTTCGTTTGGTTGTTCCTGATGAACAAATCCCCGTTCGCACTGTTCTTCATAAGCTGCCTTCTGTGTTTCTTTATAAATTATTTCATCAATTCTATTCATTTCTCTTGCCTCCAATTTCTAATGAACACGAATTAGTCTAATGTTTCTTCTAACATAGCCTTCAAGTATTCATGTCTGAATTGCATTTCAAATTGAAATATCAAATCGTAAAAATCAATATCTGGATATTTTTTAAGAAGATTACTTGCTGTTTCCTTTGCAAATTCGTTAATTCCATTGATTCTTGTTTCTATCATATTATTTTTTCTATTAATATTCTCTCTTTTCAAATCGACACCTCCTACAAAGAAACACGCATTTTACTTTGTATTTACAGCTTCTACTAACAAATCATGATATAAACAACAATCAAAATTGTTATTCCAATCTAACCTGCGTCCTACCTTTTTCTCTGCATCTTCCCAAGATAAAAGATAAGAGTATTTACGTTCAAATTCTTGAAAACCCATTATTTTACCTACCTTTCACTATGAAATATCCATTCTAATTAATCATTGCTCCATTCACCATTTAACACTTTATTTATTTTTACTTTGTTTATGTCCTGGTCGTTAAGAGTAATAAATGAAATGCCTTTAAATTTCTCAATTAATTCTTCTCTTGGCATATCCCAATTAAACACTCTTAAATATGTCATTACATCTTCTTTTTTCACATATTCTCCGCTCGTGAAATCATCATATTTCATTTTATTTTCCTCAATCTTTCCTAGCTTTCTATATCTGCATTATTTGCACCATCAGAGAACCCATCATCGTATCCCTTGTTGTACATTGGGTTCTCAAACTTTGTGTTTGCTATCGGACTATCTTCTTCAATACCGAACCACTCTTTCTCTTTATCTGTCATCTCACAACAATTTTCAAAAAATTCAAACGCACTTTCTCTATCATCGGAAATAAGTCCATCTTTAAATGATGTTGCTAACTCTTCAAGTCTTGTCCGTGGAATATAATCTGCGTTTACTTTTTCAAATAACTTTTCAGTTGCTTCATTAAGTGCAACTAATTTCTCTTTATCATTTGAGAACATATAATATATTCCATGTTCCCACTGCTGTCCCCATCTTTCTGAAGCAGAGTATCCGCAAGCTACAATATAATTATTATCTGTTTCAATAAGCGAAAAATTTTTACCTTTTTCATTTGATACTACTAATATTTCTCTATGATTTTCTTCCATATCACACCTCCAAGTTATATTCTTTAATTAATCTCTGTCTTACCATATCATTTAGATCCTTATTAACAGGCATTATCCTATGCGTTGTTCGATTAATATACACGAAATGACTTCCCTTGCACCTTGTCGGTGTATATCCGTTCTTCCGTAATATCACATCAAAGTCACGCATTCGCTTTGACTTTCTAAAATTGTGCATAAATCTCACTTCCTTTCTGTTATATATTCTCTGTTGTATAAAAATAACGGCTTGCCTTTCGGTTTGCCGTTTAGTTACTAAACTTTTTAAGCCATTCATCTGTTTCCAGATAATCTTGATAGTCCATATCAATCAAACCTAATTCATCTGCCATTTGATATAGCTACTCTTTGCATTCTTCACTTCCATCTTCTGCAAGTAATTTACAAAGTTCCTGAATAACAGGTGTTACCGTTTCTCTTGCCTTTGATTCTTCAAACTCAACAAGATAATCGTAAGCATTACAAGCAATTTCCTTTGGTGTAAAATTACCCTTCCAGTTTGCATTGCCATATTCTGCAATATCATAAAAATTTCCATATTCCATTATATCTCACCTCTTTCTATTAAATAATTTCTGTATGCATTTTCGCTTTCAAACTGCTGATATTTGCCTATTGATGGCACAAATCCCATATAAGCAAATCCGTTATAATATCCGTTTGGTTTTTTCATGCAAATATCCTCCTTATAAATGATTTTATTCTGCCTTTTATACTGTCAGCTTCTTCAAGTTTCTTATAGTATTTTTCTCTTTCTCTTCTTTGAAACATATAAATTTCTTCTTCTCTTCTGATATCTGCATCAGGTCGAAAGTCTACAATCTGACTTCCATTTGATGCTGTAAACATTATTGCTCTCTGCATTTCCTTTATACCTCCTTTAATCTTGCATCACGCATAATCCGTGAGATTTCATTTTCCGTTTTTGCATTATGAATCTGTATTATTACTTCATCCGAATAACACAAATCTCTTGCTGTTGTAATTGCTGTTCTCTTGTAGTTGTACATTTCTCTTGACATATTAATATTCTCCCTTCTTTATCTTACAAAACCTGAATATTGAGCTTTGATAATTGTGTCGTCATAGATAATATCCGTATAATTATCATGCATTATTAATGAGCAGATATCTCCCTTGATCCAATCTTCTGTGTTATCTGTGAATATCCAAAGGTTTCCGTTGAAATCCTTGGCTGTTATTTCGTTTCCGTTTACACACTCAATCACTGTTGACAGTGGGTATGTGTGTTGATTGTAAGTTGCCTTTTGAACTGCTCTACCTATAAATAAGACAGAAATTGATAGCGTTACTGTTAAGGTTGCCGTGAGTAGTTTTCGCTTTTCATGGTTTGTAAATTTAATTTCTTTTCGCATTGCTTTAATTTCCTTTCTTGTAGTATTGATTTTGGGTATAAAAATAGCACCCTTTGCGTTTGGGTGCTTTGTTAGTGTGGTTATTATATTTGACGCAGTTTGAGTGTTACATCTGATTTAATTTTGCCTGAAGTTCGGCTATTTGAGCTTCAATAGCTTGTTTCTCAATTTCTTTTGCGTTCCATTCCGCATCTGGAATCCATTCCATAATTTCAAATGGTTGAACACAAAGATATTCACAAATACGGTTTAATGTGTCCGTTTTAAATACTTCATTTTTACTTATTTTAGATATAACATTTGTACTTATTCCTGTATCTTTACAAAGTTGTGTTTTTGTTATTTTGCGTTCATTTAATAATTTATCAAGTTTATAATATACTATCATATATTTTTAAACCTCCCTTCATATGCTCAAAGATAGCATATTATTTGACTTTTTTCAAGTGTGGTTTAAAATAATGCACACTATAAAAGAGCAGACTTTTTGCGTTGTCTGCCCTTCTAACTATGCATTATTCTTTTATTGTATCAAGTTCCGTTACATTCACACCCAAAGCGGATAGAATAACTTTTAAATCTCTATAACGCACCTTCATTGACTTATATAAAGGCGTTTCCTTTTCTGTCATTCCCATCCATTCCTGCAAGCGTGAAAATTCTTCTACACAAATTTTAATTGTTTCTTGGTTATTCATTTCTTCCATCCTTCCACCGCCTTTCTAATTATAGTATAGCGGATTTATTGCGTGTTTACAAGTTGCTTATTTAACATACATTTCACAGAATACAGCCATAAAAAGCTTGTTAAACTGTGCTTTGCTGATAGCTGTTACAAGTGTATTGTCATTGACAATCTTCTTACTCTGAGCATATCTTGCACCAAACATATCTGACATATTCTCAGCAAGTTTGCTAATCTGAGCCTGAGAACAATTCTCAATACCAAGATTTACAAGAAACTGCTTGATTGCTTCTAAAAAGTCGCCACGCTTATGCTCATTAATCTTTTTGGTATATGCTTCATGCATACCTTCAGGAATAAAAACATAAGTCTCTTTCATAGACTTTGTGAGTGGTTCAACAATAGCTTTGTGTGCAGTTTCAGCCTGGCGAATTTTATTATCTACTTCTATCCGTGGAAACTTAGCAACTACTTCATCAACATTCATGCCATTATCAATATCATTCTGACGGTTTGCAAGAATAGATTCTAACTGTGCTTTGAGAGGCTTTATCTCTGCTTTAAAGCGTAAATCTTCTACTGCTATTGCAAGAGCTGATTCCTTAAAAGATTTTAATTGTGTTGTTGCTTCCTTACTCATTTTTGAGAAATTAATCTGATTCTTTGCCATAATAGACTCCTTCTCCTATTTTACGCATAGGTGCAAATTGTATTTTTTGTTGTTTATTATTTTGTAGTGTTATGCACACTATAAAAGGCTAGAACTAGAGCCAGTGTTACAATGTTGCAAACTATTATTCTTATATCCTAAAAAGTAGGTTCTTTATAGTGCGTACAATGTTTTCTGGATAGACTTCTAGCCTTCTAACTATGTATAACATTTTAGCGTTTTTAAACATTTCAAGGCATACACCACTTGCCGTATTTTACACTTACCTACTTCTACATTTAGGGTGCACTTATAGAAGGCAGTATCAGATTGAGCCAACAATCGACTTGCGTGGTAGCGTGTATAAAAAATCGTATTACCGATTTACGCCTATTAAGTTATCAAAGAGCAAATCTACAAAGTGCGTAAGTTACAATAACCCACTATGCCGTCAGATTTGAGCCGTCAAACAATCGTTATGTAGATGTAAAAATTGTGTGGACTTTTTCACTGAATCGTGATAGAATAAAGAATGTGAACGGCTTTATTCTTATAAAGTCCTGGCGGTGTGGATGTTGGAGCATTTACACCGCTTTTCGATTTCAAAGTGCGTAGGGTTGCAACCCCTGATATCTGCTATAAGTTGGAGCTTGTCAAGTGTTATCCGCTTGACTTAATGCAAGTATAAACCCTTGCTTGAAATCTGTCAAGGACTTTTTGAAAAAGTTTAAATTCAATCAAGAATAACTTTTTGCTATGTCCTTTTGACATTTTCGATTATAAAGGTTTGCTTGACTTTTGTCAAGTGGCATTTTAAAAATCTTTTTAATTGACTTTTTATGTATCCGCTTGACTTGTCTATTATAATATACCTAGTCTTGTTGAAAGTCAAGTATCAATTTTAAATATTTTAAATCTTTTTTAAACGATATCAAAATGATATCATATAGCAAATCAAACCATCTAACACAGTTTTAAAAACTACATAGGTTTGCTCAAAAGTGCCAGTAAAAAAGAATGGTTAATATATATCTATTAGCCATTGTTTTTATGTGTGGGGGGTACTTAAAACTAAAATAATAGTCACATTTTGGCAGCATCCACTTAGCTGATTATTCCACACACCAACTCAAAAATTTAACCCCTCCCAATATTCAAAATCCCCAATAAAATCAAGCAAAATCCCAACTTTCCCATCTCAAACTCCATATCGTACCCCATATCGCTTAAATCTACCAACCAAGCCACTTTCAGCCATTTCACAACAAAAAAAATTAAACTTCCATCTTACCAAAAACCCACCCGTAATTCCAAAAACATCCTTATTTATAAGCACTTTTACCGATAACCATTTTTAATCCAGAATCATCATTATAATCAATCACATAAATCATAAATCTCTAATCTACAATACAGGGGGTACATAAAAACCACATCAGAAAAAACCCAAAATTACCTATATACATCACAAGAACAGTCAAAAAAATCCAATACAATCCATCAAAAAATCCTACTATAACAATACCAAAAATCCCATTTCTCATCTAAACCCTCTATCACGCCCATACACAGCATTTTTATTTCGTCCTACCAATAACACCTAAAGTCATTTTTACCCACCTAAATACTCAAAATACAAGGTCAATTTTTTACATCACCCAAAATCACATTAACCATTTATATATATTCATACATATTTACTATAAATAATATTATCAATTCTTACACCTATATAAAAATCCACTCTCACAGCTCAAATTTCAATTTTATCCTCTACCCTAACAACTAGCCACCTGACATATAAAAATCCAAAATAGACTCTAAATCATACATTTTTCTCCTTATATTCCATGTAAATAATTTTATATCAGAACAAATTTAAAAAAGAGAATATAAAATTGTATAAATCACATTTCTAAGGAGGGTTTACAAATGAATACATATTTAATACCAACAACAGCAGCATATTGTTATGAACCATATGATTACATTTATTTTGTTTATGCTGATACACCACAAGAAGCTTATATAAAAGCATGTACGAAATTACAAGGAGAATATATACCACTTGAATCACAAGAATATGAATCATATCCATTTAAATTGTACAAGCCAGATGATACAGATATTTTCCCATTCCATGAATCAAGAAAATATGATATACTTGCAGAAGCATTTAAAAATACAGAAGGAGCAGAATATATGGCGTATTTCAATGTAAACTGGAATGATTATATAGAAGATATAATTAAAATAGCAGATAAAGAAAATTGGTCTAATGATACATACCCTAATAATAAAATTCTTACAAATTATATGGTTCACACATATAAAAAATTATCTTCTGAAAAGAACGTAATTATTAATAATGAATATGCACTATTTAACACAGGACTTTTTACCGAATTCTATCAACCAATATACGCATATCAAGATAAAAGCAAAAATGGATTAAAGTTTCTTACATCATATGATTTAGGAAATATGAATATTTCTGATCGCCCACCAAGAGCAAATTATTTTGATGATCCATCTCTCTTATTATTTGATTGGCACTACGAAATAAACATTAATTATAAACATATATTGAAAGATATTAATAATATTGAAAGAATTCCCGAAAAGCTTAAAGATAGCAAAAATATTCTTAACAATCTCAATGGTTCAATAGAAACTATGAAGAAGCGAGTATCAGCTAATTATAAATTGGCAATACCACAATATTATGAAAATAAGATTCAGTTATTACTTCCATTATGCTTAGAGGATGATACTACTCCATCATTAGCTTTAACTGTAACTAAAGTAGGAAATTATTATCAAGGTCACACATGTTTAACACTTGATATGGCATATAATAATGCTCGTCTTATTGCAAAACCAGAATCTAACTGGTTATCAATATAAATCAAATAAATATAAAAAATTAACAGGCGGCAATTAAGCTGTCTGTTTTTTTTATTACATAAATTTATATTATTCTTCACTATTCTATTTAATAATTCTTAAAACTTAAATCTCTTTAAGAGAACAATCTATTGTAAATAATCATTACACCACTCTTACCAAATAAAAAAATAAATTTAAAGGAGGATTCTATATGGGTAACTTAAAACTAATTACAACAGAAACATTTAATAACTTATCATGTAACTTTTATAGAAATATATTTGATGAATTAGCATAATCACTTCTCAATCTATTTAGGGACAAAATCACACCTCACAGAAAAAATTAGCCACTTTTTTCTCATACCCTTATAAGTTATCACCTAAGACATAAAAATTGAAAATTACTCTCAAAAACTCATTTTTAACCCACAGATAGGGGTATGAGAAAACTATATACAAGCTCAAAAAGATAGTATGTGCGTAAGCACAAGATGTAGCCCTTTGATAAGGGCGGTCTTTTCGCAGCGTTAGCAAGAAAAGAACATCTTTGGGATAGACAATTGAAGAGAGAATAATATATCAAAGGAGTAATCTATGATACAAGAATATGAAATACCCAAATATAAAAAACCTAAGAAAAGCAATATCTCAAAAAGCAATTATAAGTCCAAACACAAACATCAATATAAAGAATGTTTAATTCAATATTCGATTGTATTTGCAGGGAAAACATTCATAAACACAAAGTTATATGGATATTGTTTCATCTGTGGAAAAATAGGTTCAGTTAAGAATGGAAAATATAAAGCTGAATTAGAGCAATTAGAAAAATCAAGACAAGGTAACAATAGTTTTCTTATTGCTATATCAGGCGAAGAAATATATGAAAGATATCATAATAAGTTGCCTATATTTTATATTGAAGATCCATTTGCTAATTATGTTGTTTTAGAAAGAGAGAATAATACAGAGAATAATTCAAAAGGAGAATGATATTATGAAGAAACCAATTTTATTTAAGAGAACAAGAGAATCCGTTGCTAAGAAATTATCTAATCATATTTATATAGATATCATTAATAGCCATGACACAAAATTAATAATAAATAATTTTACATTATTAGAACTTATTTATATTGAACGAATATTAAAGAAAATAGATTCCATGTCAGAAGAAGAGATTCAAGAATTAATAAATAGAGAATGATCTTACAAATTTACATCATACATGTACCCAAATGAAAACATTAATTCAAAACACCATGTACCTAAATCAACCAATAACAATCAAACAAAAAAAATAAAGAGCTTGTATGAAGCGTAAGCGAAATACAAGCGTAATATTCTTCTCTTGATAATATGAGTCTATATAGATATTGACCTACACAAATCCACACCTGACATGTACCCAAATGAAGAAATTTTTTATTTTTGGGTACGTCATACATGTACCCAAATAAATTTTTGACAATTTTATAAATGTAAAAGTTCACGACTTTTAAAAGTCAAGATGGAGAATATTATTTAAGAATAGAAAGAAGGTGAAAACAATAATTTGAATTATGTAAAAATTCCACGAGAAATCATCTATAATAAAGATCTCTCATCTAAGCGTGTAATAATCTTCTCATATCTTTGTGTAAGGCGTTCACTTGATGACACAGTGGCATTTTCTACAACAGAACTTTGCCATTGGTCTAAATTGAAACCTAATTACAGAGATGGAAAGATAAATCAGAAATATTATGAAGTTCTATTACTTCTCTCTCATTATGGATACTTTGAATCGTGTCCAGATTTCGAGAAGTGTCTAAAAGAAAACACCAATTCGGTGAAATATCAGCAAGTACAACTAAATATTGAAAAATTCGATGTGCCTGATAATTTTGGAATCATCTATTTTGATGAATTGGACAAAATATTGAATTTTAAGGAAGAGTTAAAAGGTAAAGATAAAGATATAGACCTTACAAGAATGTCATCTGCTTATATTTTACTCTTACTCTCCTATATTCGTGTCAATTTGAATCGTATAGAAGATAAACCCCTCTGTTGCTATCGGTATTTCAAAACGATTTCAGAAGATATTGGACTTTCTGAGAGATATATAGGACGCATAGTTGATATTTTGGAAGAATTAAAAATTATAAAATGTCAACCTATGAAGAGAGAAAAATATATTAAAGATGGGAAAGAAAAATATTTAACTACTCCAAAGGTATTTGTTGATTATAGACATTTTATAAATGATGAGCATGGTCAAAGAATTGATAATAAATATGATCCATGTGAGGAAATCAAAAAACAAATAGAGCTTTTGGAGAACAATAAGTTAAGAACATAAAGAGATATTATCCCCTACGACAATATCTCTTTACCATAAATTTGCGCAATGAGTGTTACACTAAACACTCTAATTTGCAGTGAGGCTTCTAATTCACTGGTGAATTATTATTAAAAAAGTTACTATAAGAAATGAATACAATAGTAATTCTCGTACCTACTATATCCTATTTCTTATATGATATGCCATTTTTCGTGATGGCGACACGTTCTTTTCCTGAAGTTACAAGTAGCTTCAATTCTTTATACTGTGTAAAACACTTGACACAATATTTAACAAGATTCAAAACTGCGATTATAACAGCTGGTGTAAGAATAATGATTAGCAATATCTATGATCCTCCTTTCATAATAAGACACTATTAAAATAGGAAAGATTATAGATTTCACTATTTTTAATGTGTATAATCACACCTCCGTACCTGATATAAGAATCAGTCGTGACTTTAGTTAATGAGTTACAAGTGTATATACACATCTTAATGATTATACCATATCAGTGAATTAGAACAAACCCTCACATTTTAATTTTTAAATAAAACCCTTTTGCAATAAGGGAATATATAAAAGTAACATATAAACCGTATCACACTATATAAAGGAGCGATGATATGAACAAAAAATTATATTTAACAAGGAGAACAAATATTTATGACAAAGGAAACAGAAAATCATGTAGCAAGAAGAACAATGGAACTTAAGAGAAAGAACAAGCTTGTATGCTATCCCAAGTTATCAGAAGCGGATTTCGGTGGTTGCGATTTAAATATTGCCAGTCGTATAGCTGCGGATTTTAAGTTTGATGAAACCAAAAAGAGAGAATGTACAACTAGAGATTATAACAAAAAGCTTAAGGCTTGTGAAGAAAGACAAAATTTAAAGGAGGAAGCGGTACATGCTTAGATACGAAATTATTGCTAATGTTGGTATTAGCGTAAACTTACATAATAATTACACAGTGGTTGCTTTAGCAAAGTGGAATAAAGAGAAAGAATCTTACTTAGCCACTTTTTATATTAAACAGACAGATATTGACCATTTAGATCTTATGGATGACCAGATTGAAATAGAGTTTTCTTCTGAGATAAAAACAATCAAGAATGATTTAGTGAAGTATATTGAAATGCTTATAGAAAGAGGAATTATTCAGAGATATATAGACAGATACAAATATGAGCTTGATTGTATTGATAGAGGAACTGCTATGTTTGAGTTAGAGAGAAATGTTAAGTAAATCAGATTATAGATATTTTAAAAAAGCTAAAATGGCTGCTACCATCTCGGATTATACAAAAATACATATAGGGTGTATAGCCGTTTACCAAGGAAATGTAATAGGAATTGGTTGTAATACAATTAAAACACATCCTATTCAAAAATATTATAACAGATATAGAAAGTCTTGGAATAAGAACGGTATTAAACCAACATTACATGCTGAAATCAATTGTCTTAATTCTATCCGTCATCTGAATATAAATTTCCAAAAAGTAAAATTATATATTTTTAGAACGAGATTTGATAAAGAGTTTGGCATGTGTCGTCCATGTCCAAGTTGTATGGCAGCTATAAAAGATTTAGGGATAAAACATATTTACTATACAAGCAACGATGGATATTCCTATGAGTGTATAAATTAAAAAGAGAGGTTATTTGTATGTGCAACATTTGTGGTAATAATCCTTGTCTTACAAGATGTCCAAACTTTCATCAGAAATATAATTACTTATGCTGCTATTGTGGTGGGGGTATTTTAAGTGGACAAGATTATCTGAGAAATTCAGAAGGACAATATATACATAGAGACTGTATTCCATGTACTGATTATCTTATAGATTGGTTGGGATACCGTGTTGAAACAATGGACGAGGAGGATTATAAAGATGAGAATTATTGATAGACTGAGAATATTTTTTGATATTGATTACAGTTCAAATAAGGAATATTGGATTCCAATTAATGAGATTAAGATTAGGGAAGAATTTCTTACTACTCCACCCAATTATTATAAATACAGAAAAAAAGAAAAGACATTTATTAAGTATGGTGAACTTGGGAAGATTATAATTGACAGAAATTATGAATTGATAGACGGATATTGTTCATATTTTATTTGCAAGAAATATGACATAGGTAAAGTTCCTGTGTGGTTTGAATAATTGTAAATAGAAATTTTTATTTATTTCCAAGGTAAATAAATAGATTTCTATAAAATGAAAAGAGAATATAAAAGTGTAAGAATTGTTTTAGGAGGATTTTATATGAGCAAAACAACTATCTGTCCTATTTGTGGACACAAATTAATTAAAATAGATGATATGAATTATGTGACATCTATTTGCCCTGACTGTCATACAACTGTATTTGATGAAGAAGATGGTAATCGACATGTTATTAAACATGGTATTTCTAAGAAAGATGGATATAATATCAGCTTGGATATTGTGTATAAACAATTTTTATCTGACCAAATGGTTATATCTGGTAGATTAAATGTAAATCCAGGAGAAGTTATGTGTCGAAGAATTTTTAAAACAGATATATATTCTGACTCTATGTTAAATTACTTCTTTCCTATGTTCAAAGATTTTAAAATACAACAGAAATATAATTATTTTGATGGCTATAATAAATATCTTAGAATGTCTGAGAATTATTTTAGAAGAACATTTCCAGAATTTTATGAATAAGAGGTGATAGTTATAAAAAAGGTACAATATACATTAGTTAAAATACCAATAAAAGAGCTTATTGATGGAGATTTTAATATTCAGATTAATAGAGACACAGAAATCAAAAAAGAATATCTTATTAAACAAGGCGACTCTCCTTTATTTGATCAGATTCAAAGACTTCGTGGCGAATCATCACCTCATATAAGTGAACTCATGTTAGTTGTTGCAAAGAAAAATCCAAAACAGGAAGAATCTCTTAGAAAAATTCTAAATGATGGATTCACATATAATGGAATCCACTATTCTCGTTTTGGTAAATCAGCTTCACAAGGTAAAGATGGAATAACTGCATTTGTATGTGATGAAATTTTTGATGAGTTATATTTGATTACTCAGATGGATATTAAAATTGATGAATGTGTTATTTCTAAATATGAAGCTCAGAGATGTTTACCATTCAGTTCATGTACTCTTATTAAAGATTATATGCCTAATATTGTGATTATCGGTGAGTATGAAAAAATATTGAAAAATCAGCTTATCAAATATGTAGTTGAAAGAGAAAAAGAATTTGTTGATGAAAGCACTGGAAAGAAAAAGAAATATAAGACTAGAGAAATTGAAGAAGGATTAAAAGATATTGGATTATCACCTTTTGACGGATGTGGTTGTCATGAAGAAAACTTTATGAATACTGTGAGTGAACAGCTTGGATTAGACTATAAAGTTATTGGAACACAGGTGCGTTTGCCATTTATTAAAGGATATTCTGTGTATGTACCATTTAAACAAATTCTCAAAGAATGGGGTTATACTACTATCACTGATATCTATGGTCATGTTCATAATGTTGATGATATAGATTGTATTTGGAATATTTCGATGTTTAAAGGACACAAAATTTTTAAGTTAACTTATGGTGAAAATGCATGGATTGAATATATGAATACTGTCAGAAAGTATGAGTTCAAACTTGGAATCAGTAAATACAGTCATCATATTAAGCATTTAAATAAATATACACGAATGAATTTTCAGTATTTACAATGTCTGGATCTTTGGAATGATAAATATGTGAAATGTTATACAGATAAAACAAAAAAGGACTACAACATATTAGATTCTAAAAATGATGGAAAAATCATTAAGCTTGCAAAATATACCACTAATATGTATGAAAGAATTATTAAAGGTGATAAATTTTATACATATAAATTTATGGGAATTACCGACACAGAAGATTATGAGCCAGAAAGTAAATATCTTGAAGCTGCATTGGTAAATGATGTTATGCTAAAAGATCCTGCTGTTAAGCAATTTATTTATAGAAAACTTAAAAAGTCTATTGATGAAGCAAAGGTTGGTAAGATTTACTGTTCAGGTTTTTATCATACAGGTGTTGGTGATATGATTGGTTATCTTCAGTATGCCGTTGGTGAAGAACCAATTGGTTGTCTTGGAGAAAGAGAATTATATACAGCAAATTTTGAACCAGGATATTGCTGTTCATTCCGTTCTCCGCTTGTTGATCCATCAGAGGTAAATAAGATTAAGATTGTACGAAATGATATTCTTACAAAATGGTTTGATTATTTTAAAGACCAAGATGTAGTAATGTTTAATATGTATGATGTATCAGCTCCACAACAAGGTGGCGCAGATTTTGATGGGGATATTTTCTATTTAAGTAATGATCCTATTATCATTGATTCAAAAATAGACAAGCACATCATACTTGATATTGAAGATAAAGTAACTGCTCAGTCAAAACCATATACAAAAGAGAATCTTATTGAGTATGAAGTAATGACAAGAGATAATCGTATTGGTGAAATTACTAATGTTGCCACAAGTATAGAAAATAAATATACGACTAATCCAGATATTCAAAAATTGTATTCCGACTACTCTTCTCTTCTAAGAATTTTTCAGGGCAAAGAAATCGACTTCCTTAAAACGGGATTTAGATGGCATATGAATTCAGGTCTTAGAAAGCATCTCAAACAACTTCCATATTTCTTACTTCATAATTATCCAAAGAAAATGAAATCCTATATGAATATAATCAAGAAAAATAAAGATGTGTCTGATGAAGACAAAGAATATCTTAATGCATATCACTCTCCCTCTCCTATGAATGAGTTATGTGATTATATTGAAACTTGGGAAAAGAAAAATATCTTATGGGATAATAAAATTGATTTGGTTGATACTAGGTGCTTAATCATTAATAATGATTTGGATTTATCTGATAAAAAAGTTTTAAAGAAGTGCAGGAAGTTTATAAATATGTATGCTGTTGATATTAAGCAACATCTGAATCTGCATAGAGACAAGTCGGATGATGAAGACCATAAATTTAATATGGATGAAGTTGTAAACGAATACAAAGAAGAACTCCTAAATGAGATTAAATTGCCTGAAAATATTATAGCAAATTATATTATCAAAGCATCCTACTCTTCTGTTTCTATTAGCAAATCTCTTGCATGGTCAGCTTATGGTGATTATATCATTGAAAATCTCAAGAATAACACAAATCCAAAAAGAAATATATCAATAAGAGAAGTCCCTTATAAGACGGACAATTCATATGAATATCTTGGAAAATACTATGAATTTGAGGTAGGTGATACATATTTACGACTGTAATGAAACATTTCTATATGAAATTATAGAAGATTACAAAGAAGCAGAGAACAATGAGGCAAAGAACGAGATATTCAGCTCGTTCTGCTCCTTAATATGGGCTTCTGATAATAAAAGACGTACATATATTAAAACAATTCATTTTAAAGTCAGAAAGGATTTACTTGATACAGAACTTGGACGAGTATTTGATACATGGTCAGGAATTGAATACAGATATTACAAGTCAATGACTAAAGATGAAAATTGGTGCGCTATTATCAGGCAGAAAATTAATAATATTTATACAAGATATTTTGATAAAGAAGTAATTCTCAATAAGGAGTACATGGATTTATTAAAGAAACCAAAGTTAATGTACTTTGATTGGTTATCTGGAACAGAAATGGATGCAAATACCGTTACAGATATAATTGATGATGCAATTGATGAATCTGAAAAACTTAAACAACGTTTTCAAATGGAGAAAATGACTTTATCTTGGAATGAGTATAAAAAAGTCGTTGAAGGATTTCTGAGAAGATGCTTTGATAATTGTAAACTAATTGAGGAATACGAAGATAAGACTCAAATTATAAATAATTATGATTTTATCACTGAGGATAATTTTTATGTAAAATATATTAATAGATCACTTGATGGAGAAATGAGAAAATATCAAAAACAGTATTATGGAATCAGGGATCATAAAAAATATTCTCGTTGTAAACGATGTGGTGGAATTATCGAGAAAACAGGAAATAAACGATTGTATTGTTGTGATTGTGCGACTTTAAATGAACGTGAAAGAAAGCGAAAAATTGCTCATAAATATAGAGTAGCGAAATAGAAAACCCGAGTTTTCCTTGTAAAATAAGGCTTTATAACTGTTTTCAGCTTCGTATATATCACATATGGAAAACAATGAAATCAGCTTTTCTTAATATCCCGTCCTAATAGGGACATTTTCATAATATCAATAAGTTTATATATCATAAACTAACCTCTCTTTCTTACATCGGTGGTTATATTATTTAAAAATGGTGTAATCACTGATACTTTTCCCATATAGTTCAATGGTAGAGCAACGGACTGTTAATCCGTAAGTTATAGGTTCGAATCCTGTTGTGGGAGTTATCCTATTTTATAGGACTGGTCGGTTTCGGATCAGAAGATGTTGAATTTTAAAATAAGCGTGGCGACACGTATAAAGTGGTTCTTATTGTATTATAAGGCTGCGACTGTATAATACAGTTTAACGGAAAACACATAAAATCTACGCCATATCTAAGGTCAGAGGTCAACTGATAATGACTATTTATGAGTTTATGTAATCAATTGCATTGCATGAGATTCTTAAACAAATTGATTTGGTGGGTGTCTCGAAATAGGCACTGTATTAACACAGAAATGTGGGGATGATTTGTGTACTATTGACGGGAATACCGCAAGTATAACTGTTGATAGGATTTTGGTAATATCTCTTAAGTTGAAAAACAGGGATAGAATCAAAAAGTAAGGAGATCGCAATCCTAGCAGGATGGTGACAACTGGGCTGTACTCAAAAGGTACGGATGGTTAAATGTACACCTCATCATCCATTTGTAAGTACATACTTTTGGTGAATGAAGAAAATTTCTTAATAATAAAAATATCATTTGATTTACTGATAGAAAATAACAAGCAAAAGTGTGTATGACCGCAAAGAGAAAAACAACTTATTGTCCTGTAATATGGACACATATAACACTCGCAAGGTGTTATGTGAGAAAGTACAAGTATATGCAACTCTAATAGGCTGCAACCTATGAATCTCGCAAGGAAGAATGTGTAAAAAGAAAATCTATAACGCTTTGTGGTAAGAGTTTGCCAGTTATGTCAAAACTGGTGTTGTTGCTACCTACTGTCTAATCGACAGTGTGATAAATTGTGTCCAACCGCAATAGATGGTAGTGTATTGAGTCAATATCTCAGCTCATATTAAGTAAGAGTCTCATACTTCGGTATGGGATTTTTTATTTTTGGGAATTAGTTCAGTTTGGTTAGAACGCCTGATTTGGGTTCAGGAGGTCGTGGGTTCAAATCCTACATTTCCAACTACTATCCTACTTTGTAGGAAATAAATCAAGAAAGAAGTGAAAATTATTAAGTACATTTCAAAAAAAGAAATTGAAAAATTATTATCCGAAGGTGTAATTAGAAACACAAGACGAGGATATGTAGATCGCAGAGGCGAACATATTGGATATTATAAGACTTGTGGTGGAAAGCGTTACATCGAAGATAAGTATGTTAAGTAGGTTCTGCCTATGAAAAATCGAATTGAATATAAAGGTTTTTATATTGACAAGACTGAAAATGGCTATCGTATCTGTAGACAAGAAGATACGGAAAAGCATACTCATCTCTCGAATCTTAATCCATCGTATAGGCTCATAGACAATGTATTATCAAATAAAATTCCAACTCGTTGTGGATGCTATTATTTGGAATCACATATTCGTTTGAGTTATGATGAAAATTATATTAGGAAGATTCGTGAGTATATCAAAGTGAAACAAAGTAAAAGTAAACAAATGTATTACAATCCTGGCAGAAAGCGTTCTGGTGGGAATTTTTAATTTTATGGAGGATTTAAAGGATTATGGCAAATTTTGTTTTTAAGGAAACTAAGCAGACTTCTATGAAGATTGCAGGTATCATTAACACAGATAATATGACCATTGACGTAGATGGCGAAGAGAAGAAACTTGCTACTCTTCTATCGGTATTTAACGGTGGTTGTGTTGAAATAAATGTGAAGGTAAAAGAGGAAAATGAACTCGATGAGCCTACTGAATCTAATGAAGAATAGAGAGTAGGTGATTATTATATCTGATTTTACAAAATTGGAAAACGAAAATTATCATACATATATATGGCGATTAGATCAGTTGATAAATTCTGGAAAATATCATAATTGGAGAGAGATAACACCAATGGTTAATAAAGAATTATTTGGTGATGATGAATCTCAATATAGAGATGAATCTGCTTACAGAAAAGCCTGTAAATATGCAAAAGATTTTAAGGAAGCTGGTGTATTTAATTCTGATAATGAGTATTTAAAGGAATTGCAGATTCAAAAACGTGAATTAGAAAAAGAACGCAAAAAGCTCCATAGTGAAAAGCTTGAATATAATAAGTGGCTTAGAGAAGACGCAAGAGATGAACTTATTGCGGAAAAAATTTGTGAGGCAATTTTAAATCTTCCCCTTTTAAATATTCCAGAATATATCAAGCCAATTCATAACACTAAAGCATATTGTCTGGTTTTTGGCGATGAACATTATGGTGCAGAATTTGAATTAAAAGATTTGTTTGGAAATATTATTAATTCATATAGTCCTGAGATATTCGAAGAAAGAATGTATGACTTATTTGACCAAACAGTTGAAATAATTCATAAAGAAAATATTGATACTCTTAATGTATATTCTATGGGTGATTTTTCGGATGGCTGTCTCAGAGCATCACAGCTTATGAAACTAAGATGTGGAGTTGTCGATGGTACTATTCAGTATGCAAATTTTATAACTAATTGGCTTAATAATCTTACAAAACATGTTCATATTAAATTCCAAATGACTGATGGAAATCATACAGAACTCCGTATGTTAGGTCAACCAAAAGGAACTTTTACAGAAGATAATATGGGAAAAGTTGTAAGAGAATTTATTAAAATTAGATTAGCGGATAATCCTAATTTTACTTTTATCGAAAATCCAACAGGTTATATTTATGGACAACTTGCATGTAATACTGTTATGGGAATACACGGTGAAGTACGTGATATGGAGCGAGCATTAAAAGATTTCTCTAATATTTATAATGTTCCAATTCAGTATTTATTCGCAGGACATCTACATCATTCAAAAGTTGAAGAAATTGGTATTAATTCAGAAGTTATAAATGTTCCATCAATTATTGGGGTTGATCCATATTCTCTTTCTTTGAATAAGACTTCAAATGCCGCTGGAAAATTAATTATATTCGAGCAAAATAAAGGAAAAGTATGTGAATATACACTCAAATTAAATTAGAACTTATTTGCAACAAATATTATATAGAATCAGTTGCAATTAGATAATAAACAAAACAAATTTTGTTAATATATGCAAATATTCTGAATAATTTTAAATTATATAAATATTACGCATAATTTGGCTGACGAAGCCACTATTAGAGGGAGTGTACCTTATATGGACGCTACCCTCTTTTATATTACAAAATAAAATTAAGGGAAATAAAGGAGAAAATTAAAAATGGTAAAGAATGAATTAGTAAGCGCAATCGCAGAAAGAATCGAAGGAGCTAAGAAAGGTGATATCGCTGTTGTACTTGATACATACGCAGAGGTTATTACAGATACATTAAAGACTGATGCTACAGAATCTGTTCCTGTAGGTAAACTTGGTAAATTTAAGGTTAAGGATGTACCTGAGAGAACAGGCAAGATTATGTTAGGTGACAGAAAAGGTGAGGAATATATAACTCCTGCCCATCAGGAAATCACATTTAAGATGAATAAGTCAGCAAAGCAGCTTTAATTCTGAAGGGACGTGATTAAAATAAATACAGTAGTTGTAAAAGATATCTATGAATTAGCTGATATGGTTAATTCAATGTATCATAATGTAGTTTCTTATGATAATTTAAACAGTATAGCAATTGTTGCCAAGTATTATGAAGCAAAGACATTAATCGAAACTCTTATTGCTGAAAGAGGTTTTGAAATTTCAAGTATTAAAGAACTCGGCGATTCTAATGTCAATGGTTATACAGATGAATATATTATCACATTATTTGTTGATGAAATTGGTTGTGAGCCTGCAAAAGATAATAATGGATATAAGGATATATGCGGAGAAGCCGTTTATGTTCTTGAAAATTGCAATTCTAAGATAATGTCGCATGTTTATGGTGAGAATATATTTGAAGTGTATATTGATAATATCAAAGATACTGATGATGACTGCGATGAAGATTGTGAGAATTGTTGCTGTTGTGGTAATGATACTTATTATTTTGATGTAAAATCTGGAACTTATGAGATTAATGGTAAAAAGGTATCTAAGAAAGAATTGTTAGATTATTTAGGTGAGAAAATTGATGAAATGTCTGAATGGAATAAGAGCTTTTCTTCTATACTTTCTGAATATGAAGCAATTCATAATAGTATTAAAAGAATCTATAAACTTGATGTTTTGTTAAGATTTTAATTAGCAATATGTTGCGTATTAAAGCTTTATTTAGGCGTTAATTAGCAATATGTGGCTAGTTAATAATTAGAATCTTTGGAGTGTGTGGTGTATACTGCACACTCTTTTTATATGGGTGGATATGCCTAGAGGCGAGGGCAAGAGACTGTAAATCTCCCACATGAGAAACACCGTAGGTTCGACTCCTGCTCCACCCACTAGGTTAATCAGTCAGATTAATAAAGAGAATTACAAGCAATTACTTATCTCTACCTTCAATAGATTAATAAATTGGAGGTTTTTAAATTATGAGTAGATTTCAGAATATATCTGATGAAGATTTTATTAAAGTTGTAAAAGAAAATGTGAGTGTAAGAGACATACTTAGTGAACTAGGATATAGTAGATCAAGCGGATCTATGGGAAAGAAAGTAAGGGATAGAATAAAACAATTAGGAATAAATACAGACCATTTTTTAATACATCAATCTAAAATAAATTCTCGACCAACATATTCAATGGATGAAATTTTAATTGAGAATTCATTTTATGAAAATATTGATCGACTTAAAAAACGCTTAGTTTCAAATAATTTATTAAAATATGTTTGTGCAAAATGTGGTAATACTGGTGAATGGAATGGCAAGAAATTAGTATTGCAACTAGAGCATAGAAACGGAATACATAATGATCATAGATTATCAAATTTAGAATTTTTATGTCCAAATTGTCATTCTCAAACAAATACTTATTCAGGGAAAAATAAAGGAAAATATGAAAAACAAAAAGAAGCGATTTAGTCCACTACTATCTCGCTTCTTTTTATTTGAAAGGAAGTGAGATTATTGAATGGTAAAATAGCAGATAAATTAGATCCAGTTACAGATGAGGAATGGGCAGAGGTTAATGAGTTTAATAGAAATATGGTTGAAGATTACCTCAGTAATCAGACTCATCTTTCACCACATAGTTTACATGCTTATAGGTCTGCATTAAAGATATTCTTCGTATGGGTTAAAAATAACCTAAATAACAAAAACTGCATAGAAATTAGAAAGAAAGAATTTCTTCGCTATATGAACTTTCTTGCTAATCGTGGCTTATCAGAAGCTGCAATTAAATTCAAAAAGTCTTCTGTCAGTGCATTGAATAAATTCATCGAGAATTTCTATGATGAGGACTATCCTATGTTCCGTAATTATGTAACTGCTGAGATGCAAGTGCCAAAAACAGGTAAGGTTTTCGCAAAAGAACCATTAACGCCTGACGAAATGGACAATTTATGTTCTGTATTGGTTGAACGTGAAGAATGGCAAAAATTAGCTTATGTAAAGTTTACATATTCTACTGGATGCAGACATGCAGAGAGCTTACAGTTACTTAAAGAAGTTGTTAATTATGAGCCTAAAAGGAAAATTGTAACAATTGTTGATGAAGATGGTAAGGAGCAAGAAGTAGAATCTGTTTCTTATAAAACACATGAGATTCGCTGCAAGGGACATAGTGCCGTTGGTAAGGTTAGAAAATTGCAGTTTGGACAAGATGTAATGGACGTATTAAAGAAATGGCTTGAAGTGCGTGGAGATGATGATTGTCCTTATATGTTTGTCGTAAAAACAAAAGATGGTTCAAAGGTACGACAGATTGGATATAGTGCATTTAATGATTGGTGCATAAATGAATTTTCTGAAATTGTTGGGCGTAGAACGACTCCACATAACTTCCGAAGAAGTCGTGCGACCAATCTGGTATGTTATGACCATCGTGCATTAGAGACAGCACAGAAACTTTTGGGACATGAATCTTCAGAAACCACTCAGATGTATGTCATCCGTGAAGACACCGAAGATGCCGATGAAGCTTTCGTCTAACACTTCTTCTTATTCCAACACTTCTTCACATAACAACCAAGTTTAATAATTTTAACCCCTAGAATACCTATCCCTTTAATTATAATCTTAATAAGAAAAATAACTAAGAATACCTCTCCGCATACAAATGCATATTTGTAGACCACACCTTTATTATTAAATAAAGCTGCAATTATAAATGACATATAAATAATTAGACCATCTACTCCACAGAAAAATATGAACTTATCGTCTTTAGATAAATACATAACACTCTGTATAAAATTAGGTTCAAGATATCCTAATCTTCTGCGTAGATATGAGTTTCTATCATATATGTTGTTTTTAAAATTATTGTAGTTATATTTATTGGGATTGTCTTTTAATATTATATATGATTTATGTGTGGATTTATCAATATATTTGATATTATAATCATTCATATAAGTTGATATATTGTTTATAACATCATCTAAATCTTCTTTATTATATTCTTTATTATTGTTTATAATTTTATACAAAGGATAATAGATTCTATTATATGCAATCTTCATATTATCTAAGGGAACATTTTTATTATAATTATATTTGGTCACAATAAAGGTAAATATACCTGTTATAAGTGTAGGAAGAATTATTTTTAATATTTCTATAAATGATTTCATATATAAAACCTCCGTTGTTTCTAAATAATATTTTTCTTGCACTCCATCTTCGTATGTGTTACAATACAATCCAAGAAAAGATAATAAAAAGTGCTACCCGTATAGCAAGCGGTTAGCCCAAGTTGACTATATATCTAAGATTAGAAAATAACCGTACTTTGGCGAGGGCGGTTATTTTCTTTTGTTATTGTTGTTAAACGCAAACGTAAGAATAGTAAAGATTACTATTGTATAAGCAAATAAATTAGCATATGTAACCATTACTGTTGCCCTCCTTTCGTATTAATTTCCTCGAAAGGGTATCTATGAATGAATGTGAGTTCAGTCTCACGAGAGAAGGACTAACCGCCTACCACTTTAGGTAGCACCTTAAAATTAACTATATCATATCTGACATTTTCTGTCAAAATATCCAAAAATAAGAGAATAATATAATATAAGCTGCTTACACTTTGTAAGAGTAAGGGCGGTTTATCAATTCGTTGATAGATTTTTTACAAAAATTATTCTCAAACAGAGAGTATAAAAGTGAGCAACAGCCACTTGTAAGGCTATATATAAAAGCACGAGATAAAAATATTGAGTTAGTTGCTACTCTAAAAACACCTCCGCTACTGCTCATTGGCGTTGCAAACTCGGAAGCGAATCAGAGTATAAAAGAAAGCTATGCGGTCACTGCTAAAATATAAGTGTGGCAGTAATACATATCTTGGCATTTGCTATTCATGTAGCATTGTAAGTCCTACTGCTGTATTTTGGTAGAGCCGACTATACAAAGACTCTAGTGCACACGAAACCTTAATGCAGTATATCTAAGCTTGTCCAAGCTACTGAATGGTCTGATAATTCTATAACGAATTCGTGCTTCTCTGCATTAATGAGAACCCTTAATTGACGGATAAGAGTCATTAAATCTTATTAATTGGTCTTTGCTCTGAAGACTGAAAATATGTGGAGAATAATCAGAAAGCATGGACACTTTGTGTGTCTTAGGGTACTTAATTTGTACCTGAATAATAACTGGATGTGTACAGTCCAATATCAGCTAGTTAGTGCTTTATGCTGATCCAGTGGGTGAGATTCCCACATTAGGTCTGTTCGTCTAGCGGTCTAGGACATCGCCCTTTCACGGCGGCAACAGGAGTCCGAATCTCCTACAGATCATTACGTAGCTGATACTTAAATGGACAGCGAGGCTATACATTTTTTGTATGGTAACAGGGAGTCACTTCATGAGGTGGCTCTTTTATTATGTAGTATTGGCAGAGTTGGTATTGCACCTGATTGCTAATCAGAGGTCATCGTTTATTCGGTGCATAGGTTCAAGTCCTATATACTACGCTAATGCCGTGTGTCCGATTGATCGAGGGTGCTGTCTTGAAAACAGTCTGGATGTAAAAGTCTTTGGGGTTCGAATCCCTAACACGGCGTTCTAAATAAATTGCACTTTCATAGTGTTTTATAAGTTGAATTTTTATGAGAAGTGGTATTGTTACTGCTTCTCTTTTTATATTGGAATAAAAGGAAAGAAGGTGAAACAATGGCTAATTTAAGACAAGCCAAAACTGATGATGAGGTCAAAAAGTTAACAGTAAATAAAGTAAAAGGTGCGTATCATGATTTAGCCATTGACTACAACCATTTACTAGATTTGGATTATATCTATTGTCCTCATTGTGGAAAATGGAAATCAACTAAAGGTAATGGAAACTTTTATAAATCTAACAAAAGTAAAAGCGGATTTGAGCATTTTGCATGTAAGGCTTGTATTTTAGATTTGTGTACTGACGTAGATCCTAAAACTGGCATTAGAACAGACAATAGAGAAAAAACAATTAACACTTTTAGACAGCTTGATTGGAAATTTAGCGAAAGTGATTATAACGCACAACTACAAGCCATTAATGAAGGAGTTGGTGAAAAAGTTCGTGGAACGGCTGTTCAAAATCTTATTGTAATGGTAGCTTCTCTTCCACAGTACAATAACACTTCCTATAAAGACTCTGAATTTTCTATTGATGATATAGATAATAATCCAGAAACAAATACGAAAATCGTTCAAAAAACTCTTAAGTCTGCTAAGAAACGTTTTGGAAATAACTATAATAATGAAGAACTTATGTATCTTGAGACGGAATACCAAGACTGGACGACACGTTATCCCTGTGAAAATAAATCTCAGGAACTTTTATTTAAACGAGTGTGTTGTAAGGAACTTGAGATAGATAATGCTCAGAAAAATGGGAAAGATACAAAAGATTTAGATGCTACTTTACAGAATTTATTAGGAAGTTTAAATATTAAACCTAATCAGAAAACTGCATCTGAATTAACTGATAATCTTACATTTGGGCAACTTATTGATAAATGGGAGCAGGAACAACCTATACCAGAGCCACAAGGAGAATTTAAAGATCCTGATAAAATTGGATTGCTGATTGATGTATTCTTCAAAGGGCACTTATCTAAGATGATGGGATTAAAGAATGCATTTTCTGCAACATATGAGAAATTCATTTCTAAATATACCGTTAAGAAACCTGAGTATGATGAAGATACTGATTCAGAAGCATTATTTGATAAGATATTTGGTCAAAAAGCTGATGAGGAGGTATAATTATGCCTCAAGTAAAAACTCAAACAGAGATAGAAAAAGACAAGCAACAAAAAATAATGGAAACTGTTGCTTGGAGAGCTGGGTATTATCGCAGCAATCCACATAGATATGTTATTGACGTGTTGGGACTATCTTTAAAATGGTTTCAACAAATTTTGTTATGGTGCATGATGCACTATAATTTCGTTATGTATTTGGCAGCGAGGGGACAAGGTAAAACATACCTAACTGCCCTCTTCTGTTGTGTAAGATGTATCTTATTTCCTGGAACAAAAATCGTTGTAAGTTCTGGAACTTTAAAACAGGCAAACGAAGTCTTACTAAAAATACAAGATGATTTTATGAAACAATCTTCCATATTACGTTCTGAAATAGAAAAATGTAATATTGGTCAAAATGACGCTTCTATTTATTTCAAAAATGGTTCATGGATAAAAACAAGAACCAGTTCAGAAAATTCAAGATCAGCCAGAGCAAATTGCATAGTCGTGGATGAATTTCGTATGGTCGATGAAACAGTTATCAATACTGTATTGCGTAAATTCTTAACAAGTCCAAGACAGCCAAAATATTTACAAAAACCTGAATATGCTCATATGCAGGAAAGAAACAAAGAAATATATATGTCCAGTGCATATTTTAAAAGCTCATGGGCTTATAGAAAAGCACAAAGTTACACTCTTAATTTCTTTGATGACACAAAAAAATATTTTATATGTGGATTACCTTATCAGGTATCGGTGCGTGAAGGATTACTTTCTCGTTCTCAGCTTGAAGATGAAATGAGTGAAGCTGATTACAATGAACTTGTTCAGCAGATGGAAATGGAATGTCTGTGGTTTGGTGATACAGATGGTAGTTTGTTTAAATTTGATGAATTAACTGCTCGTAGAAGACTTCGTAAAGCATTTCCACCATTGAGTTTCTGCAATGACAAAATAACAATTCCGAAATTAACAGCTACTGGTAAAAGAATACTATCTATTGACGTTGCTCTTATGCAATCTACGAAAAAGAAAAAGAATGATGCCTCTGCTATTTTTATCAACGACTTAATTCAAGTAAACGATACTGCATATCAATCAAATTTTGTATATGGTGAAACTTTTGAAGGTTTGAAAACAGATGAATTAGGAATGATTGTTATGAAATATTTTTATGAATATCAATGTACAGATTTAGTCTTAGATACTAATGGTATCGGCTTGGGTGTGTACGATTTCATAACAAAGGATCAAATTTGTCAAGAAAATGGCAAAAGATATAAAGCCATGACATGTATAAATGATAAGGATATGGCTGAACGATGTAAGGTTCGTGATGCAAATAAAGTTGTTTGGTCTGTAAAGGCTAATGCTAATTTTAATAATGAAATATGTGTATTACTTAGAAATGGAATACAAAATGGAAAAATCAATTTTCTTATTCCTGAACAAGATGCTGATAGTTCATTAAAAGAAACTTATAAAGGATATTTTAAGATGTCTCCAACAGAACAAGCTAAATTGAAAATGTCATATATACAGACAACTTTTGCTGTTTATGAATTAATAAAATTAGATCATGAAGTTAAAAATGGAAATATTAAGGTAAAAGAGGTTGAAGGTATGCGTAAAGATAGATATTCTTCCATTGCCTATTCTTACTGGTGTGCGTGTCAATTGGAATTAAAATTGAAACCTAAGACACAAAGCACGCAATCATTAATCAATAAACTCCCTATCCGTCAACCATCACATTCATCATCGTTCTCAAAGCGATTCTAATAAATCAAATAAACTCACATGAAAATAAAAAATCTCAAAGAAAAGGAGGTGTTTACTACATAAATGGCACAACCAAAAAAAGAGATGTCAGAAACATCTCCTAAAACAACTACTACCAAGCGACAACCTACGGCTGCTGAACGAAAGCAGTATATGGAAAAGCTTGAAGCACAAAAACAGAAATTTGCCGAAAGCAAACAGGCATTTAAGCAAGTTCGTGATGTAACCAAAACAGTTCGACAGACAACTATTAGTTCTTATAGTAAAGATGATGTCATCAGATATTTACAGAACATAGACAGCTATGAATCTGAATTACGTGGATTATCACGTTATCTCTTCTATCGTTCTCAGGTTTATTTCAGATTGATTATGTATAACGCTACAATGTTTGATTTGAATTCAAGATATGTTGTTCCTACATATAATCCCATTGAAGATAATGATAAAGAAGCAATCCTAAAAGATTATTATGAAACATTACAGGTCTTAGACAGGATGGATTTACAAAACAGTTTACTTCCTATGTTAATTAACAACTTCATCGAAGATGTTTATTATGGCTGTTGCTGGATAGACGAGACAGGTATTTTCATATTAAAAATACCACCTGAATATTGTAGGATTTCAGGAAAATATTTCACAGGTGATTTTTCATTCAGTGTGGATATGAGTAATTATAAAAAGTTTGAAGATGTTCTTGAATTCCTTGGAGAACCATTAAGTTCTATGTATAAGGCTTATGGTGGAGATAGTAAAAATAAATGGCAACCTATGCCAGATGAATATGCTTTGTGTACAAAGTCAAGAATGGAGTCTTGGGAAACAATTGTACCAATTTACAGTGGACTATTCATTGATTTAATTGGGTTGCTCAATTTGGCTGATGTACAAGCTGTGGCTGACGAACAACAAATTTATAAATTGATTACGGCTACTATTCCAACATTATCAGGTGCAACAGATCCCGATGCATGGTCGGTTAATATTGACTTGGCTGTAGATTATTATAACAAGATGGTTGAAAGTTTACCTGATTATGTTGGTGCTGCTATTACTCCTATCCCTCTTGACACTATTTCGTTCTCCGATGATCAATCTACTGATACAACAAAAGTTCAAAAGGCTACAAAGGAAGTTTTAAACACTTCTGGTGGAGCACAGATTTTGAACTCTTCTACCATTAGCGGAGCTGAGGCGTTTCGTTCAGCAACTCGTGCAGATACAGAATTTGCGATTTCAGCGTTGCTTGGTCAGATTCAAGGTTGGACAAATCGTATGCTTGGTTATCAAGTTTCTAATCCTGCCAAAGTAAAATTCTTTGAAGTATCAGCATATACCAAAGATGCATTTAAGGAATCATTACAGAAAGATTTACAGTATGATGCAACAAAAATTCTTGCGATCAACGCACTTAATGGTATTAGCGAATTAGATACATTATCACTTGCATTCTTAGGTAATGACATTCTTGATTTACCAAACAGATTTAAGGTTCTTACTTCTGCTAATACAGTTTCAAATAGCTCTGATGGAACAAAACCAGAGGTTTCTGATACACAGATTTCAGATGAAGGAAGTGAAACTCGTGACCAGAATAAGAATGATAATTAGGAGATAAAAGGATGAAACAGAATTTTATAAAAACTACAGATACTTCTACTGCTGAGAAATTATCTTCTCTTGGTTTTCAGAAGATTAATGTTACTAATGGTATTTATACCTTTTTGAATTCTGGGAAAATTCAGTTTTCAAATGATGATATAGATAAAAGAAAAATTCAGTATAGCAATATGCTGAGTATTTAGCACTCTCCTATCTGAGTGCTTATTAATAATTCAGAAAGGAGGAAATAATGCAAAAGAAATATTTTACAATCGAAGATTTAATTAGTTTCTGCAAGCATAAGAAAATGTACAATTTTTCTTCAAAGGAATCTGGTAAACCACTTTATGTACAAGCAATTCAAGATTTTTCTTCTACTGATATAGAAAAAGCAGAAGATAATAAATTATATGCTAAAGTGCGTGTTTGCCATACATTACTTAATCGTAATGGTAGTTACATATCTGAAGATTCTATGAAGGCTGCAATGCCAAGTCTAAAATATTCTCCACTGCTTGCAAACATTCATCAATTGGATGACGGTTCTTGGGATTTCCATTCTCACGATTACCATATAGAAACAGACGAAAACGGTAATGAAATAACTGTATATGATGAAAAACAGGTTGGTACTTTTACATCAGATGAACCTTATCTCGAATATGACAAAGATATGGATAAAACATATGTTGTTGCTCGTGTAGCAATTCCAGAATCATATACTCGTTGTGCAGACATCATTCGTGAAAAAAATGGAACAAAGGTGAGCTGTGAGCTGATTGTATACGAGTGTTCATACAATGCAAAAGAAAAATATCTACAATTAGATGATTTTGAATTTGCAGGATGCACTTGCTTGGGAGCTGAGAAAGATGGAACACCTATTGGTGAGGGGATGCTTGGAAGCAAAATTACGCTCGAAGATTTCAGTGAAGAAAATAACAGTCTAATTAAATTTAACGAAAAAATGGTTGAATTACAAGCACGACTTGAAAAATTAGAGACTGCTTGTTTTGACAATAAAAATAATTCTAAGGAAGGAGGAAACAACGTCAATATGAATAAATTTGAAGAGTTATGTCAGAAGTATGGAAAGACAGTTGATGATATTACATTCGATTATGAAAATATGTCAGACGAAGAATTAGTTGAAGCATTTGCAAAAGCATTTGATGATACTGATACTACTGATGGCACTACAGATAATACTTCAACGGAAGATACTCCTTCTACAGACGAGGGTGTAGAACCAACTAATGATGAATCAACTGAATCTACTAAAGATGATAGCAAGGAGGATTCAACTACAGATGAATCAACTACTACTCCATCAGATGATGATGAAGTCAAGAAGAAAGTAGATAATTCTGTATCTAATAATACTGTCGAATATTCATTTGTGAAAGATGGAGAAATTAAAAAGTTTGCTGTATCTTTACAGGATAAAATCTATGCTATTCAGGATTTAGTAAACGCTACATATGCAGAGGCAGATAATACATATTATGGTGTCACTGTTTATGATGATTATGTAATCATGTGTGATTGGTGGTCAGGAAGATATTATAAGCAGACTTATGATTCTAAGGAAGACAACTATTCTCTTACTGGTGACAGAGTTGAAGTATATGTTGAGTTTGTTACTGCTGATGAGCAGAAAGAACTTGATGATATGCGTTCAAATTATGCTGAATTAAAAGCATTTAAGGAAACTGTAGAGAAGAATGAGCTTCATGAAAAGCGTGAAAAAATTCTTGCAGACGAGAGATACGAATCTATTTCTACAAAAGATAAAGAAGGAAATTTTGTAAATAAAGATTTTGCCGAACTTTATAAGAATATGGATAACTACTCTCTTACTGAACTGGAAACACAGGTTAAGGTAATCCATTCTGATTTTATTGCAGAACATTCAACTTTTTCTGCATCGACAGAGGAGAAGAAATCAACTTCTAAGAAACAGTTCGCTAACCCATCTAAAGTTGTTAAATCAAGTAGATATGGAAAATTGTTTCAGAACAAATAAATAGGAAATTAAATAATCACTTTTTTTGTTAGGTCGCTTTTATAAAGCGGTCTTTTTTATTTTATCAAATTTAAGGAGGAAAAAATAATGGCTTTACGTTATTCAATTGAACAGCATCATGTTTGCTTCCCTACTAAAGTCCTTTCTGAGCGTGTAGGTAGAACATTAAACATGGTAATTAAGACAGATACAGACAATGGTACTGTATGCGGAAAAGGTAAATATGTATCTTTTGATCAGTATGAGGTTGCTGACGCACCTACTACTTTTGAAGGCGAAATTCTTGAGCAGGCTGCCGATGGAAACTGGTATGTAGAAGTTAAGAAGATTGATCCTAATGCACCAGCAATTTTAATTTATGAAGTTCCTACTATTGCAGAAAACTATAACTCTAAGTTTACTGCTACAGCTAATTTCTTCAACGAAGCAAGTGCAAGTAGAACAAAGACTGTTAGAGGTTTTGTTCTTGGTGTAACAGATGTATATGAACTTAGTGCAGATGCATTTGATGGTACACCAGTAGCAGGTAAAAAGGTAACAATCGAAGCTGGTAGCCAGAAACACAAGGTCGCTATTGTGTAAGAAGGGAGGATAAAATATAATGAGTAGAATGAATTTTAGCACACATGTAATGAATGTGTTTAATAATATGAATACATCTTATGATGAAATTAAGAACCTTATGTTTGATTTATATAAGGGAGAACTCGATGAGGGTATTTCTAAGAAGGATGCCGAGGATAAACTTCGTGAAATGTCTCTCAAAATCTTTGGTTTAACAAAGGATGCCAAGAAGAGAGAACGTATTCGTGCGTATGAAGAATTCGGTAGACAGTTCTTTAATGTTATCGAGGAGGTAACAGACTGGACAGTATCTACAGGTCTTAAAGAGAATGAGTGGTTTAATGAGCTTGTAAACTATAGAAATCTTAACGATGGTGATGAGAACTTATTCAAGAATGAGCATGAGGAAGTAATTCTTTCTGTAGCAAGAATGGGTAAGAGACACCACGATACAATGCTCCAGAGATTACCAGAGGGTGAGACATATTCTGTTGAAACTGATCTTTATGGTGCTGCTGTTGGTGCTGATATTGATAAGTACTTAATTGGACAGGAAGATTGGACAAAACTTATTGATGCTATTACAAAGGCATTTGTTGTTATGGTTCAGGATCTTATCTTCGCAGAAGTTCTTAATGCTCCTAAAAAGCTTCCTGTACAGACAGGCTTCGTTGAAACTGGTGCTTTAAATACACAGAACAGAGGCAAGTTCAATAAGGTACTTCAGAATGTATCTGTTGCAAATGACAACGCAGAAGTTGTAATTATGGGTACTATGGTAGGTCTTCAGGAACTTGAAAACCTTGTAAATGTAAACTGGATTGCCGCTTCTCAGAAGGAAGCCGTTGCATCTATGGGTAGACTTGGTAACTATGGTCGCTATCGTCTTGTTGAGATTCCTCAGAGATTCGCAAGAAATGATGTAACAAAGACTATGTATGATGATAATACACTTTGGATTTTCGCTTCTGGTGATAACAAGATGGTTGATATGGTCGATGTTGGTGAGACAATTATTGATGAAATTACCGACAGAGGTGAAGCTAATAGTAACATCGCAGACCTTATGAAGTACGAAGTACAGAGAGAGCTTGGTGTTGCTACTCGTCTTGGTCGTTACTTTGGTCAGTGGAAGATTTCTCAGGACTAATATAATACAACACTTATATAGGAGGGTATGAAAATACTCTCCTATTTTATATGGAAAGAAAGGAAATAAATATGGCTTATACAAAGAAAACTGTTACTAAGACAGAAGAAACAGTTGAAACAAAAGCAACTGAAAAGCCAAAGAAAACTTTTACTGATTCTGACTTTATTTTATGTCGTTCAGTATGTTTTGGCGGTTTAAATATTACATGTCCATCTGGTAATACATATGAATTTAAGGATTATGGAAAGACTTGCGAAATTAACTACAGAGATTTAGTTACTTTGATTCGTAAGGGTTCTGACCATATTTTCTTGCCTAGATTCATTATTGAAGATGATGATTTGTTAGCTGATTTCCCTTCAGTTACAAAAGTATATGACAATATGTATACAGCAGAGGATTTATTAGAAATTTTAGATTTACCTAATAGCAGAATGAGAACGGAAATTGAAAAACTTCCTATCGGTGCAAAGGATGTACTTTGTCAGATGGTTGCAGGTGAAATCGCAAATGGACATCTTGATAGTATTTCAAAGGTAAGAACCTTAAGTGAGATTTTTGATTCTGATTTTGATTTGATTAGTAAGTTATTCGTTAAGTAAAGGAGGCTCACAATGACGCTTCCATACGAAACAATTTTTTCACGAACAAGAGGACGAATTTCAGATATAAAAGAACTCTCTCTTGACAAAAACGATCTTAATGAAACATTGACTGAACGCTTACGCATGGTTGCAGGTGATGAACGAGTTATTAGAAAATTCGCTTCATTTAATATGGATGACGAAATCCAACAGATTGAATTTGAGATGCAATATCCTGTTAGCGATTTTGCAGATAAAGAATATGTTATAGGATTGTTTACTCTTGGAATGACAATTGAATGGTTAAAACCACAGGTTGACTCTGCAAAATTTACTGCTAGAGCTTTAGGAACAAAAGAAGAAAAAAACATGCAGAATCCATATAAAGATATGCAAAGTAGATTGGATACATTACAGCATGAATTTAGTAGAAAACTTGCAAGTCATGGATATATTAATAATTCATATGTGCGAGGTGAATAACTATGGAATATATATATGGTTCGTTCACTAAAAGACAAATTAAAGAAGCTGCACATGCAATGCACAACGATGTTCATAAATTATTGCTTTATAAGGATAATCGAATAGAAGAAAAAATATTTGAGAATGATGAAGCTTTTCTTATATTTTTCCAGAATGTCATGTTTAAATTTAGTGGAACAAAAACTCTATTTAATAACAATGGAATTATGGTCACATTAATGGCTACCTTGCAAGCTGCTTATGACGAAGTTACATCTGATGAGTTTGATTACATGACATTTCGTAGGGCTATTTTAGATAGTCACAATTATATTAAGCAGATGTTTGAAGGAGGTGTTGGTGATGCCAAGCTTACAGACAGCACGGCGAATCGCTAACGCCAAAACAAATAATGCGAAAACTTTAGGTCAGATTTATAAAGAAGAATCTGATTTTTTGATGGAAGAAACTTGGGATAACAGTATCACTTCCAAGACTTGTTATATCTATGATCATTTTCATGATGATTTTTTCACAGATGAACATGGAATTACACGTTCTCTTGCTGAAGGTATGACTTATGAAAATACCAATAAGACAAAAATAGATGCAAAGTTTATTATCAAATCTTATCAGTCAATGGATAAAGATCAAGTGGAATACTATATTATGTTTCGTCCAAGTCAGCCTGTAAGATTCAATGAAGGTGATGACCTTTATTATTATGAGACTGATTTTAGGAAACGCTATGGGGCAACATTTCCGATAGGACTTTTTGTGGACGTTCCAGATGATAGAGGAATTTATCATAAGTGGATTGTTTGTCGTGATGAACCTGCAAATCAGTTTCCAAAGTATCTGATTTTACCAGTAAATTACGAACTTACATGGATTGAAAAATCTAATGATAAGCGCATCAAGAGACGTATGTGGTGTTGTTTAAGACAACAGAATTCCTACACTATAGGCACTTACACCGACCGATATTTTACACATACTGATAATCAGGATAAGATATGGTTGCCAATGAACTCTATTACAGAGAAATTTTGGTACACTTCTGAAGATTCTAAAAATATGCGTGTTGTAGTAAGTGCTTTAACAGAACACCCTACAGTATGGACAGTGACCAAGGTTGAAAATTCAATGCCATTTGGTATTCAAAAGCTTACTATATATACAGCATTTTGGAATGAGCATACTGATTATGTCAATCTTGAAACAGGTGAAATGTATGCGAACTATTTCGATTCAGAAATTGCCCCAACAGATCCATCTACTCCAACCACTCCCCCATCTTCCATTACAGCAAAAATTTCAGCATCTACTTCAACTATTAAAGTTGGTGGCTCTTATAAAAATCTTACAGTAAATCTATTTAATTATTCCAATGAAGATATTACAACTGAATATGCTGATGCTACCTTTACATGGGTTTGTTCTATTGACGATGAAGATTGGACTGATAAAGTTACATGGCGAGCTGGTACAGAGTACAACCAAAAGAAAGTAAAGTTTCCTAGTGGCAATTCTGTTATCGGCAAAATATTGTCTGTTAAGTGTAAAATTGTTAAGGATAACTTGCCGATTGAATCTGAAATTTTGCAGTTAGAATTAACTGAATAGGAGGTGTTTTATGGCAGAAAAATTAGTTACAAAGGATGATTTGTTGAATAAGCTTCGTGCATATAACAACACTCCTGATGATGAAAATATTTTATATAAAAAAAAGATAGAAAAGGCTTTATTATCAAATCCTTGTTTACTTTATGCACTCAATGAAAAAACGTTAGAGTCTGAACTTTTTGATGATGATGGTAATATCAATTGGGAATGGAATGAAGAAAAGAAGGAATACGAGCCTCTTGGAGAATGGGATAGATATTTTTCAGATACAGCAGGCGATGGAAATATACTTCCGTATTTATTTATTCCAGACACTCAGACAAAAGTACGAAATTATCTTTGTTATCAAGTAAGTTTTCAAGACACAGTTAGATATCAACCTGGGTTAAAAGATACATTAGTTACATTTACTATCTTTGTACATGGCAACGATAGAATGGATAAATTAACAGGTATTCCAAGGCATGATTTAATTGCTTCTATTATAAGAGAACGATTTGCATGGTCTAATATCTTTGGAATGCAAACATATCTCATATCTAATCGTGAGTCCACAACAGATAATAATTATCTTGTACGTACTCTTGTGTTCCAACTTACAGATTTAAATAGTAAGGTTCAGACACCTTATGGTGGACAATCACAGATGATGAACTATCAGTTAAGGCGGTGATATTTTGGCACAGCAAGATACTGATATGTTAGACGGGCTTCAAGCTGCTATCATAGCCGAAGCCCAAAAGAAAAAAGAGAATATACAAGAATATAAATTTGATCCACTTAAAATGTATTTTAAAGAAGATTACTTTGTTAAGGGTATTCGCATTGTGCAACCGACTATAGGCAATATTCTCAATATCGGTGAGTCAAAATTTTATTCTGGTCTTTCGCCTTTTCTGTACAATTCTACTTCTATTCGTGTAATGTTATGGGATTTACCTCAACGAATAGATTGGTGTAAAGTAAAAGATATCGAAGTGTTTGGAATGTTAAAAAGCACAACAGATACTGATAATTCTGCAATTCAATTATTATTTCCAGATTATAGAATTGAACATATGCAGTTAATGCAGTTTCAAGAAAAAGATTCTGACAAACCTCAGTTATGCTTATATGATTCTGAAAATAATTTTATTTTAAAAGAATCTGAATATATGGAAATAGCAGAATATATTAGAACTCTGCTTAATATACACCCAAAAATAGAAAAAGCAAAAGGTAAAACAACAAAACAATGGATGATAGATGAAGATAGAATGAATATGGCACAACAAGAAGTTAAAAACTCTTCTACTCTTTTACCTCTTATATCAGCGTGTATCAATCATCCTGGTTTTAAGTATAAATTACAGGAATTAAGAGATGTTGGGATTTATGAATTTATGGATTCTGTTCAAAGATTGCAGATATATGAATCTACCCATGCACTTATGAGTGGAATGTATAGCGGTTTTTGTGATGCATCTAAAATTTCAAAAGAACAATTTAATTTCATGCGTGAAATACATGAATAAGCAAGATTAGAGCGACTTGTATCGCTCTTTTTTAATACAAAAAAATAAAATTTAAGGAGGAATTTAGATTATGGCATTTAAGTTAGGTGACGTAATTATTGACCGTCTTCAGTTCGGTTATGGTGCTACAAAGACTAAAGCTCTTTATGCACTGACACAGTTGACAAATGCAACTATTGATATCACTGCTGATTCAACAGATATCAAAGATAAAGATGGTAACTTGATTTATAGAAAGTATTCAGGTAAGAGTGGTGAAGTTACTGCTACTAATGCATTCATGAACCTTTCTGTAATTGAAGCTATTTCTGCTCAGGATGCTGAGATTGCTTCTGATTCTAATACAATTGTTATGCCTATTTTTAAAATTGTAAAAGCAGGTGAAACACTTGATATTACAGATGCTGTTGAGGATTCATTTATTGTAAATGCACTTTCAGCGAATGGTTCACTTGGAAAGGCTTATACAAAAGGTTCTGCTGTTTCTGCGACAGAATTCAAAGTAGACACAGAAACAGATCACAAACTTACACCACCATCAGATCCAGAGGAAACACAGTATCTTATTAAGTTCAAGAAAAATGTTAAGAGTGGTGCTAAACTTACAATTTCTGGTGATAAATATCCAAAGGCACATGAGTTATACTTCAAGGCTCTTGCGGTTGATAAATGTGAAATTGGAAGCTATCGTGGTTGTATTATTCATATTTCATCATTCATGCCAAGTCCAGAAGTAAGTCTTGCACTTCAGGGTGGAGATTCACAGACAATGGATTATAAGGGTGCAATCCTTACAAATGCATGTTCTACATCTCAGGATATGGTTGAAATCTACTTTGTAGACGAAGAAGAGGAAGTCTAATCTTTATACAACCAAAACATATTTAGAAGAGTGGTCTTCCACTCTTCTATTATATTAAGGAGATGAATGAATGAGCAAGAATGATTTAAGAATGTGCTGCGTTTGTCATGAGGAGTATTCATTTTGCCCAGTTTGTAATCCAGAAGACAGATTAAAACCCACATGGCATTTTGCTTATTGTAGTGAAAATTGCAAAGACATTTACAATATTACTTCTTCATTTGAAGATGGACGCATGACAGATATTGAAGCAAAAGCAAAATTAGAAAAACTCGATTTAAGCAAAAAAGAATATTTGGGTGAAAGTTATCAAAATTCTATTGCTTCAATTATGAAGGCAAAAACACAAGTTATTAAGAAAGAAAATAAAAAGGCAGAAGTTAAATCTGTCAAAAAGGATATTATTACAAAAGTCGAAAACGAGGCTGAAAGTGATGTTGAACAGTGATTTTGAAAACTCTATAGGGGAATATAACATTACTGTTTAATGCTATATTCCCCTATTTTTTACGAATATTGTATGGAATGAAAGGATAATATGGTTAAAACAAATTTAAAACCGAGGGATTATTTACCACATGAGGCAGTTAGAATTGTTAATCCCAAACAGTCTCTTCTTTATATAAAAAATGGTGTGTTTCCTATAGACATGTACGCAAGTATTGATGAAAAAACAAATAATTCAATTCTTGCAATGGTGTTTCTAAAGGAAGACACATATGAAGTATATCAAAAATGGTGTAATTATGAATTAAATTAGGTGGTGATTGAATGTACTTAGACAATGCTTCGACCACTCCATTAAAATCGGAAGTTAAGGATTATATTATATCTCTTTTGGACACATACCAGAATCCATCATCAATGTATCAGTCTGGTGTTAATGCGAAACAAATAATTACCACAGCACGAAATAATGTCGCCAAATTCATCAATACAAATCCAGAAAATATTATTTTTACATCGGGCGGTTCAGCCAACAATACGCTTTTTATTAAAGGTTATACTCAGAGAAATGAATGTAGAGTGTTATACTCTCCTACTTCACATAAATCGGTGCTGAAGTGTGTAGAATCACTTAAATATAAGTGTTCACTTAAAGTTGATTATACAGGAAAAATTGATCTTCAAGATCTTAAAGAATGTTTATCTATAGATACAATGAAGAAGCTTGTGGTTATAGAACATGCTAACTCTGAGATTGGAACAATCCAAAATATAAAACAGATTATTGAAATGTGTCATTTTTATAACGCAATAGTTTATGTAGATTGTACAGGTTCTATTAGTCAAATCCCTGTAGATATAAGAACTTTAGATGTTGATGGTTTGGGTTTTTCCGCACATAAGCTTTCAGCTCTAAAGGGCGTAGGTATTTTATATAAGAAGAAACATATCGAACTTGAACCACTTATATATGGTTCACAAGAACAAGGGTTATTTGGTGGTACTGAAAATGTAATAGGTATAGCTGCACTTGGTAAGGCAGTTGAAAATTATGATTACTCTTCTATTACATCTAATAATCGTGATTATATCTATAATTACATTAAAAATAATATTCCAGATTCATATTTGGTTGGTGCTGACTTGAAACATAGATTACCATATAATCTATACATATGTTTTAAAGGAATACAGGGTGAATCATTGATGACATTGCTTGATATGAACGGGTATCAGGTGTCAACAGGAAGTGCTTGTACAAGTGGTGATTTAACACCATCTTCTACTCTATTGGCTATTAAAATGAACAAAGAATATATAAATAGTTGTATAAGAATTACATTAAGTGGTGAAGAAGAGATTGCTGAACTAAATAAGTTTTGCGAAACATTAAAGAGATGTGTAGAAACATTAAGACAAATGAATAAATAAAAAATAAGGAGGATTAAAATTATGACAGATTTATCATTTTTAACAAATTTTGCAGTACCGATTATTGTTGGTATTTGCCTATGTATAGGTTATGTATTAAAAAATATTGTTACAACAGATGCAGTTAATAAGTATATTCCTGCAATCATGGGTGTATTGGGTGTGGTACTTAACGTATGGATGAATATGGCTTTTACACCTGAAATATTACTTGGCGGTCTTGTCTCTGGTCTTGCTTCCACAGGTTTATATGAAGTATTTAAGAATTTTTTGAAGAAGTAAGAAGGGATGGTACGTATGAGTGGGATCTATAGAAAAACTTGCACATATTGATTATTTATTAGTCATTCTTGGGTTCTTTGCTATCTTATTCGCAGCTAAAGAAATTCTCGAAATATTCGGTTATTTTAAAAAGAAATTTCGCATTAAAACAGGAAACGAAGAAGATAAAGAAACTGTTGAAAATCGTATTAAAACGCTTGAAAAACATGATAATTGGCAGTACCAAGAAATTCAAAAAATATCTAGAGGCATTGATGATATTAAAGACAATCTTGTACAAAAAGAGATATCTGATATTCGATGGGAACTTCTTAATTTTTGTTCTGCTCTTACAGGTGGGCAGAATTATAATAGAGAAGCTTTTGAACATATTTTTCGAACTTATGAGCAATATGAAAAAATACTTGCTGATAATCATATGACTAATGGATATATCGTAGAATCAATGAAGGCAGTTAGAGAAATATACCACAATAAGCTTGTTAATGGTGATTTCAATTAGATGATATTTCTACCACAGTAAAAATTTACCATGATAAAATTTGTATAAACAAAATATACATATACATACTTAACATTATGGAAAATAAATTGTGGTATTACAGAAATCAGAAGGCATTAACATTACAAGAGTTATCAAGACTTAGCGGAATCTCAGTTGCAGCTCTAAATAAAATTGAGAATGGAAATACAAAGGATATACTTCTTAGCAATGCTATTATTCTTTCTCACATTCTTAATGTTGATATATATGAATTATTTTGCATTAAACATTGAGAAAGGAAGAATGAGTATGGGAAAAATGTTTTATAACTTAATATGTGAAGAACTATGTATAACAGGTGGTAAGGTTATATATATTGATACCAATGTTGGAAGTCTTGAAGAAGTACATAAGATAGTAACTGATAATGCTGATAAATACCCAAATGGAAAATGGGAATTATACCCTATGCAATTAGCGGTATAACAATACAATTAAATATAAAAACTTTCAATGAGAACGAGTCTAATTCAGGCTCGTTCTTTTATTTTGTCTAAAAATAAAGGAGGAACTTATGGCTTATAGAATTATAGATGTGTCAAGCAATAATGGACAGCTTGATTGGGATACAATTAAGTCAAGTATTGATGGTGTAATCATTAGAATTGGCTATGGCTCAGATATAGAAAGTCAAGACGATTCACAGGCTATTAGAAATATGCAGGAATGTGAAAGACTTGGCATCCCTTATGGTGTGTACATATATTCTTATTGTCTTAATATAGAAGAAGTAAGAAGTGAAGCTGCACATATATTAAGAATGATTCAGGGATTTAATCCTGTTCTTGGTGTGTGGTTTGATATGGAAGATGCTGACGGATATAAAAGAAATCATGGACTTGTTCCCGAACAGAACGGTGAACTTCTTACAGACTTTTGTATAGAATTTATGCAGATTGTCAAAGACGCAGGATATACAACGGGTGTTTACGCAAATTATAGTTATTTTACTAATGTATTAAACGATGGTAGATTAATGTCCTTTGAAGGATTTAACAGATGGCTTGCACATTGGGGAATAGATGAACCTTCGATGGATTGTCTGTTGTGGCAGTGTACATCAGATGCTGTTATTGATGGATCTTCGGCAAGAACAGATTTTAACTATTATTATGGAGAGTTACCTAATGTTGAACCAATTATTCCATCTGAACCAATCGAAGACAACTCTGAATCAGATGATATTAAAACAAAATATCATGTAGGAGATTATGTGTCATATCATACAATTTATGCGTCTTCTACTTCCGAAAATGAATTAACACCTTCAATTACGGGGGGTACAATTACTAATATCATTGCATCTGCAAGAAATCCATATCTTATTAACGATGGTACAGGCTGGATTAATGATGATTGTATTGTTGAAAATAATGAAAATACTTCTGAACCAGAATCTTCTGATGAGGAAGAATCTACAGGTCTTACTCATTCTGTTGGCGAATATGTCACATATTCAGCACTCTTTGCTTCTTCAACTTCCGAAGAACCACTTAACCCACTTTATACAGATGGAACTATTACAGCTATCGCTGAAGGTGCGAGAAATCCATATCTCATCGAGAATGGCAGAGGTTGGGTAAATGATTCTGTTATTAATGGCAGTTCTGCACCAGAAAATACTTACGAAGAACCATCTTATGATACATATGAAGTTGAAAGCGGAGATTGTCTTTCAGCCATTGGTGATAAGCTTGATGTAGATTGGTATTCTATTGCAGAAGCTAATGGTATAGGAGAACCATATACTATTTATCCAGGTCAGTCTCTTATTATACCTAGATAGTATATTAATAATAAAGAAAGTGTGGTTTCATAGTAATTTTTGAAGCCACACTTATTTTTCAAAAAATTATAAATACACATTCAAAATGTCTTTACTACTATCTAGCCATGTAGTAAGGGCATTTTATTTATATGGAGAGTGTGTGGCTAGACCACTCTCCTGCCCCTTAATCAAGAAAGGAATGAAAGATATAGAAATTATTGATTTGATTTTAAACCAAGATGTATTGGAGAAATATAATAAATATTATTTCAAACAACATCCTAAAGCAAGGAAAATTCCTATTGAAAGACCAATGCACCCCTCGATCAACACATGGATGATATTACCAAGAATACAGATGAATCAACTTAAACAAAAATGGAAAGATTTTATTGTTTTTTGGATAAAAGACTTAGGTTTACAAGATAAACACTTAGAGTCTTTTGAGATGATATTTACCACTTATATGCCGACAAAAAGGCGTGTGGATTGTGATAACACAGTTCCTAAATTTATCCTAGATGGATTTAGTGAATCAGGTTTTATTATTGATGACGATGGGAAGCATTTACATTCTCTTACATTAAAAACAGGATATGATAAGGATAATCCAAGAACGGAAATAAAAATTATAGTGAAATAAAGGAGAATATTAAGATATGAACAAAACATTAAAGGTATATCAGATAATTAATGTCAATGCAAGAATTAAAAATGTAATTGAAGGTGACTCAGTAATTAATGCTGCATTTAAGTTTAAACTACTCAGATTATATTCAGAAATTCAGGGAGTTGTAAAGGATTTTGAAATGACCAAAGACTCTCTTGTTAATAAGTATGGTAAAGATGTTGTTGACGAAAAGGGGGAAGTTGTTCCAAATCAGAAGAGAATTAGTCCTGAAGATGAAAATTGGAAAGAATTTATTAAGGAAATTAATGCAGTAAGTTCTTCTGCTGTAGATGTTAATTTCACACCTATCAGTGCGGAAGAATTGTTTAGTATGGGGTTAGATACTGATGCTTGTGCTGATTTAATACCTATTGTAGAAGAATAAAATTATAAAGGAGATAAAGGAATTATGAAGAAAATTACAATTAAAACATTTTGTAAGGAATATAATGATCGTGCTAATGATACATTGAAGAAACAGTATATCAAAGATAATCTTGAAATTGTGCCTTATGTATCATTTGTCAAAAAAGATGCTCTTATCAGTAATTTACTGAAGGCGACTATGATTGATAAAGAGACAGGAAACGTAAAGGTAAACTCTTCTGCTGAATATCTTTTAAAGACAAGAATTTTAATTGAAAACTATACAAATCTTACGGTTGAAACAGATGGATTTTATGAGGAATATGATGAATTGAAGAAATCTGGATTGTTTACAATTTTACTTATGGGTGATGATGATACTGCACCATTGATTCCAATTGAAGAAATTGCGGAGTTTAATCATTTACTGTCCATTAAGAGAAATGATATGTTTACTAATCGCTATGAGATTCACAGCTTTATTACAGAACAGGTAGATAGATTCAAGGCTCTTGGTGAAGCTACTCTCACACCACTTGTTGATGTTGTGAATAAGAAACTTGATAGTTTATCCAATGATGAGTTGAGAAAGATTCTTGATGATTATAAACTTAAAACTACTGAAAATTTTAAAGAGGTATAAAAATTCAAAATTTCTTGTGAAATAAACAGGCTCTATGCGTGTCACGGCGTGTAGAGCTTTTCTTATAAGGAGAGTGGTAATACTATTCTCCTATTTTTGTGTGAAAAAATAAAAAACTGGAGGTGATGAAATGGCAAAAAATATGTATGCCGATTTTAAAAAGAAGTTAGATAGAATTGAAAATCATATTGCAGAAGAAGTTGCACCACAAACAAATGAACTTCTAAAAGAATCTGTCAGATATTCATTGATAGATTGGTACAACGACTATACTCCACAGTCTTATGAAAGAACATATAACTTCATGAAAATTCTTGATTCTACAAAAACAAGAGGCAAAGGAAATGTTCTTCATTTTTCAGTAGATTCAGGCGCAATGGATTCATATGCAGGTTGGTTTGGACAAACTCTACAATCAAGTACAGCTTTCGACTATATGTTCATGAATGGTCAGCATGGTCACGGACAATGGATGATGCGTCAATCATTACCTCCATATATGTATGTTGAACGAGACATTGAAAGTGGATTTGGTGGACGATTAGGTGACATTGTAAATAAAAAAATAGACGAAATTTTAAGAAAGTGAGGTAGAAAATGCCAGGTACATATCAGTATAATGTAGAAATTAAATCAAATGTAGCAAAACTGCTTTCGGATATGAAACAAGTTCAAAATAGATTGGATATTGTTGAAGGTAGAGAATATACAATTAAATTAAATATTGATGAGAAGAAATTGTCTAATGTAATTTCTAATCTCGAAAAAATGCTTGACTCTCTTGGTAAAGGAACAGGTGACTTCAAACAGTTTGAGAATTTATCAAAGGAACTGTCAAGTATTGTATCAGAAGTACAGAGTTTAAGTAAAGCTTTTGGTAAAGTGGATGATTCTGGTGCTAAAACACTACTCTCTTCTATCCAGAATATTGACAAGTCACTTTCTGAACTGAGTCAGAATATTCTCAATGTTAATAAGAACATGAGCAACATGGGTGGCAATACGAGTGGTGCTGTCAAACAAGTAGAGAATATAACTGATAAGAGTAAGAAAGCTGCTTCTGCTCTTGAAGATGTTGCTAAAGCACAGGAAAAAGTTAATGGACAGAAAACGAATATTTCTTTGGCTTCTGATTCTACTGTTAAACAGCAAATCAAATCTGAATCAGAGTTGAATGCTGAAATTGAAAAAAGAGAGAATATTATCAGAGAGCTTCAACAGTTACAAGAGAAATTGACTGTTCATGAAGACTTCCATGATAATGATAGGTATTTTGCAGACCAATTACCTACAGAGGAAGAAATCCGTGAAGCAGATAAAAGAATTAAACAATTAACTGGTACTAATAATATCTTTGATGTTGACAAACTTATACAAGACAGAAACGAATGGTTATCTGAAGTAAAATATAGTCTTGAAGAGTACGATGATTTAATTAAGGCAAATGATCAAAAGGCACTTGATGAATATACAACAAGAGGCTTATCACGTATTGGTGGGGCTGAATCATTTTTTGGATATGAAGATAATAATTTTTCTATAGCGTCAAAATTTGTTGAGGAAAAAGAAAAAATTCAAAATGAGATAAATGATCTCTATACAGATTTAGATAAGTTGGATGAAAAAATGAATTTAGATTCCAATAATTCTTCAGTCGATAATATAGTTCAATCTCAAGAAAAGCTTCAATCTGAATTAAAAGAAACTCAGAAACAAGCTGAGAAAACAACTCAGGCTGTTAAAGAGGTGTCTTCTACTGCTTCTCAAGACCAAACGAAAGACGCATTTCCTGACAAAGATGTTTCTGCTTCTGTAGAATCTGCTACTAATTCCATCAAAGAAGAGAATAATGTATTAGAGCAGAATACTCAGAAAGTTAAGGAAAATGCTGATGCGAAAAAGAAATTAACTGATACTGATAAGGAAGTATCAAATGTTGATTTGTCAAAATATGATAACCGTCTTGAATCATATACCAAGAAAACATCTGGTTACGATACTACTATTGCAAGGTTTGAAAATGGCGGTTGGACAAGCGATACTTATAAGCAGAGGGTTAATGCTGTCAAAGAAGCCGTTAAGCAATATGCAGATATTCTTAATAATTTTAAGAAACATCCCGAATTAGTAAATGATGATGAGCTTGGTAAATTAGATAAACAAGAAAAGCTTATTAAGGATAATATTATTGCTGTTCAGAATATGTCGGCTGCCGAAAAGGGCTACTCTCTTGTATCTGGTCAGAAGGAACTTGATAAAATCAATAATATTCTTAAAGAACATTCTGGAATGTCACGAGAAGCTAAGAATCAGATAAAAGCTTACTACGCTGAAATTAAATCTGGTAACCCAAGTGCTAGTTTAGATGTTATTCATGGAAAGATTATGCAAATAGTCAATGCTGAAATTGAAGCTGGTCGTGGCGGCAAAAGTATGTTTGATGCTATCAAAGAAAAAGCTTGGTATGGTGTCGCTAGTGCTATCGGTACATATTTTGGTTTTAATGATTTAATAAGATACGGTAAAGAAGGAGTTAGTATTGTTAGACAATTAGATACTGCTCTTACTGAAATGAGAAAAGTATCCAATGAATCTGTTCAAAGTTTGAAGAAATATCAAGATACCACATTTGATACAGCAGATGCAGTTGGAACTACTGCGAAACAGATACAAAATTCTACAGCGGATTGGATGCGTTTAGGTGAAAGTATGGATACTGCTGCTAAATCAGCTAAAGATGCAAATATCTTACTTAACGTATCTGAATTTGAAGGAATAGATGAGGCAACCGAATCACTTGTGTCTATGAGTCAGGCGTATAAAGATCTTGATAAAATGGATATAATTGATGTTCTCAATAATATTGGCAACAATTATAGTATCTCGACAGATGGATTAGCAACTGCTCTTAAAGATTCAGCAAGTGCATTAGTAACTGCAAACAATGATCTTAATGAAGCTGTTTCGTTGACTACGGCTGGCAATGCTATAACTCAAGATCCATCTAAGGTAGGGGCAGGTTTAAGAACGATTTCTCTTAGATTGGTTGGTACAGAGGAAGCCAAGGAGGAACTTTCAGATTTAGGCGAAGAAACAGATGGAATGATAACCACAGTATCAAAACTGAGAAATACTATCCAGTCTGCAACTTCTGCTGCAACAAAAGACGGTAAAGGTTTTGATATTTTTGATTCAAACGGAAATTATAAGAGTACATATGAAATCATGCAAGGATTGGCAGATTTGTATGATGAAATTGTCAAGAAAGATAAAGAATTAGGAACAAATAATCTTAACTTATTATTGGAGACTATAGCAGGCAAAAACCGCAGCAATATTGCTGCTTCTATTCTCCAAAACGGTGATATGCTTCGTTCAGTATACGAGGATGCTCAAAATTCCGAAGGTTCAGCAGAAAAAGAATTAAATTCTTATTTAGATAGTGTTGATGGAAAGTTTCAACAACTTCAAAATAGAACACAAGAATTTTGGTACAATGTAATTGATACTACAACTGTTAAATCTGTTTTAGATTTTACCACAGATTTAACTGAAGGTGCTTCTAAATTTTTTAAATTAGTAGAAAAGCATCTTCCAACCATATTAGGAGCAATTGCAACTATTATTGCTTCAAATAAAAGCGGTGGTTTGATAAGGTTAATAAATTTTATTAACAACTCTCCTTTCCTAGCTACCGTAGAGTTTAACCGTGAGGTGTACGAGCTTATTATATAATAAGTAAGGACTCTAATTGTAAAATAACAGACGAATGATTAACGAGTAATGTCGTTAATACCTAAGATTGACAGGGCAATGAGAAAAACTTAGGTCGAGGAAGGCTACCCTGATTTTAACTACCAAGTTATAATACGAAAGGTTATAATGGCAAATGTGAAAGCATAAGGTATGGTAATAATGTTAAAATAATAAGCCAGAAATTCGCAGCCGACAGTCCTAAAATGTAAATTCATTAAGGACTATGTTCATCGAGTATAAGGGTTAGATGGTTTTATTAATCATTAATGTGTACTCAGGGGAGAATAAGAGATGTACTTAAAATAAAGTGAAAGTTGATACACTTTACATCGTAATTAATATATTGTGAGAGGTATATTTATTAATTATAATCAACATAACAGAGAATAATAAAATAAAGAGTAGAAAAAATCTACTCTCCTATGTAAAAATAATAATAATATTCCCACCAGATTCAATAATTAAAAACATAATTTAATGACAATAAACAACGCTATAAGCGCAATAACAAAAGACGTGCTCATTCTAATATGGCAATTCATAATGTCGTTCCTCCTTTTATTAGTTTCTTCTGCTTTGTATACAACAGAAACACTGAAGGGGTTTATTGCCCAAGCAATACCTGCTCGGCGACCGACTATATTTTTAATTATATATTATCTGGCTCCCTTACGCTTACCTTTTGGATAAGTATGCCTCCCAGATATTTTTATTATATCATTATATCATATTTTTACAATTCAGAACAATAGTTCTAATTTTGTAATTGTGAGTTAATATACTCTTGTCTTTCTAATTCCGTCATTGAGAAAAATTTTTCAAATTCTATATCAAGATTTTTGCATTCAATGTTGCATGTTCTGCATATACATTTAATATAATGTGTGTATGTGATTCTATGACAATTAGGACAGTAATGAATTTTTAACATATGTAACCTCTGTTTCTCATTGATATAATTGCAAAAATATTTTATATGTGATATGTTATATGAAAATATTAACATATATGGGAGGTATAATAAAGTATGGATTATACATCTAAAACTCGCTCTTTACAATCACTTGTCAAGGATATGAATAAGGGTACAATTAATCTTTCTCATAAATTACAGCGACCAGAGGGACAGTGGAATCGCAAGCAAAAATCAGATTTGATTGATTCACTACTTCGCCATTATCCAATTAACCCAACTTATGCAATTGTTGAAGAAGACGGAACTTTATCAGTTATTGACGGTGTTCAGCGTCTTTCTACTATAAGAGATTATATTGAGAATATATTTGCTTTATCAAAGGATATGAATGATATTATTATTAACGGTGAAGAAAAGAATTTATCAGGTTTAAAATTTGACAAACTTGATGAAGATGTTAAATCTGAAATTCTTAATGCTGAATTGCAGATTTATAGAATGACCGATTGTACAGAAACAGATATCCGTGAACTTTTCCGAAGACAGAATGCAGGGAAACCTCTGTCAAATAAGCTTTTGCGTGTGGTGCATGAATCAGATGAATTTAGTGAAGTGGTTTACTCTCTCGCCAATCATCCATTTATGGATAAACTTATGTCACCTACACAAAGAAAGAATGGTACAGATAGAGATATAATTATCCAGACAATGATGCTTATCTCTTCTAATCAGGAACAGGAATTTACATCTTTTAGAACAAAAGATATTGATGCTTATGTAGCTGATTATGCGGATCAGTATCTTGATAGAGCTGATATATTAAAAGAGGCAATGGATAGATTTGATGAATCATTTGATAAAATCAAAATTCCTGTTACTTCTATCCCACAAATTTTATATAGCGGTTATAGGATTATTAAAGATAAGAAGTCGTTTACAAAATTTGTTGATAAGGTTGCCGACTTCTGTATTAATTATGATTCTAATAGTGAGTATAAGCAATTTGTTCAGAATGGAACAGGCTCTAAAGAAAATGTTCGAGGAAGATTTGAATATTGGCGAGCAATTGTTAAGACATTACAGTAATGTTTCAGAGAGTAGTCATTAATTGGCTACTCTTCTTTCATATTCGTCTATAAACATATGTTCTGATGGTATTTTGTCGATTATTGGTATATAATGAAAAATAAAAACTAATGATTGGTGGGGATTTATATGAGTAAACAATTCTATCAAAAAACATGGTTTAAAAACACATTATTTATATCAATTTCAACAGCAATTTCTGTAATTGGAATAATCATCTCAATGTTTGATAATACTATAAAAAATATATTGATATGTATATCTATAGTTTTATTACTTATACAAATATATGCTATTATACGGTATGGTAATGAAGAAGATAAAATATACAAACAATTACAAGAGTCTGAATCAAAAAATAATTCTTTAACTGCTATTTTAGCACACATGGAAAATGATTATAAAACAGTTACTTCTGAAGTATCTGCTTTCTCTGAATTGGCTGAAAAATGGGCAAGTCAAATTAATTCATTTGCAAATAATATAAAACAATATGGCTCTGTATCAGATAAGGCTTGGAATAAAGTAAAAATAATAGACGCAATTTGTATATACACTAGGAATGTTATTAAACAATATTGTAATAATTTCGATAATTCAAATATTTCTGTTGGATATATTTCTTATAGCAAAGATACTAACGGAGAAGAGTGGATACACATGATTTGTCATTCTAACCCAATATCAATTAGACCTAATGCATGTAGAAGTGAGGTTAAATTGTCAGATTGCCATTATCATTATGCTGATTTAATTAGAGAAAAACTTTCTGATATTGAAATAGCTATGAACAATGAAGAGATATTGAGAATTTTTAATAAAGTTTCTTTAAGTTCAGATTTAGGGAAATATACGCAATATATTGCAGTTCCATTATATTGTAAAAGTGGAAATTTATTAGGTATTTTTCAAATTGTAACTAAAAATGGTTATATTATAGAAAATGATAAAATAAAGATGCAACAATTTATTACAGATACTATTATACCATTTTCTAATTTAATTATTCTTACTGACAAAATATATAAAGGTTTATATATTAGTCCCACAAAAATTAATAAGGAGGTATAGTTAAAATATGGCAAGATATAAAAAAGAAGAAATACATATGATTGATATGTCTGGTCGTTTAAAAGTAAAAGTCATTCATGAAGAGTATACTTCCGCTGATGAAGAAGAATGGGAAAATGAAATTAAAGAAATGGAGAGAAAGATGGAAGAACATATGCAAAGATATGAAAAAAATTTAAAACTTTTATTTTCCTCTGCTCTTGCAAATGTTCAAGATACAAATGAAAAAGATGCTGATTATTTTATTCATGAATACAGTGATAAATTTATTGGTAGAAATCCAGACAATATAAAAAATAGACTTAAACTTTATAATAAATATATAAAAGAGCAGGATTAATCTCCTGCTCTTTTAATTATATTCTCACTACTCTTCTATCATATTCCTAATCATTTAGAATCAACGCTAAACATTGTTTGACAATCTTGACATTGAAAATTAAAAGCAGGTATATTTTGTATTAAATCTTGCTCGTGCGGATTCCATGTTTGAATCGCTGTACCCGATTGGATTCTGTTATGAATGATTGTTGGTTTCAACTCGATAATATGTTCGCTTTTACATTTTGGACAATACATTTTCATCAACCTTCTTTCGTTTGATATTTGATAATTAAATTCTATCATTATATACAAAAAAAGAAAGCTCAAAACATATGTTTTGTAAAATGTGTACAAAACTAGAATTTACTTCCACAATTATTACATTTCCAAGTTTTACCTAAATCACCAGCCCCAAAGATACCAAACAGACCTACTTTTGCAACTTTACTGACATTTGACAGCTTAGATAGATTGGTACTATTACATATAGGGCACTTAGGTTTATTAGCATTTTCCTGTTCTTCACGCTTTTGCTTACCAAGATTGAAATAGTAATCCGCTTCTGCTCCACGCATAGAATCCTCGAATTTACGTTTTTCTTCAGCTTCTTCTTCGGGGGTTAGTTTTTGACCAGCTTTTTTGTTACCAGTCAGTCTTGTATATTTGTCATAACGAAAACCGAACCAGAAATCAGGATTACCAAGGGCTAATTCTTTATATGATTTTTCGTTAAAATATGGTGAGTTTTCAACTTCTAATTGAATTTTAACTTCATATTCATCTTTTTCATCTTCGGTCATTTGTTCATATTGTTCTCTTGTTAGACCATCATCAACAATATGAGTGCTACCACAATTGCAACAATAGTCTTCATAGAACCAACAACAATCTTCTGCTCTAATAAAACAGCATGATAAACAATATTTCATATATATTTACCTCTCTCACTTAATATATAAAATATAATATCATTTTTATATATATACTGCAATATTTTCAGCATATAATTAACGATAGGAAAAATTTTAGCTGATAATTGGGGTATTACTGATAAATTAGGTGGAACAAAGAATTTTAAAGAAGTCGAAAAATTATCTACATTAGATTTTAAAAATTTCAAAGAATTAGAAAATACCATCGCCAATGCTAAAGGTGATACAATTCAACTTCAGAAGGTATTAACTGAAACCTTTGAAGATGGTAAGTATTCAAAAGTAAATGGTCTTGAAGAATATATTAAGAAAAATAAAACACTTGATAGAGGTTCTATCAATGAACTTATTACTAAACAGAATTATGAGAACATTGCAAAACAGTCTTTCAGTTTTCAAGGTATTAATGCGAATATTAAAGAATATAACAGTCTTTTAAAGAGTTCTGTAAAAGAGGGTAATGCTTTTGCTGAAGTTGTTACTTCTCATAATATGAAACTTGGTAATTATCTTACAAGTCTTAATGGCGCAAATGCTGGGCTTGGTGGATATATTAAGAGTCTTGGTATTGCAAAATTAAAGACAATTGCATTATCAATTGCTACTACTACTTTAAATATGGTCATAGGTGCTATAGCTTCTGCTATTGCTTCATTCATTATAAAAGGTATTTCCAATATAATAAATAGTGCCGAGAATATGAAAAAAGCTGTAGATGATATGGTTACATCATATAATGATAGTTTAAAGACTCTTGAATCGCACAAAAAGACTATCAATGACATAAAAGATGATTATGAAACCTTATCAAAAGGTGTTGATGAATTAGGCAATAATGTTTCACTTACGACTGATGAATATAAAAAATATCAAGATATTTGTAATCAGATTGCCGACATTTACCCTTCTTTGATAGCAGGACATACTTCTGAGGGTAATGCAATATTAACCTTAAAGGGCAATGTTGAAGCTTTAACAAAAGCATATAAGGATGAACAGAAAGCAGCCGCTGCAAGTGTTATAAGTGGCAGTGATAAGGAAAATACCAATGTAGTCAAGAATTATAAAAACGAATCAAAAACTGGCATAAAAAGTGCATTTAAATCTGCATTTACATTTAATTCTGATAAATCTACGGTAAATGGATTATCTACAACTCAAAAGATATCTTATCTTGAAAGAGCTACAAATTTATCTATTAATGAGTTAAAAAATAAATCGGGTTCTATAGGTTCAGATAATGTATTTAGAAGTTTATTAAAGACATATGGATTAGATACTGATAGTACTAACCAAGAGGTTACTACTATCATTCAGAATATGAAAGCTGATTTGTCAACTTATCAGGCTGAAGTTGATGAAGCAATGAAGGGAATTAAAACTAAGGCGAATGCGTATTTTATATATAATTCAGATTATGATAATTTGAATGACGAACAAATAAATCAGATAAGTTCCTTAATTGATAAGGCATTAACTGAAGAAATCGCTGACACTTTTAATAAAGATTCTGATATAAATAGTAAATTTGTACAAAAAATTATTGATGGTATCGAGAATAACAAAGAGGGTATTTCTAATGCTTATAAGTCTTTATTGACAATTGATCCTAATAACATGGGTGATGTATCAAAAGATAAGCAGGCAATTGATGGCTACATTGAGAAAATTGCTGATTATATTGGAACAGATGCAGAATCTTTGAAAAAAGGTCTTGGTTATGATGTAGCTGATGACATATCTCAACAATATAACAACATTATAGAAGAAGCAAAAAAGAAAGAATCTGATTTTGATTGGGATTCTTGGTTTAAAGAACATTCAGTTAATACTCAAGAAGAAATTAATAAATGGAAAGAAATTGCATCTTCTGCTAATAGTGCTGCTAAAGCACGAGAGAATTATGCTAAACAGGCAAACACTTTCAAAGAAACTAAATTATTCGATATGGGAAGTGATAATGCTCCGTCAACATTAAGTAAGCTAAATTCTCAATTGGATGAAATTCAATCTGCTTATTCTACACTCTCTTCCGCTGTTTCTGAATATAACAGTAATGGAAATATTTCAATTGATACAATGCAATCCGTTATCGCATTAGGTGATAATTGGCTTGATTACATTGATATGGAGTCTGGTGCATTTACTCTTGACCAAGAAGCTTTAAACAAACTTACTCAAGCTCGTATTGAGGATATGAAACAACAGGCACTTGCTAATTTAGCTTCTACCGTTGAAAGTATCACGACTGAAGCAGATGCAACAAAATATTTAGCTTCGACTAATTATGATGCTGCAAATTCATATCAAGAATTAGCAAAGGCAAAGTTATCAGAAGTACAAAGTAATCTTCAGAAGAAGGTGGAAGAAGGTTCACTCTCACAAGATTCATATGATAAAATAATTTCTAAATTTGAATCTGATGCTAATAAGATATCTCAGATATTTGATAATACAAGTTTTAAACTTACAGCAGATGGTTCAATTGGAGATAGTTTATCAGAACTAGAGTCACATGCTAATCTTCTTAAATCTATACAGGACGAGTTACAAAATACAAGCAGATTATCATCTTCTACTTTGGATTCAATTGCTAAAGCATTTCCTGAGTTGAATGAGTCGGTTAAACAGTTCAGAAACGGATTATTGAGTTCAGAAGAATTATTCGCATTATTAGAACAAGCTTATAATGATGATGCTGATGCATATATTAGTAATCAAATAAAGAAGTCACAATATGATGGTACATATTATGATAACTTAATTTCAGCAAACAATGAATTTTTCCAAGGTTTATTTAATGCTTATGGTGAAGATTTAGAAAAGAGTAAAAATTTAGCCCAGGCAAAGAAAGTCATAAATGACAAGGTAATAAGTTTATTAGCTTCATCATGGGGAAAATTCTATCAAACTGAAATAGATAATGCTACTGGCTTAATGAAAATAGCAAGTAAGGCTACTTCTATGGATGATGATATGGATTTAGGTCTTGCTATTGCACAAAGTGGAGGAAATGAAGAAGAATATTTTTCAGATTTTCTATCTACTTTACAAAAGACTGTAGATGACTATAACGCTTTACAAAATATTGCTATAGATACAACTTGGGGTGGCATAGATACATCATGGAAAGGTTTATCTGGTTATGATTCTTCATCAAAAGATACAAAAGAGACAGCCGAAAAACTCAACTGGATTGAACGCTTAATCAATAAAATCTCAACAGCATATTCACGACTTAAGAATATTGTATCAGATACAACAACTACATGGCTCAAGCGTAATATTGCCCTTTCTGATTCAATGTCTACTCTTTCATCCGAAATAAACGCACAGAAACAGGCATATGAGTATTACATGAATGCTTTTAATTCATATGACCTTGACGGATATTGGAAAGACCAGATTGCAGATGGTTCTATAAGCATTGATGTTATTTATGATGATGACTTGAAGAATGCTATATCTGATTGTCAGGATTTCTATGATAAAGCACAGGACGCTAAGACTGCTGTTCAGGAACTTAATATTGAGTTAAAGGGACTTGCTAAGAGTAGGTTTGATAATGTAGCTTCCGAATTTGAAGAAAAGATTAATAAGATTGTTGCCGTTAGAGATTTATACAGTAAAGAAGATGAACTTATGAACGAAAAGGGTTGGTTCTCTTCTACTCTACTCAATTCAGCAATGATTGACCAGGAAAATAAGAATCTTCAAAAACTCGAAGCCGAAAGGGATGCTTTAGTCAATGCATTAAATTCTGCTGTAAATTCTGGAAGCATTATGCCTGAATCAGAGGATTGGTATTCTATGCAGTCAGCAATAGATGAAGTTTCTTCAAGTATTTTAGATGCTAAGAAGGCTTTGGTCGAGTATGATAATACCATTCGCCAGATTAATTGGGATGCCTTTGATAGAACTCGTGATGACGTTGAAAACCTTATTACTGAAACAGACTTCCTTACAGAATTACTTAAGGATGTCGGAATAACTGATGATAATGGTAATATGACCAAAGAAGGTCAGGCTGCTCAGGCATTACTTGCACAGAAATACCAATTATACCTTAATCAAGCAAAAGCTTATAAAGATGAAATTGCTAAAATTGATGCTGATTTAGCTAATGATCCTTATGACAAAGAGTTACTTGACAGAAAACAAGACCTTATTGATAAGGAACAAGAAGCTATTAAGTCTGCTATGAGCGAAAAAGATGCCATTAAGGATTTGACTAATGATGCTTATAGTGATTTTATTGATAAGCTTGGAGATGCCATTGATAAATACAAAGAGCTTATGAGTACTATGAAGGACGCTTACGATTATGAGAAATCTATTCGTGAGAAAACGGAAGCTCTTAATGTTTTAGAGAAACAATACTCTGCTTATCAAGGTGATAATTCTGAGGAAGGTAAGAAGAATATTCAGCAGCTTAAAGACCAGATTAATTCTGCTAAAGATGATTTGAAAGATACTGAATATGAAAAGCTTATTAGCGACACTGAGAAAATTTTAGATCAATTAAAAGATAATACACAAGAATGGCTCAATCAGCGTTTGGATCAATTGGATAATCTAATTCAGGATATTATTGACCAATCTAATGATAATGCTTCTGATATTGCAGAAACTATTACTTCTACTGCTGAAAATTATGGTTATAAACTAAGTGAATCAATGGCTTCTATATGGAGTACTAATACTGGTAATATAACTAAGGTTCTTGATAATTTCAGCACAAGTTTCATTGATAGCAATTCAAAGATTAAAGATGTTTGTGATAATATCAATTCCGCTGTACAGGGATTACTTGCAAATAGTAATGCCGAGGCACAGAGAGTTGCCGATGAGATTGCAAGACAGCAGGCTGAACAGAATGCAAGTTCTGATGGCGGTTACTCAGGTGGTAATGATTATTCTGATGATGATTGGAGTGGAAACTGGGATACTGGTTCAGATGATAATGATTCTTCTGGAAGTGACGGTGTTGATTGGATATATAGTAAGGATTATTTCGATAAAAATAGTTTAAATATAGACACATCAATCGTGGATCGCCTTAAGCTACACGATTATGATTCATCATTCGCAGCTCGTAGTCAGTACTACGATCAAATGGGTGGTGAAGGACAGTATTACGCTACTTATGATCAGAACGTATGGATGCTTGATTGGATGAAAAGTCATGGTTATCGTAAAGGAACTAAATCAGCAATAAGTGGACTTCATATTTATGGTGAAGATGATCCAGGTTCAGAAGTACTTGTTACTAAGTATGGTGTGCTTCGTCAGTTTGATTCAGGTGATACAGTATTCAACAAAGACCAAGTCGAAAAACTTTGGAATCTTTCTAAAGGAATCACTACACCAAACATGTATATGGATAATCTTGGTGCTAAGTTACCTGATATCTCTAATATGTCTAACAACCTGTCTAATAAGGTTGATGTCCAATTTGGAGATGTAACTTTATCATTACCTAATGTACGAAACTACGAAGACTTTATGAAAGAAGCCCAGAAAGATCCTAAGTTCGAAAAGATGATACAAAACATGACTCTTGGACAGACTCTAGGTAGGAATTCATTAAACAAATTAACATTTAGATAAAATATCAACTAAGGCATACCATAATTGGTGTGCCTTTTATTTAAATTATCTTATACGGAGAATCAATAATGTCGAAAATAAAAAAAAATAAAGAAAGTAATGAATTGCAGTATTACAAAAGTCACTGCAATCTACTCGAAAAAGAAAACGCAGAACTAAAAGCTAAAATTGCCAATTATGAAATCACGGTTTCAATGAGTGGTAAAGGCGTTGATGAGAAGGTTAATGACCTCGCTCTGCTTATAAAAAAGGCACTTATATCGAAAAATATGTACGAAAAACTTTGTAATGAATATAAATCCAAGATTGCTGTTTTGGACGAAAAAATAGCCGAAATGGATTCAATTAAGGCAGGCTATATAAACAAATTGAATAAATTTTTCAAAAGTTTATTCAGAAATTTCAAATAAAAAAGGATGGTGAAAGACATGTTTACTGATTTTCAATATGCAAACGAGTTGGCAAGTGATTACGGATTAGTTGCGGTTAATTTCGACTCTTCCTCTGGCGGTGCTGAAACTGTCTCATCTGGTTCTAATCTGACATTCAATTCAATTAAATCGGTTGGGCAAGATATATCTGAATTATATGGAACATCATATGAAGAAGATTATTCTTTCACCATCCAGTTATGTAGATTAGATTATAACTGTGAACCTCTTCCAATAACACCAGAAGAATACAGTGCAATCAACAGGTGGCTTAATAGAAAGAGATTTGAACAGTTCAAAATAAATAAAGAAGGCTATGAGAACATATCCTTTTATGGATCATTTAATATCCAAGCAATTAAGATTAATGATGATATATATGGAATAGAATGCACGTTTACTTCCAATGCTGCTTATGCTTTTAATGATGGTAACGATTTAGTTTTCACAAATGTAAAGGAGTTCTGTGTACATGATGATTCAGATGAGATTGGAGAAACTTATCCTTACACGACAATAACTTGTAATGAAGCTGGTAATCTTACTATAACTAATTCAGCAGATAACGAATTATTTATTATTGAGAATTGTTCACAGGGAGAAAAAATCACTCTTGATAATAAGCATGGAATAATTACATCTGATAATCTTAATCACAAGATTGCCAATGATTTTAATTACAATTGGTTAAAAATTATAAACACATATAACAACAGAGATAATTACTACTCTTCTACACTTAATATAAATATAACTATGAATTATCAATCTGTTAGAAAGGTAGGAATTTAGTGCAGAAAATTAATGTAAAAAATTTACTTAGAATGCAGAAAACTGGTCAAGGCATAAGACCTTTACATATTATTCTAGGTAACAGAAATCTTGAAAAATTTGACGAAATTATTAATATTCCTGCCGATTCTATAACATATCATCCACAATTCAATGTAGTTGACGAATTATCATTTAATGTATATAAAGAAAAAAATGATAATGTTGAAAATCTGTGGGATAAAATCGTTGATTTTAAAACGATATACGTTAAAGAATATGATGAATGGTTCGAGATTACAGTTGGAACAGACGAATCAGAAAAAAATACAAAGAAACTTGTAACAGCTAAATCGTTGTGTGAAGCTGAACTTGGGCAAGTAATTTTACACGACATTGAAATTAATACAGAGGATGATATTGCTCGTGAAGAATACACCGAGCCAACTATATTTTATAACCCTGATAAGAAAGATAGTTCTTTGCTGGATAGAATTTTTGAAAAAGCACCTGGTTATACAATTGCTCATGTCGATGAAACTCTCTTAAAAATTCAGCGTTCATTCAGCATAGATGGTACAAGCATATATGACTTCTTAACAAGCACTCTTTCTCAGGAAATTGGATGTATATTCTTATTTGATTCAAATACAAGAAGTGTCTACGTATACGATATGGAAACTTGTTGTTTGGATTGTGGATATAGAAGCGAAGATGTGTTTACAATTTGTCCTGAGTGTGAAGGAACAATTTTACATGAACCATATGGCAAAGATACATCAATCTTTGTAGATAAAAATAATCTTGGTTCTGAAATACAGCTAACATCGGAAACAGACAGTGTTAAAAACTGTTTTAGAGTTATTGGTGGAGATGATTTAATTAATGCAACATTGAAGAACATTAATCCTAACGGCAGTAATTATATATATTATTTCAATCAAGATACTTTGTCAGATATGCCAGATGAGCTACAATCTAAGATAAAATCATATGATGAACTTGTTGATGAATACACTAATAACAAATCTTTTTCCTTAGAAGCTTCTCTTGTAAATCAATATAACGATATTATTGAATATATCAAAAAATATTATCCCGAAACTACATACTCTTCTATTCAACAGCAGTATATAGGTTGGAGTAATATAACATCTGTGTATTATGATGTCATTGATTTATATTCTTATCTTAATAATTCTATGATGCCGACATGGAAGCAAGAGGATAAAACAGCGGCATCTCAATTAGCTTTGCTTACTCCATCTAATTTGTCTCCTGTAGCGGTTACAGATGTAAGTAAGATATCTGTTTACACTGCTAACAATGCAGTTCTTGCGATGGCAAAAGCAATCATTGATACTTCCATTTATAAGATTGAAATTCTTGATGGTTCTACACTTAAATCTCAAACATGGACTGGTCGCTTCAAATTAACCAATTATTCTGACAGTAAAGACACGGCTGAAATGAAAGATGTTATAAGTATTGAAATCAACGATGATTATATTGCTTACGTTAATCAGCAAGTAGATAAAGCGATGGGTAAGGTTAATGATCAAGGTCTTCAGGATATTTATAATACTAAAGATATTAACAAATTCAAGGAAGAAATTCACAAGTATTCTGCTCAAAGATTGACTTCTTACCAATCTGCTTATCAGTCAGCAATTAATATTCTCACTGAACAAGGTGTCGCATCTAATTCTTCTGATCTACACGATTCTATTTATCTCCCATATTATGAACGTTTTATCGCATTAGAGACTGAATTATCTTATAGAAATTCCCAATTAGACACAATCACAGGACTTGAGAAATATATTGAGGATTTAATATCTAAGACTCATAATGAGCTTGATTTTGAATCGTATATAGGTGAAGAATATTGGAAATTGTTCACTTATTATAGGCGTGAAGATGATTATAGTAACGAGAATTATATATCTGATGGACTGACCAATACTGAATTAATTGATAAAGCTAATGAATTATTGGTAGTTGCCAAGAAAGAATTAGTTAAATCTGGTGAGAAGCAATTCACTATCTCAGGTACATTGCAAAATCTCCTTCTATTAACTGACAAAGACGGAAACAGAATTTTCGAACCTATTCTTGATGATTTTACTTTGGGTAACTTTATCAGAACTAAGATTGATGGGAAAATTTATGTAATGAGATTGGCAGATATTTCAATTTCCTATGGAGATTTAAGCAAATTATCTGTCACATTTTCGGATGCATATAGATATGGAAGTCCAGATGTTAATATAGTTAAAGACATTCTTACAAAATCACAATCTATGGTATCAAGCTACTCTTCTACTGTTAAGCAGGCAAGCCAAGGTGAGAAAGCCAATCTTACATTTGAAAGATTGCAAAAAGAAGGATTAGATTCTGCTCTCTATAGTGTTCACAACACTAATTCAACTGCAATATTTGATGAGCATGGTATTCTTATTAGAAGTTATGACGATGTGATTGATGATTATAAAGATGAACAGGCACGAATTAATGCTAATGAATTTGTGTTTACGACAGATAGGTGGAGAACGGCAATTACTGCATTAGGAAAGCAAAAATATACTCTTAATGGAGTTACACATGAAAAGTATGGTTTGAATACACAGTTTGTAATATCTGGTCTTATGGTTGCAGGTGATATATATTCGGCTAATTATTCTAATCTTAATAATGAATTAAAAGGAACACATATAAACCTTGAAACTGGTGGCTTCGAAATGGCTGACGGAAAGTTGATATATGATGCTAAAACTCAAAAATTAAGTTTAAAGAATGTAGAGTTATCAATTAACTTTAATAATGAAGAAAAAGATATTACAGATATTGTTGGAGATACCATTGTTTCTCAGACTATGCATTACTTAGTTTCAGACAAGTCTGAAGGAATTACTATAGAGTCTCAAGGATGGACAACAGATATCCAGTATGTGTCTAATGAGAAAAGATATCTTTGGATATATATAACTAATACCAAGTCAAATGGTGATACTGAAAATACGTCTCCTATAATTTATGGTGTATATGGCAAAGATGGAGAAAAAGGTGAACAAGGTATTCAAGGGGATACTGGTTCGTCATATTTTACATGGATAATGTATGCCGATGATACTAACGGTACAAATATATCGGATACCCCACTTAGTTCAACTCAATATATTGGTATAGCAACTAATAAAGAAAGCGAAAACAAGAGTAATAATCCTAAAGATTATACTTGGAGTAAATACATAGGAAATGATGGCGTGAGCGTAACAACTGTAGTTCCTATATATTTTTCGTCCAATTCAAAAGATACTGCACCTATTGCACCAGTTAATGTCATTGAAAATAATGATACAGGATATGGACATTGGACGCTGGGCACACCATTGTATAACGAATTATACCCTTATTACTATACATGTAATCAAATTCTATATTCTAATAACGTATATCAATGGAGTATTGTTGTTAGGGATGGTGCAATTGAGAATATTGCCAAAACTGCTTATGATGCAAAAAAGGATACCGAAACTATCTCAGTAAGCATTTCTCAATTTGATAAAGATATCAGTTCTTTGAATACTTTTAGAGAAAGTTCTGACGAAAAAATTAATGACTTGTATGAAAAATATAATGATGAAATCGGTGTAATTAATCAGCATTTTGATTTCACTAAGGACGGTATTTTTATTAGTGCAACCGCCGACTCAGATGTTAAGTTATGGCTGAGAAATAATCAAATTGTCTTTGTTGATAAATATAATAATAAACTAGCTTATTTCACCGATCAAATGCTTAATGTCAATAAGGTTAATACATCTGATTGGTCGCAAATTGGTAACTTCAAATGGATACCATCTGCATCAGGTGGATTAAGATTAGTCAAAGTAAGTTAATGTGAAAGGAGTAATAAATGGCGCAATTAGTAGTTGAAGGTTCAAATGGTCATCATTATTTTGAACTTAATGTTTTTGAAACCTCTTATGACATTTCAAGTAATTCAAGCGAAGTATATTATTCCTTGAATCTTGATGAATATGGTGGAGGGTGGAACTGGGATTGGAGCGGTTCACCAGATAGAATACAAGCACATGTTACAATCGATGATGAAGATTTTTATAGCAATATTCCTGTATTTGATTGCGAAAAAATTACCATTATATCTGGATATAAAACAATACATCATAATTCTGATGGAACAAAAAATATTGATTTTAGTTTCGAAGTAAACGATACTACTGGTCAATATTATACTTGTGGTGATGCAAGTGGTTCTAGTGATATTGATTTAACGACTATTCCTCGATCTGCATCATGTGAATCATTTTCTAAATCAAGCGATTTATCTGGTACATTTTCTGTATCATGTGCAACTCAAACAGACTCTTATTATTATAATCTAAGAATTAGTATCCCAAATATAATTAAAATTAAGGATATTGAATTAGGTAATAGAGGGGCTTATTCTTTTTCTGCTACTTTTTCTTTTAACAAATCCGAGAGAGAAAATATATATAATAGATATAATAATCAGAATTCTGTAACGATAGGAGTTGTTGTTGAAACATACTCTGATTCTGGATATTCAAATAAAATTGGTGAAAGTGACGAACTTACGCAAGTTGTAAGTTTTGTTTCGTCAGAGGTGCAACCAGATATATCTTGTGTAATTTCAGATCCAACAAATTTTAAAGATACTGTTGGTGGAGGAAAATTCATACAAAACATTTCTAAGGTTATGATTACTCCGAGTGCCAAAATGAAATATGGTGCAACTTTTTCAAATGCAAGAGTATCTTTAGATGGAATGACTTACACAAGTAGTTCCTTATCTTCAATAACAAGTAACGTTATTAAATTTTTATCTCTAAATTCTATATCTGACAATCTTCCATTAACACTAACTATAACAGATTCAAGAAATATATCTTCTACTTATTCAACTAATATCGAAGTATATAGATATATATATCCTTATGTAGATATTTTTGAAGCCGTAAGATGTGATGATAATGGGACTCCAAATGAAGAAGGATATAATATAAGATTAAATATTAGTTCGTACATATATAAATTAAATGACAATACGCATACTTTTACGGTTAAAATTAAGAAAGCATCTGACTCTACTTATAATAGTATTGATGAACTTACTGATTTACCTGGTGTATATGATACTTCAACTGGAACATATAAATTTGAAAATAATGCCATAATTAAAGGTGCGTCTACCGAATATTCATATGATATAATCTTGATCTTAAATGACACTATCAAAGGCGAATCCAGCCGCCATATTAGATTAGGTGTGGGTTATTCTTTAATTGATATTCATCCTTCGGCAAAAGGCGTAGCTTTTGGTAAAGTGTCGGAATATGAAGCTTTTGAATGTGCTATGCCATCCAGATTCACAAAAGATGTTTTGATTACAAATAATCTTAATGTGGGAGGAACTAGCATAGTTCAAGATCTTATTGGTGACACAGCAAAATTCACTGATATTAAAATAGATGATGGCTTAGAAATTCCTGTACTCTATGATAAATTAAATCAACGAGCCACAACAACATCATCAGATAAAGAGGCATTCCAGCGTTCATGGACTATTAATGGCACTGGTTTATTTATTCTTAATGCCGCAGTATGGACTGATACGACTAGCGATTATGGAACTACTGCTTGTGCTATATATGTTAATAGTGCATGTGTTACGGCAAATACACATCGTTATGGAGAATCATCAAATGCCGTTGAATTAGACGCAGGAGCGACATTTGTGTACTGGTTTCAAAACGTAGAAAATGTAAGTGTATTGCTAAAAGCAGGTTCAACAAAGACTGGAACAAAGACACTTACTTATACCTCTCAAGGTTTATTTGGTTTAACAGTATTGGAAGCTGCTTAAAGGAGTATATATTTCATATACTCCTTATTTTATTAGAAAGGAGAAAAAGATGCAAACAATTGCTAAAATTTCACTGGATTTGTACAACAAGAACATTGTTAAGGTATCGGCAAAACAATATGATACTGGACGTGGAATCGAAGTTACATGTACACACAATGGCATAATATACGATGTTGATACTAATACTACAAGTGCCTTTGTACGATTTAAGAAGCCAGATGGTTTTAATGTCTTTAATCAATGTGAAATTGTAAATAATAGAATCATGATTGAATTAACACAGCAAATGTTGGTCGTTCCAGGTAAATGTTATGTAGATGTCATGATTATGCGTAAAGTATATTCATTAGGTGAAAAGTCGATTGATGATATTATTCAGTTAGATGCACCCATAGTATCAACTATGAATTTTACACTCAATATTGAACCGATTCCTATTGATTATGATGATATTGAATCTTCTTATGAATTCGATGCACTCACAGAAGCTTTGGCTCATTTAGACAAACAAGATAAAATCATCAAAGACTTCCAAGACGATTTGAAAAATCATAAGTTTGTTTTAACAGATGATAAGAATGTAGCAAATGGAATTGCCCCTCTTGATATAAACAAAAAAATTCTTAGTGAAAATATAAATTTTGGTACTACAACTGGAACTGTGTTTGAAGGTAGTCGTGGTAAGACTGTTGAAAGTAATTTAGATGCACATGTTACGAATAGGAGTAATCCTCATTCAGTAACAAAGTCTCAGGTAGGACTTGGTAATGTGGATAATACATCTGATGCAAATAAATCTGTTAAATACGCTATAAGTGCAGGTTCAACTACTACAGCTACAAAAGCGACACAAGATTCAGCTGGTCAGCAGATTAATACAACATACATTAAAAGTTTATCTGTAAGTGGCAAAGTAATTACTTATGCCAAAGGCGATGGAACTACAGGTACTATTACTACGCAAGATACAAATACAACGAATACTACGGGTTCAACAAATACATCAAGTAAGATATTCTTGGTTGGTGCTACTTCACAAGCAGCATCTCCCGTAACATACTCTCATGATACGGCTTATGTTGGAACCGATGGATGTTTATATAGCAACAGCACTAGAGTTGTGTCTGAAGTAACGCAATCTACAGAACCAACAATACAAAAAACTGGTGATTATTGGATCATCGAGGGATAATTGAAAGGAGGAAATAAAATATGGCACTTTCATCTGGTTATAAAAAAATAACTAGAACACAAAAACAGTCCGATGGAAATTATAAAAAAATTTCTGAATGGACATCTTCTACAAGTGTTGAACGTGATAATGGTGAAACAATAGAAACTTCAGTATCAAAATTAGAGAGCGATCTATCTTCTCTTTCTAAGACGGTTACGAACAATAAAACTTCGTGGGGAGATAAATACACTAAAAATGAGATTGATAATAAATTTTCTACTTTGGAAACAAACATTGATTGGAAAGAGAGTGTAGCAACGTATAGCGACATTGCAAAAACGTATCCTAATCCTGCTGATGGATGGACGGTAAACGTAAAAGACACAGATTATACATATCGTTACAATGGTACTGGATGGGTTGCTATTTCTGCAAATGCAATTCCAAAGGCAACTACTTCGGTTGACGGTTTATTAAGTAAAACAGACAAAGCACACTATGATGATGCTTATTCAAAACGACACACTCATAGTAATAAGTCCGTTATTGACGGAATTACATCTACTTTGGTTAATAACTGGAATTCTGCAAAAACTCATGCCGACTCAGCACATGCTCCAAGTGATGCACAAGCAAACGTAATTGAAACTGTAAAGGTGAATGGGACTGCTCTTACACCTTCTTCTAAAGCTGTGAATGTAACTGTACCTACAAAAGTTTCTCAATTAACAAATGATAGCGGATATAAAACAACGGATAACAATACAACATATTCATTGTCTAAATCAGGAAGCACTATTACTCTTACTGGTTCTGACGGTAGTAAGACTTCTGTATCCGATTCGGATACTAATACATGGAGAGGTATACAGAATAATTTAACAAGTACTTCTACAACGGATTCATTATCTGCTTTTATGGGAAAACAATTAAAGAGTATGATTGATACACTTATAACAACAGGTTATTATGATACCATGTGGTCAAACGACGCAGGTAGTATGAATTATTATATAAGATTTTCGACTGGTATTATGATTATGGTCACAATAATTCCTGATGGATGGTCAGTAGAAAATAATACTCATTATATTTATCCTGTATCATTTATAAATAACAACTATGCCTTAATAGCAGTAGATAATACAAGTACTAATGGACAAACTAGTGGCGGCTTTGATAGAAGAATCCCTATGATACGTCATGAAAGAAATTATTTTACTGTATGGTCAAATTCAGTAACTCCTGGCGATGATAACTTTTACAATGAAGGTATAGAAGATAGTATGAGCGTTATTTGTATAGGAAGATGGAAATAGGAGGTAAAAATGTCAGACACAGCAATAGAAAATACATTATATGTTGTATACACTTCTCAGGGTGTTTTTATTGGATTTTATGATGATATTGAAGCAATTAATTCAATTTTGCAAGAAAATAATGAATACATATATAAGCCAATTACTCGTGAGATACGAGATTTTATATTGTCAGAACCATTTAATCCAGCAAAAGATATTTTATTTAATATGAATTTTCTCACATCTGAGGTGAATATTATTGATGATAAAAAGTATTTGTTACAAGAATATTCTAGTGCCATTATAGATATGGAGAAAATAAAAAATAAAATGTGTAAAAACATTAAAACAAAATGTGGTGAATATATTACTAGCGGATTAAGTATACAACTGTCAGATGGTTCAGAAAAGGACTTTACATACTCTTTAGAAGACCAAATAAATATTAAATCATTTGTTGATAATTTTAATTCTGGAGATATGCTTGTATATCATGGTACAGGTGAAATGTTTAATTTATATTCATATGATGATATCTTAAAAATATACAAAGAACTCGAAAATAATAAGATATATAACCTAATTTACACAAGTGTATTATGTCAATATATTATGAAAGAATACACTGAAGAAATGTATTGCAATAAAGAAATAATTGGATATGGTTATTCCAATGAACAAATTCTAAAGGAGGTAAATACTCAATATGAAGCACAATTATTACAGTGAAAATGGATCACAAATAAAGATTATTCATCTTCCTGGTAGTGGTTTAGAAGAACATCGTGAACTTGCAGAATATAACCTTGATAGAAGTTTTAATATATCAAAAGATTTATCAATTATATCTGTTATGAATAGTCAGTGCGAGAAAGATTCGTTTATTCTTAAACAGTGTGAATTTAATAATATTAAATTACTTAATACTGCTTCTGATGTAATATTTTGGAATAACCCTATTAAGATTGAACATATTCTTGAATGTTTAAGAAAAGTTACAACTAAGTATGCACTTATTCTTGATGGCAGAGATACTGTAATTACTGGAGATTTAGATGATTCATTTATAGAAAAATATCTTGCATTTGATACTCCAATAGTTTTTAATGGTACACCAGTTGCTTATCCAAGTAGTCCTATAATTGAAAGTTTGCAAGAAATTATTAAAATCAAAGGAAAACAAAAATATCTTAATGCTGGTGTATGCATTGGAGATAAAGATAGCCTTATTTCCTTTTACACAAAAGCACAAGAAATAAAAAATAATATGTTTAATAACAATAACTCAGAACAATATCTTATTAGACTGACAAAGAAAAGAAATCCTAAGTTAGCAACTGTTGATTACAACAACAATATATTTAGAATTGTTCATAAATATGACTCTAAAATTATTGAAAATGAAAATGGAGATTTTATTATCAGTTAATAAAAAAGGGGGAAGTAATATTGAATATACTGATATGTGGATATGGCAATATTGGAAAACACATAGAAAAAGAATTCTATAAGTTAAAACAAGCAATTAGTGTATATGATAAATATAATAAATCTTTCTCAGACAAAGATATATTGAATGATAAATTTAATTATGCATTCGTTTGTGTTCCTACAGAAATGAAAGAAGATGGTTCTTGTGATACGTCTGAAATTGAATGGATAATACCTAAAATTAAAGCAGATGTTATTATAATTAAATCAGCTATTCCTGTAGGAACTTGTGAATCTTTTCATCTTGAAAATATAGTAATAAGCCCCGAATATTATGGAACTACACAGCATAGCCTTGAATCTCCTAATTTTGTTATTCTAGGAGGAAATAAAACATACTCTTCTATGTGTGTAGAACTATATTCCAAGGTAAAAGATGGATCGTTTAGATTTATTTTTACAGACTGGCGTACGGCAGAATTGGCAAAATACATGGAGAATTGTTGGATTGCTACAAAGGTTACATTTTGTAATGAATTTGCCAAAATTGCTGAAGCATATGGAATAAATTATCCTGAGTTAAGAGAATGCTTTGTTGCAGATGAAAGAGTAAGTTCATCTCATACATATGTTTATAAAGATAAACCTTATTATGATTCTCATTGTTTAAACAAAGACATTCCTGCACTATTAATGATGGCAAAAGATAATGATATTCAAACACCTCTTATGACAAGCATTTTTAAGATAAACAACCAAATAAAAAATAGTAATACATCGGACAATAATACCATTTAAAGTATTAATTATGCGCATAATGCAAAATTAAAAATGAGATTTATATAATGAAATAGGGTAGTTGAGATTTTATTCTCTTCTACCCTATTTTTTACGATTTTATATGGTATAATTATTTCAGTTGATATTTGTGGAGGTATTTATGAAAGAGGGAATTGAAGCTTATATTATTGAGAGCAATTTAAAGGTTAGAAAGGTAACTGTCGCTCATGTTACTGGTAATCTTGCTACTGTACGATTTGAAGAAGGCGGTGGAATCAGAGTACCTATTAATAGATTGTACGGATCTGAGGAAGAGGCTGCTAAAGAATTGAAATATAAAACCGAAGCGAAAAAACCGCCTCATAACTATTTGAACGGGCAATTGTTATAAAATAAATTTAAAGGAGATGTATTTTATTATACACCTCCTTTTTTCTTAAAATGTAGAATGTAGACAATTTCGGAGTAAATCAATATAAATTATTTAAAGCTACATTACCAGTTTCTTTAATTATATCTGTATAATGATTTGTGTATATAAGAATTGTTGTCTTTAAATCCTTATGTCCCAACCTCTTTTGGATATACACAAAATCTGCACCGTTTTCTCTTAGCATCATTCCATGTGTGTGTCTTAAGCTATGAGTATCATATTCGGGGAAATTTAGTTGCTTATGAACTACACTTGAAATATTTTGAGTGGTTCTTGAAGTTACATAAGATCCATCTTCTCTCCTGCAAACGAAATCAATCTCATTTTTTGACGGTGTTTGAGATATTTTATTTATTGGCACAACATCATCTGTTTTAGCATATACAATTGTATCTTCGCAATAATAATGATTGTAATGTTCATCATAATAATCTCTTGCTTTTAATTGTTTATTGTATTCTTTTTGTAATGTCTCTAATAAAATATCATCAATTTCTATTGTTCTATATGAATTATATTTTGGAGCAGAAAAATACCAAAAGCCATTGGATTCTGATGTTCCATTTGTTCTCTTCTTTTCTTCCTCTGTTCTTTTCTCTCCTTCATCCCACTGCACCTGTCTATTAACAGAAAGTGTTTTATTTTCGAAATCAATATCTTTCCATGAAAGAGCATATATCTCACTTAATCTTAAGCCTGTATGATAACCAATCATTAATGGAATATACGCTGATGTACCTTCGGGAAACCTCTTAAAAATTTTATCTATAATATCTTGAGGGATGTATACATGTTTCTTAGTTTGAGTTTTTACGTCTGGCTGCATTTTTGTTGGGATAACCAATCTAGTTGCAGGAGAAGATAATATATAATGTCTATCAAGTGCAAAGTTAAATGATTTTGTTAATAATCCTTTTATTGTACCAATAGTGTTGGTAGAGAAACCTTTATTGTACATGTCTGTAATAAAATCCTGCAATACATCTTTTGTTATAGTCTTTAATCTGTATGATCCAATCTGAGGCTTAAGATACAATCTTATCTTTTTTTCATAAGTTTCTATTGTAGTTTTCTTACAAGTAAGTTTACAATCTTTTTCTATCCACAAATCGAGAAAGTCAGAATACGACATATCTGAAGGTTCTACAACTTGTCCTACATGTTCATAAGCTTGTTGTGCAATCTTACCTGCTTCTCTTGCTTCTCTTTTAGTCGCAAATCCTGATTTAGTTTTTCTTTTTCGCTTACCGTCTACAGATGCAATCTCAAAAGCATATTCATACACGGTTTTACCCGATTTAAGTGTTCTAGCTTTTATAAATAATTCGCCCAT